CAGAACCTAAATAATGTGTATATTCTATCCTGGCACAAGTTTTTCCACCACAAGTAGGTTTCTTGTTAAATCCATATCCTACAGCTGGTCTTCCACAAGTGGTTCTTCCACCAGTGGCTGCAGCAGATTCGTATGATACTCCATTGGGAGACATACACTTTTCACCTTCATTATCAGCAGATGCTCTGCGGGAGTAGTTCCATTCTGCATTAGCAGTTGAAGCACCATCTTCAGCGTCTCGTTGAATTTCTGCTAATTTTTCTTGGCACTCAGTGCTACAAGATCTTCCAGTTTCTTCATTAGCTCCACCATTTTCCATAATGTCATCAAAGTCTGTACCTGGAGGGAACTTTTTACCACAAGCATTACAATTAAAACCATTTTTCATAACATCAGCATGATTTTTGTCTACCCAACCACGATCAGCTGCTGTACGATAGTTTAGTTCACTAAATAGTTCTTGTGCACGAGATACTTTTCTCATAAGTTACCTTCCGGGTATAATTAGTTTCTTGTTACCCATCTTGTTTACTTCACGCTTGGCTTTATAGTAATCGTCTGCAATACCTTCACCAATTTCATAACGAGCCTGTTCTGGGTTAAACTCGGCTTCGCCAATTCTTCCTACAATTGTAATGGTTGGAGGTTGAGGAGTTTGTGAGATACCGGGCAATACCCAGTCCACTACAACCTGTAGCCCAATCTTTTCAAACTTTTCATCAGCCTCACCTTTAAGTGAAACTAGATTCTCAAAGCTGGCCTTACGGTAGGCATACTTTTCTTGTAGATCTTTTAGAACCTGCCATACAGCCATAAGTTCACTCTCGTAGAGCTCGATCTCTTGTTCTTTACCGAGTGCAGCCTCCTCGGCCTTTTGACTGGCTAGATAAGCGTCAATCTGGGCTTGGGCTTCTGGGCTTACCTTAACATCTTCTGGGGCAATCCCGGGAATACCTACATCTTTAGCCATTATGTTCCTTTGATAGAGTTACTATTTATTATAGTATGTTATTTAAGAGATATCCATCTGATGTGGGTCAGCACCACGAGCTTTTTCTAGAACAAATTGACGACAGTCAAACTTGCCCTTACAGTCACTAGTTTTACGTCCACAGTCTAGACACATAGGTGGTTTGTCTACCTTCTTAGCAGCTTCATGTTTGCCTTTAGGCATTAGACTCTTAAGTACATTCTTAGACTTATTAATTAAGTAGGCTGCACCTGGAGCACCTACTTCTGTTGGGGTCAAATGAAGAGGAGCAGAATCATAATAGTGGCCTGATGCTGGATCTACTGTAGGAATTCCTTCACCTGTAGTGAACTTATGAACAGTGTTAACTACAGTCTTAACAGCATTCTCCGGTTCCATAAAAGTATCTTTGAGTACATGCCCTACCCCTTTAGCAATCTCGGAGATTAGTGGGGCATGTTGTATTAGTGCACTTGAATTCTTTTCAGTAGTATATTTTTTATCAAAATTCATTATTTTTCCTATTCTAGGCTCTCGAGTTTTACCCCTTAAAATGGTGTCTAATACTTCTGCAGTACTAGGTCCAGTGGTTATACTTAGTCGTGACACTGGAATTTTCTTTTGGAAGATGTCTTCTGGAGTAGTGGTTCTCCTAGTGACTTCTGGCATACTTGGGCGTTCTTCTAGATCACTATCACTCATACCCATAATTTCTTTGGCCTTGTCTATGCCAGCACCAGCAGCATGAAAAGCTATGTGACTCTCTAGATCATGTTTGGGTTTTTGGGGAAGTTCTTTTAGATCTTGTTCTAGTACACCCAAACGTGACTTAAGACCCAGTGTCTTAGATCTGTGAAGAGAGTCTTCTTTGTTCCAGTCAGATAGTGTACTCATACCCTCTGGACTCTCTCCCCACTCACGGTCTTCACTATGTTGTTCAGGAAGATAACGACGTCTAGAAACTCTAGTAGCCATACCTTGAGCAGTATGCTGTCCTAGCTCTTGGGTTAGAGCCTTATGCTGCTGATATTTTTCAGCCAATGGGTGTCTACTACTTATAGGGTTTTCTATGTCTAGACTAGCAATTGGATGAGTACTAGTAACCCAATCTTGTACACTAGTAGGGTTATGACTTCCACCCTCTTCTTTTTCTAGATCTGTACGAGGAGTAGAGAGTCTTTTAACTATTCTACTGAGGATAGAAGCATGTTGTTCTGGGGCACTCTGCTTGGCTAATCCTGCACGTTCTTTTTCATCAAAAAGGTGTTGACTACAGTTACAGATTTCTGTTGGATTATCTAATTGATCTTGTTCAAACATATTAAATCTGTGCTTTCTCATCACTGTGGGGGATACCGTGACTCTCTAGAGCACTCTTAATGTCTTTTTCAGCACCATAGAGACTGTCTGAGAGTGCCTGGTGTCCTTCTACACAAGGGTCAAAACTTGTTTTAGTATAAGAATCTTTATCTAGTCCACGAGACAATAGATGTTGTCTATAGCCGTGTAGGGCAGAAATTAAATTCTTAGTGTGCACTATTTGAGTATTGGGATCGTTTTCTTGAATACCTCTAATAGCAGACATACCTTGTTCTTGAAAGTCTTTACAGTCTTGGCAAGGTCCACCACATGCTCTATTATTGCAAGACTCTAGAGTATTAGGACTAACTGTATTGTCTATTTCTTTGGGATCTTTACCACGAGCAACAAAATCTCTAATTCGTCCTCTAGTTTGTGGAGTATCTTTTAGTTTTAGACAACCGGTACTAGGATGAGTAAAAAGACTCACTAGTTTAGGACCATGTTCTACGAGTGCTCTAGTGACTGGAGATTTCTTATCAAAAGTCATTTTAGGGAAAGTTTCAGGGTAGTCCTGAATAGAACTTACATTCTTACGAAAAGCAGACATTAGACGTTCACGTCCTGTCTTGGGTTCTTCAGTCTGTGGGTCAAACTTCTTCCATAGACCACCAAGAGAAGAACTCTCTCTGTCTACATCAGCAAACTTAGAATTAAAGCTCATTGGTTTTCTCCTAGAGAACTTACAAAACCACTATTGTTTTTAATACAGTGTATACCATACTTTTCATATGCAACTTTACCACTTTCATCCTCATCTTTGGGACAACGATAACGTTGCTTGGACAAAAGCTTTAGACTCTTACCAATGATTGGAACAGCAAAACTAAAAGGAATTCGTCTCTTACAATTGTCACACTCTATGTGTCGAGTGCCCGGTTCATCATAAGTTTCATCAGTAGTGTGTAGATAGGCAACAGGAGCTTGATCTCCACGAACTTGCTGTTGTCTAGAACTAGCAATATCTTCAAGAGGTGTAAACAGTGTTTTTCCAGTACGTTTACTTACTACTCGAGAGATGTCCTCGGGATAAGTAGGTATCTCTTCCACTGGTGATCTTTTTGTCATAGTGTATTTCCTTAGAAACGATCACTTCTTAGTCTAAGTTTCGGTAATATTTACATTAATTGGTAGGGCCGGTGGGACTTGAACCCACGACCAAAGGATTATGAGTCCTACGCTCTAACCGACTGAGCTACAGCCCCTTGGTGGATGGAGAGGGATTCGAACCCCCGAACAATAAAGAACTGGTTTACAGCCAGCCGCGTTTGGCCACTTCGCTACCCATCCAGCAGAGGAAGAAGAGGGATTCGAACCCTCGAAGGCTTTAACACCTTGGCTGTTTAGTAGACAGCTGCCTTAAACCACTCGGCCATTCTTCCATTGGATAGTTTATACACATACCCAGGTGTGACCTGTCCGAAAACTAGGCTTCCAAGTTGTGCTGACAATTATTGCAACGGTGTCCCCCAAGATCACGAATTGCATTGCCACCCAACTTTTGGATCTTGTCAAACTGTTCTCCATCTACTCCATCAATGTGCTGGAATGAAGTAATTAGATTAATTACATCGTAGTAACTATCACCAGTAAGACTAGATGCAGCCTCAATAATGCGACTTTCTAGTTTAGTAGATAGTTCAGCTTCACGAGACAAACGGTGGATTAGCTGTTCAGGATTAGTACTACGAATGGTAGTTAGCTTTTTCCAATTTTCCAAATAGGCAGGCACTGTCTTATTGAGAAGAAGTTGTGCTGCAGCTTCCATATTATTAATAATTTCATCCAATGAGTAGCCTTTAACTGAGATATTATCAAAGTCACCTTGAGCAACTGCACCATTGGTACAAATCAAACGTTCCATATAGGCACTTACTTGTGGAGTTTTACCATGATAGGCCTTAAAACGAATACCACCATTGGTACGATCACCACCAATTGCATCAATAAATACATCTGGAGTATGTACATTGACTACAAGTCCTTCATTATAGTCAAAGTGCCCAATAAGATCAGTGTCCTTAAACACTCGACCAATCATTTCAGCTACCTTTTGTGGTGGAAGAATAACTGCACTGGGCTTATAAACAGCCTGCAAGTCATTACTAATATGACTAAATACTCCAAGGTTGTCTCTGCTCTTATCCAAAATATGAGTTACTACATCAGATTGCATTTTGGCTGTCAACTTAACTAAAAAGTTGGCTGGTACTCCAATGTAGGTACAAAAACTTTTTAGACCATCTTCTCCAAGATAAAAGTTTTCTCCAGTGTTCTTATCCACTACTGCAGGACCACCACCCATAATATGAGTGCCTGGTACTGTTGAAGCAACTGCAGTAGTAACTGGAAGAAACTCCAGGTCTCCTAACTGCACTGTACTAAAAGAAGGCACTTGTGAATCTACAAAGTCCTTCATTTCTTTAATTGTAAATGTACTCATAATTCTCCTAACTATGTTGTCGAAGATTCTTCGACCTAGTTAGTTTAAATGAACAGAATATACAAAACAACTCTTAAATAAGATCATCATCTATATAGTCAAAGTCTTCATCTTCTTCTGCTGACTTTAGGGCTTTAGGAGAATTAGCCTTTTTATTGGCACTCTGATACTCTTCGATTCTTTGGAATAGTTTTTCTCTAAGGTCCGGTGGTAGTACTTCACGAACAGCCATAAGGATAATGTCCAATTGTTGAATGAGGTCTTCTGGCCTGTAGCTATCTCCAGCTTCTTCATCAAACTTGGAGAGCATATCCATGGCCTGCATAGTTTGACTTAGCGTAGGACGAGTGTAGCCACTGACTAGATCTTCCCAACCTTTAGCAGCAATCACTTCATAGAATGCTTCAGCAGTAAGGAGACGATTAGAAGCATTAAGAATTGCTATATTCTTTTCCTTGGCTCTACGCTCTACTATCTCTCTAACAGCAATCTTATCAAAAGGAAGGTGATTCCTTTGGTGATTACGGATATTTTCGTAGTTAAGCCTATCGTCTATGGGTACCTCTAACTTCTCTTGTAGAGGCTGTATAGACCTTAACACTTCGGCATAACTCTTGGGAAACATTAGCAGGGTATCCACTAGGTTTCTAATATCTTCTCCAGCAGTACAAACCTTACACTTATTACTGGTCTTGTAGAGATAGGTTTCTCCATCAATCTGCTCACTGAGCAGTTCACTAGTAGGAGGGGTCATCTTGACTAGATCTTTATATTCTTTACTTCTCTTGTCCATTATTCTTCCTTGGGGGTGGGAGTGGGTGGTGTTATATTGATGGCATTCTCATTGATATAGGTTCTAGAGAATACTCCACGCTTGGGTGGAATTTCATCCCAACTACCAAACTTGGAAAGAACTTCTCGTTTTCTTCTTCGTTCCAATTGATAGTTACTTAGCCATCCTTCTTCTTTAATGACTGTGTGACTGGTACTAGTTCTCATATCTAGTAACATTCGGTGTCCGATGTATTCTAGCTTTTGTTCATGGGTATAGGTCTCCCAATGCTTGGGTAGTTTAATATTGTACTGCTGTACGATAAGATCGATTTCGGTAGGTTCAGCTACTTCTTCGTTTTCTTCATTCTCCAGATTCATAGTTTCCCCAAATGTTTTCACAAAGTGTCTTTAAAGCCTTACGCTTGTACATCCCTACTTGTGAACTCCACTTAGTGAAACCCATAATTTTTGCTACTTCTACTTCCTTACGGTTTTCTAGACACGAAAGGACTACGGCCTGTCTTTGTCTTAGAGGTAGTTCTTTTATACCCTCTAAGAGGTCGTAAATATTCACTGTTACCCCGTTGAGTAATTCTAGTTCAGGGTTACCACTAGTCTTATAGATCTCATACCATTCTCGATAGTTATTGAGCAAACGCTCTAATATCTGCCAAGTTATCTGTCCCTGAACGATCTCTTGCTTACGAGATTTTCTGGGCTGGGTCATTTTAACCTCTTCGGTATATTTGATTTTGTATATACCTTTGAGTGGCTTTCAAAGATTGTACTTTATCATTAATCTGTCTCCAAGCAGCATACTGTACAAAGTAGAAGTAACGATCATCACGAGTTTCCATACGAGCACGAGCCTGTAGATCACTCTGAGTACCACTTACCGGTTTACGGTAGGCTTCCCAATACTTATCATCCCAAATATAGTAACTAAACTGAGCCTTTAAATATCTTCTGGTTACTTCTTCTTCAATGGCTACGATTGTACTCTGTAGGTTTAGAAACAAACGATCTGCTTCATCTGAGCCCATATGTACATCACTATTAAAACGAGCAATAATCACTTCGGCAGGATGGAGATATTCTTTCATAAACTCTTCTACCATCTTTTCAATGGTTTCTAGAGCATCAAATTCTTCTGGTTTACTTTCCCAAGTAAACGCTCGAACTACAAAACTATGAAGGTCTCCAAACTTTTCGTCATGTTCTTCAGCAAGGCTAGGTTCTTGTAAACCTTCGAGGCCTTTCTTAAATTGACTCATTCGTTATCCATTCTTTATACTGACTGGCGACAAGGCCAATGGCTATAGCATCATAAACATCATAGGGTAAATCGGATGCTATTTCCTCTCCTGATTTTAGTATGTTATTTTCAATAACACAACTTTTTACTTCGTCTTTTGTACATTTGGCTTTGCCTACAAACTTCTTATGCCAAGCCTGAGGAGTAAACTGTTGATAAGCATACCCTCTCTGTAGAGTTAGGACTTTGAGTGTACTGGCTGTGGCCTGTACTAGTTCTCTTTGAGACATCTGACCGAATGCCGGTACGATCTCCCAGGCTACATAGGCCACTCGATCTAGTAATGGATTAAATTCTGGAATTAATCTTCTCATTAAAAGATTCATCTTTTGATTAAAAGCCATACTCTTAGGGACATCAGATATTGGACTTAGAAATCCATATTCTTGTACTTCCCCATTTAGAGAAGTTATAGACCAGCCTATCCTAGAGGAACCGGGGTCCAAACTTAAAATCACTTAGCCCATCGTTCACAGAAGTTTCTTGCTGGACACTCCAAGTATGTCTTATCATTCGGTCCATTGCAACAGGATCTGAGATCCGAGGGGTCCGAACTGCTGATGGCCACACGGACTTTGCTCCACTTTGTGTACACTTTTTGTAATTCTTGCTCATCTTTCTTAACCTCTATTGTTCTAAGTCTATGTGGGTATGCTTTTTCTACAAATAGTAGAGCCATACGATCTGGAGCACCAGGGCAGTTGTCTTGGTATACTCTTAGTTGCATTGAGTAGCTGTAACTTGCTTCCTTAGGAAGCATATTGGTACTCTTAATGTCAACTAAAAAACGTTCTCCATCTGGAGTCGTTAGTTCCAGAACGTCCACTGCTCCAGCGATCATTCTTTCTTCGTTTAGAAACTTTACTTCGACCTTGTCTAAAGAGGTAAAACCCAAGTGGATCAACATGCTTTGTATGATCGAGTGGAATGCTGACCCCACTTGAAAGGTCATTTGTAGAGTTGGGCTTATTCGTTCTTCTTGTAATAGTGGTCTCCATTCAGGGTGAAACTTATAGTATAGTTGCATCTCTCCGGCAGTAATATCACTGCTCGGGTGATACATATTGTCGAATTTGCGTTCTTTATTATAGACCTTTACCGGATACTCTTCAGGCCAGTCGGCATGAATTAGAGCTTCCTCCAAGTGTGGAGTAATAGGTTCCTGGGTCTGGTAAGTAGCCAGAGTTCTCTCTAAAAAGCTCACTCATTTTCCTTTAGTCTTAGATAGTCCGAGTATAGTTCCAAAAAGTCATCTTTATCAAGGACCACTAGATCTAGTAATACTGGCAGGTTCTCGGGAGTATTCTCCCGTTCTCCCCACTCGGTCATCTCGATAGTAGGACCATAGAGTCTTATAGCCAATACTGGTCTACTAAGCCAACTCTTATTTTGAGCATGGCTTTTAACGGTGTTCCAAATAGTTTTCGTTATACTAAAAGATGAACTTTGAGTGCTTTTACATTCTATCATGAACTCCATTCCCTGGAATTCGGTAGTTTGAAGATCAGCCTTCTCCCACTTGGCACCAGAACCGATGGTTCTTTTGCTCTTGGGCCACTGTTCTTCAAGTTCACGCTCTTGGCGTTGACTCATCTTAGTTTGAAATTTTCCCATGGTCCATCTCTGCTAAGTGGGTATAGAGACCGTCTAGCTCTATTGTAAACAATGTTGTATTGTCTTTGGATAGTTTTAGTAGTAAAGACTCTTTGTCTTTACAAATACTACATTCACTCATTATACATTCCTAATTGTTCTTGTACTTTTGTAAGCTCTTCTAATGCTTCTTCTTGAGTATAAACATCATACTTGTTACTCTTACCCACCGGTTTTAACACTATACAACCAGACGGTGACTTGTCTAAGTGTTCTAAGAGCCCTCTATGAAACTTCTTCATCTGCTTTTTAAGCTTACGAGGAGTTTTAGACGTCGGGGGTATCAATATCATCTGAATCTTCTGTTAATGGACGTCCAAAGTATTCGTCCTCTTGGCTAGTTAACACTAGAGCGTTACCGTTCTTAATGGTGTCAGTAATTTCAGCAGCAAACTCTTCACCTCGGCCTTGGTCCCAGATGGCTTGGAAGAAACTATCTCGTCCTTGAGCCTTAATGTCTTTCCAAGAGAACCAGGCACCCTGTCTCTGAGCCACCCCCAATAGAATTCCCATTCGAGCAAGGTCTCGTTTAGTGTCAATACCCGGATGGTCTAGAGTAGAGTTCGGTTGATTATAGAAGTCCGTCCAACCTTCCCGGAAAGGAGGGCCATAGGAGTTTTTAACGGTTTTCATTACGATCGGATTACCTACCTGCACGTTTTCTCCGTCGACCTTATCGAAGTATTTATCACTGCCTGGACGGAGATAGATACGAACACTCATAGCATGCTTTACGGCATTACCACCGGGAGTCATAGGACGATTATATCCATCCATGTCCTGTCGAAGTTGGTTGAGATAGAAGACTGTAACATCGTAGAGATTGGCTAGAGGAGCAACAGTTTGTACATTTCTCTTCATTACTCCAGCATTACCACCCATCTTGTCATTCTTGTCGGTAAGTTCATTCATAGAGTGCTTGGTTGCTGCTCCACCTACACTATCCCAGACAATAGCACAGATCTGCTTACTCTTGATTAAACGAACCATCATATCCGTTCCAGTTTCAGCATCTGGTGGCTGTACTACAATTAGGCTCTCGTCAACTTTAAGTCCTAGCTTTTCAGCCCATTCAGGATTAAATCGATGTTCTAGGTCAATAACTGCAACCATCTTTTCACCCTTATAGAAATCATAGCAATCCTTAAGAGCCATAAAAGCAAAACTACTTTTACCCGAATGCTCTTTACCAAAAAACTCAATTAGTTTTCCCTCAGGCCATCCACCTACAGCCAATAGATAGTCTAGTGCTGGGGAGAAGGTAGGTATTACTTTAATCTTCTCTATATTGTTGCCTCTTAAAGCAAGTGGTTTACTTCCCTCCGGAGTAAACTTATTTAGATCAGCAATTAATTTGTCCATTTCATCACCACGTGCCATTATTCTTCTTCCTTTCTAGGTTCTGCTACATATTCTTCAAACGGGTGACATTTAAGAGTATAGTGGGGTGGATTATTATGAACCCAAGTGCCACTAGTTCCTTGAATAATTTCTCTTATATCTCCAAGTCTTCGATAACAATTACTACAAAAAGCTCTAACCCACTCATCCATTATTTTTCCCAGTGTTCTTTGTCTTCCCAGATTTCAATATCTTCATTAACATGCTTTTGTCGGTGTAGTAAGAAGTCTAGTGCTTTATGAAATCTAATATTGCATATATGACAAAAGTGTGTTATTCTATTCATGATGCCTTTTCCTTTAATAGATCTAGTCTAAAAATATTTCTTAGGCTTAATCCACTCTTTAGTTTTTCAATTTCGAGAAGAACTGGAGCACCCACTTCTAGGTGATCTCTGGTTCGTGCATAAGTTTCTGGGAATGCTACAATCTGAATACTCTCATCCTTAGGGGTTTCTTCTTGTTCTTCTCCATAGACTTCATCCTCTCCAACTTCACTAGCATGTAGAGGTAACTCTACCCAGATTTGACACATCTCTGCTCCAGGATTCTTACCACTCTTGGTTACTAGTGTCTTAACTTTTACAATTAGTCCACCGACCATGGCTTTTTCTCCAGTAAACATACTGCTCTCTCCTGGGAAGTTATCCTCCTCAGAGATTATTTCAATATAGTCACCAAGAGGATCAACACTAACAAGGGTTCCCAGTAGCTCTTGCTCGTGTTTGCCCCTAGCATGGATTTCTTCCTGAAGATCCGCATAGCAATCGAAAGTAGGGAGAGAGCCATGACAATGCTCACAATCATCTTTACAAGTTCCATCTATATTCTTAAAATCCTTTCTGGCTTTCCAGTATTGATAGAGTGCAGTCTTACTATCTCCACACATACTATCGAATACTCCACACTTAATGAGACTAATAGCAGCTCTCTTATTGATCTTTCTACTAGGAACTCTCTTAACAAAATCTTCCATATCTGTATAGGGCCCTAGATTTTGTAGTTCTTGTGCTCCACTGGCTACAAACTTAACACTACTTAGACCATATCTAATAGCACCACTCTTGGTTAGAGTAAATCTATTGCCACTCTCATTAATGTCTGGGCCTAGTACACTAATACCCATTCTTCTAGCTTCACGAGTATAGACTACACTCATAATAGGATTAGTTCTAAATAGAGCAGCCATAAATTCTTTAGGGTAGTAATGCTTTAAGTAAGCACACCAGTAGGCCACCATAGCATAACCGTAACTGTGACTCTTATTAAACCCATAGGTACCGAAGGCCTGCATCTCATCGAATACTGCTTCTCCAATTTTAGGATCTACTCCTTGGTCTTCACAACCTTTAAGGAAGACTATTCTTTCCTTCTTCATCTTGTCGAATAGCATCTTACCCATGATCTTTCGAACACGGTCAGTCTCACTCAAGGAATATCCGGCTAGTTCTACACAAGCCTGCATAATCTGTTCCTGATAGATAAAAGTACCATAGGTACTACCCAAAACTTTTTCTAGATTCGGATGCTTGTACTTGACCCTTACTTTACCTTCCTTCTTCTGAAGATAGAGTTCCAGAAGGTTTAATCCGGTCTCAGCATCTGTACTTCTAGTAATACCCGGACGACATACAGCAATCATGGTACTTAGATCTTCAATACTTCTAGGTTGGAATCTTTTAACCAAACTTCTAAGGTTACTAGTTTCGATTTGAAAGTTACCAATATTATAACTAGTACAGATACTGTCCCATACTTTAGGGTCTTCGTAAAAGGTTCCCCAGTCGTATTGCCAGTCATAGAAGTGAGGAAGAGCATCTGCTCCATGGTTTTGCTTAATTAGGTTAAAGGCATCCATTAGTGTACTAAGGGTTCTTAGTCCCAACATATCGATCTTAACAAAACCCAATGCTTCAACATCCCACATGTCGAATTGAGTTCTAACATCACCATTCTTATAACGAAGAGGCAAACGTCCAATCAAACTATCTTTAGAGACCACTACACCAGCAGCATGAGCACTAGCATGTCGAATATGAGTGAGAAACTCGGGCATCATCTCGAATAATTTAGGATACTTTTTCTTCCAAGGAAAAAACTCTTTTTCGTATGCCTTCTCTACTCGATCCCAACCATAGTGTCCTGCACCCTGATCTGCTATATTCCAATGGTCTTCTACAATATTACAAATCTTGTCTGTATCGGTTCTGTCAATATTGAGTCCACGGCAAAGGTCTCTTAGAGTTTGCTTTACTCCTAGAGTATTTAGAGTTCCAATACTAGCAATATTGAACTTACCGTATTGCTGCTCCAAATGCTCTCGAACCAACTGTCTTTCGTTTCTAGGAAAGTCAATGTCGATGTCCGGTAGACTTGCTCGTTCTGGGTCCAGAAATCTTTCGAACAGTAGTCCGGCCTTAATGGGATCTACCTCAGTAATGTCCAGACAATAAGCCAGAAGAGACCCTCCAACAGACCCACGACTAGGACCAATAAGATAGCCTTCTTCCTTAGACCACGATATGATATCTTTAACCGTAAGAAAGTAGCCAGGAAATCCTTGATTGCAGATAATCGTAAGTTCATAATCCAACCTCTTCTTATATTCTTCTATTTTATCAGCCAATACTACAGGAGTAATCTTACGATCAAAACCTTCCCAAACCATCTTGGTAAGTTGCCTCTCATCCATTTCTGGAGTAGCAAAGAAGACGGGCATACTTCTACCTTCAGGAATTCTAGCATCTGATCTACGAGCAATCTCACTAGTATTCTTAATGGCTTCACTCACTACACTTTCGGGTAGATAACTTAAACGTTCACGAGTTTCAGCCTCACTAAAGAGACACAATTGGTTAGGACCATAGGAGAATCTTTCAGGGTCTTCCATATTCTTACCCATTTGAATTGCAGTCATTAGTTCGTGAGCATACCAGTCATCTGGTCGAGCATAGTGAGCATCACTAACCGTTAGTAAGGGCACAGAGAACTCTTGAGCAATCTCTACCACTCTTTCATTCCATCGGTTACTCTCTTCACTTAGATAAGTGTGGAGTTCTAGATGGAAGTTATCACCAAAGATGGCTTGGTAACGAGAAATTCTCTCTATGGCTTTTTCAAGATTACGATCAGCACCATGAAGATGCTTACCGATACAACCACCCATACAACCACCAGTGACCATTAGGCCTTCTGAATACTTTTCTAGTAGTTCCCAGTCAAATCTAGGATTACCATAGTAGGTTCCTTCAATGTAGGCTAGACTACTTAGGGCCCAGAGATTCTCTAGTCCCTTTTGATTAAGAGCAACCATAGTCATATGGTCATAGTTCTGGCCTTTTTTGCCTTCTTTAACCCAACGGTCTTCGGTAAAGTAACCTTCCATACCGAATAGTGGCTTAATTCCAGCCTTATCGGCTTCTCTCTGTAACCTAAGGTGGCCGCTTACCTCTCCATGGTCAGTTAGTGCTATAGAACCTTGACCTAGTTCTACTGCTCTAGAGACAATTTGCTCTACGGTTGCTAGTCCATCTAAGAACGAATGTTCCGAGTGTACATGTAGGTGGGTTAGGTTATCCATACTCTTAGTTTAATAGATCTTGGTATAGTAAACAAGATAATTAGTAGAGCCACTTAAAGAAAAATACTATAACAGCAAATGATGCTACAAATAGTACCATTCCAAAAGGCAATAGTAATAGATAGTACCAGTCACTCTTGTTTTCAGCAACAAGAGCACCAAAGCCTAAATATATTGCTATTGGAGTAATTATTTCCAAATAGAATTTTATGTGAGTGAGATGTGATAACATTAGGCCTCAACAATGGCTAGAATGTGTTCTACTAGGAACACTAGATACTCTTGTTCATCAATTTCGATCTTTTGAGCACTTCTCTTGGCAAACATTACTCGATCTCCAACACTAATACCAGTTGGGATAATTGAACCATCCATAGCAGTTCGTCCAGGGCCTACAGCAACTACTGTTCCAATATTGGACATCTCGGTAGCACCATCTGGTATAAAGAGTCCACTTTCAGTTTTTTCTTCTACTTCATCCAACTGTAGTATTACTTTATCTTCTAGAGCATTAAATGACATTATATTCTTTCTTTAGATTAATTGAGATCCGGTGGTTGTGTGGAGGCTTGATGCGAGGAAGGAACAAGACCAACCACCGGACTCTCAAACTTATTCTGCTGATAGCTTCTTACGAAGTCGATCTGCAGTAGTTTCTTCTTCTAGAGGAACATATTCGTCCTCTGCATATTCATCTTCATCAGAGGTTACAAAAGCTTCTTCTTTGGCCTCTGGCTTAATACCGTGTAGTTGAGCAGCATAGTAGTCTTCACTACCGATTCGAGTCAAGAATCCTTCAATGTCTGGAACAAACTTAGCATAACGAGTATCAATATTTTCAATTGGCTTAGGATCTAGTGCAAAGGCCATATAGGTAGTATCTGTACCTGCACCTTGTCGCATAATCTCGATTTCACGATCACGAAGACTGCCATACTTTTCAGAAATAACAGCAATCTGATTCCAGAAGTTACGCATGCCTTGACTTACGATACCTACATAAGGCTTCTTCTTAATAACGGTCTTGCCGCCTTCTTCAGATTCATAGTTACTGACAACATCACGGTAACCGGTCAGTTTCTTCTGTCCATCAACCTCTTCGTAAACTTCTTCACGAAGAACTGCTACACCGTAACCAACATCACGTCGATAGACTTTATCGGCACATAGTTCACAACTAGCATCGAATGCTTGTCGACAAACAAATGTCTTAGTCTTACCATCATGAGCAGGAACATTTTCGTGTACTGGAACAACAAAGATGTCATTAGCATCGGTTAGAAATCTTACAGCCTTGCTTTCGCCGGCCTTCCAGTAGAACCAGTTGGTCTCTACATAGTCTTTACTTGGAGCACTGCTCCGTTGGGAACGCTCTAGGCTTTCCTTTACTGCTGCCATACCTTTTTTTAGTGCCATTTTAGTTTCCTTTAGTTTGGGTTTTGGTTTTTATTCATTGGCCTAAGCCACTACAAGTATAGGTTAATACTCGTATTAAATCAACTAATTTCAGATAGTTCATAAACAAAACTACTTAGACTAGAAGGTACTTCAGTTAAACTTGCTGGGTCTTCTCCATCGGGAGTATCTATAACTTTTACACTAGTATAGTCACGAAGAGCGTCAATTAGATTATGAGTAGAGACTCTACCAGGAGCATCTCCATCTGGAAAGATGGTGACTTCTGGGAAATTTCTTAGTAGTTCTAGTTGAGGCTTAGATACTTTAGCTCCAAAGGTAGCAACTACATTGGTTGTACCTCTACTCTTTAGCACTAGTACACTCATAGGACTCTCTACTACATAGACTGGTTTATTCTTTGAAACATTATCATAGTTGTAGAGTCCATATTGTCTAGGAAAGCTCTTGGAGTTTTTATACTTAGCAATTCCTTCTATGTTCTTTATTTTTCGAGCCACCCAACCTACAAGTCGTCCGTTCATAAAGTGAGGAAGTACCACTCGATCACAATTTACGATTACTTCATTACCATTGACTCGAGCAATCTCTCTACGTCCACTATCGAGTCCAGTCTTCATTTCTTTCTGTACTTCTACACTTACTCCACGTTCAGTGAGATAGTCAGTGGGTTGAGTCCATCGTTCCAAGATCTTTTCATTATACTTGGGTATATCTACACGTTGCTCTTTTTCATCATCGAATAGTTTACCCAATCGTTCCATAAATTGCTCTACAGGCATATGCTTTAATCCAGTGGCATAGTTCTGGAGTTCGGCAATAGCATCATCTCGAGAAATATCCATACAGTTCTGCACTAACCAGATAATACTTCCACCACCACAAGTAAAGCAATTAAAAAGTAAACTCTCTCTATTTAAACTTGCACTAGGGTTACTGTCTCCATTTTTATGCATACCAAATGGAAGTTTACAAGAGTGTATTAGTTCTGTATCGTTCTCAATAATTTCATGAGCCCCAATAAGGTCTCTTAAAACTCCTTCGGCATCTAGTCCTTGGAAGATCTCACTAAGTTTATTCATTATTTTTGATCGTAACTTTCCATATGTATGTCTCTATAGTAACCTTCTAGTGCTCTATAGTCATTTAACTTTAATAGAGAGACCTTATCGTTTTCAAGAAGTTCTAGTGCTTGTTGACAGGCCTCAGTGTAGCCTTTATGCCAGCTCTTCTTACGAAACTTCCACCATCGAGGGACATACTGAGAATTAAGTTCAAGCCAGTTTTTTAAGTTCTCTATGTGTCTATCTAGGGCTAGGGACATTGCTTACACTCCATATATGTGTAGGGTTTCCATTGGGATCAAGAGCATAATGAGACTCTCTTTCTCTTTCTAGAACATGAAACTCATCTAGACCACAAACTACTACTTCTTTTCTATTTTCATCATAGTAGGCACTAGTGCACTTGATCATCATTAGACTCCAAGATATACTTTTCAATAAACTTTTCTAGAGCATAGTTGACATACTGTTCGAGACTCATACCCTTTTCTTCGGCTGCACTAAGTATCTGTTTAAGTTCAGCATCAGAGAGGTCTAGTTCTACTTCAACCATGTTAGGGTCAATAAGTTTTCCCTCAGAGTGATATAGATTTTTTTGTCTATTGATTTCAGTTAGCTCTTCATTGCTCATATCTGCCATCTCCTCTGCAGTAAAGTCATTATTCTTCGTCATACTCTCTCACAATCTTTAGACTAGTCTGTTCTCTTAATTCAAAACTCATCATATAGCTCTTGAGATCACTTCTACGACTCTTAAGTATATCTAGAACCAAGGCCTCTTGCTGTTTCATTTCTTTAGTAGCACCAATACCAAAAGCCCAGTCTACAATCTGCTCAATTTGACTAGTTAGTCCAATCTGGGCAAGACCTCCACGACCTTTTTTACTCTTGGTTGCTTCTCGGTTAAATTGGGCTAGCCATACACTAGCCATACCCATCTCTCGATTGATACTGGCTACGTCAGTGATCACTTCAGCCATCTGTAAGGTTTGAAAGTTACTATTAGTACCATAGTTCTTTTCAGTAGTAATCCAACTCAACTGGTCACCGACCATTAGATCAGCTCCCCAGTGTTTGGCCTTCGAGTAAAGTTCGATTACTGTTCGTTCACTCTTACGACTAGGACTATCGATTAGAAGGTATTCACCAAACTCCATAACCTCTTCTCGTGCCTCTTTTAGTCTTTTAAGTTCGTTAGGGGTAAGCTGTCCTCGTTCATATCTCGTATATGGTACACCGGATACAAGGCAGTCTAGTCTCATAAGAGTTAGTTCTTTTCTTAGTTCTAGAGAAGCAAAATAAACCTTTTGCTTTCTTCTAGCAGCCTCAAGAGCAATAACACTACCAATCCAACTCTTACCTACGTTAGGAATACCGACCACTACAGCCAGTTCACCTTTTTGGATACCATACATCTGTTCATTAAGTTCATCCCACCCAAAGTAGATGCCTCGTTTTTCATGAGCCTTACTCAGAGAGTTTTCGATGTACTCATTGCTTCTACGATCATAACCCTCACCATAGATTTCGATTCGTTCACGAGTAGAAGTATCATTCTGGATTTGAGTAAGACTGTTAAGAGCCAAACTAATACCGGCCTCAGGGTCTTTTTCTAGTTCACTTGCAGCCTTTAGTAGAACATTTTGAGTAGTACTTCTACGATACTTGGTCATTAGTTCATCAACTAGAACAATGGGTAGATACTCTTCTTCTGGCCATTCATTCTTAACAAAGTAGTCAGCAAACTTGGTCTCTAGAAAATCTCTATCAACCGTCTGTCTAAACTCACTCTTTAGATAGTAATCAAGAGTATATTCGAATAGTTCACGAACTCCAGCATCAAAGAAGTGTTCGGGCCTTACTCCTTTATCCCAAATAATCTTAATATTCTCTAACTTTACGAAATGAGGTACAAAACTCTTTTCAATGTCCACTAGTAAATCTTCCTCTGCTTACCTTCACTAATCTCGGACAAGGTTCTATCACGAGCATGTTCTCTAAAGTCATCTCCTACCATATGGTGGATAATAACTCGTTCCTTCAATAGACTAAATATAGCAGATCCATAGCCGGTATTCAACTCCTCTATGCTCATATTAGTGGTCATAAAGGTTGGACGATTATCTAATGCTCTTTGACGAAGAACATGGTCAAAGGTTGCTTCAGAGAGATTGTTTTTACTTCGGAATTCTTTTCCAACATCATCGAGAAAGAAAATATCACTCTTAACCACTTTAGACTCAAATCTAGCTTTTTCTTCATTGCTACCCCATCCTCGAGTAAACTCATCTACCATTTGAGTAAAAGTAGCAAAGTAAACTGTATATCCAAGTTTAACTAGTTCTTTGGCCATAAGTGCAGTTAGTAGAGTTTTACCCGTACCCCAACTGCCATGATAGAGTAGACCCATGCCACCTTTAATCATTTGTTCGTGTCTACCCAAGTAAAGTTGAGCAGTTGCTAGAGCATTATCGTCACCCTTAAAGTCATCCCAGTTTAATCTTTGGTAGTTAAGTCCAATACCGGCATTGAGATAGTGCTTATAGAGCTGCAACTGTACCTTACACTCTCCACAACTACGATCACTACAACTAGGACAACCACTCTTGTTAATCTTTTCAAATTGAGGATTTTTGATCTCTAGGTAGTCGGTCTCTTCATCTTTAAGAAACTTATACTTTAAGTCCACATAATCTTTGGCCCAATTAAAGGGCGAGTCGATTGAGGAAGTCATTAGAATCCATTAACCCTTCTACGCTAACTTTCGGTTCACTTTGCTTAATTATATCTTGTCTAAGCTCTATATACAACTTGTCTTGAATCCATTTACTACCTTTACTAAAAGCAGTAACGGTCATTACTTGTCCATTGAGTAGGCAATTGTATTTGTCAAATAATAAAGCAATCATAGGACCAGCATCTAGTCCATATCGTTCTTTAAAACTCTTCATAATAGCGATCTCTTTTTCCCAGGATACTACATATTCATATCCTTGTGCTTCTTTAAATCTATTGGCAAAATAGACAAGAAGGTCTTTGGGTTTGGCTTCGGACAGATCTATAGAAGCATTAAAGCCTTCTTTTACAGACTCAACTGCTACTACTATTTCGTCATAACTGTCATTGTCGTAATCCTGTAAAGGAGTACTAGCGGGTTTCTTTTCTATTGTCATTCTTATATCCTCTTACTGTAAGAAACTTTTCACTAACATCAGAGAAGGTATGGATTTTTTTATTAATCCATTCTCTAATGTCTTCATCTAGGTCATGTATACTTCTACCGTTAGAACCAATGGCCGAAATCTTGTCTTTACCGATCAAGATAAAACGCCATTGAATTGTAGGGTTATCTTTATTGGTCTCTTCGTGTCCGTAGAGTTGTACCCATCGGTTATCTAACCCACAGATAAAACCTTCATAGACGAAGCTATCACTATAGATCTGTACTTCTTGTTTTCTACTAGCAATAATAGCCAAGTTTCTTTCGAACATGACTTCTTCACTTTGTGCTAACTTTTCTATTTTGTCCATTACGACCACTCCATTGGGGAACTAGTTCCTTGATAAAAACCATTATACATCTTTGAACTACTTGCATTGAAGAACAACATCTGGGCAATACTAGAACCTACTTCGATATAGCTCTCGGCTTGTACTGAGACCATCATACCACATGCTCCTTGATACCCACTATCGAATAGACCATTTTCTCCACTACACCCACTCTTGGCCATAGTACTTCTAACCAGAGTAAGTCCACAAATATTACCGGGTAGGTCTAGCTTAGCACTAAACTCTATCTGGTATCTCTGTCCGGGTTCTAAACGGTACATATCTACACTATTTTTAAGCTCTACATCTACAGGGTAGCTAAAAGCTCTAAGAGGAGAGTATTCTGGCAGTTGCCTTTGATTTTCTTTATTGGCAAACAATACCAGGGGCCCATTGATAGTATAGACATTTTCTACTCTTAAGTCAATACTATTCGGTTGGATATCTTCTTCATCTACTCCGGTAATAAAACCAAAGTCTACGACATCCTTAGGGTTAACAATACCGTTCATTATCGTCCTGATACTGCCCTTAGCCACTCGTCCTTAACAGAAGGTTCTACGAAGTTACCACGAAGTGTACTGGTCACTGTACTAGTTCCCGGCTTCTGTACTCCTCGCATGGCCATACAAAGATGCTCGGCCGAAATATAGACTCCTACACCTTGAGGTTGTAGTCCACAATCGTAGAGAGTGTCAGCAATCTGACTTCCTAGTCTCTCTTGTACTTGGAGTCTTTTGCTATAAGCATCAAGTACCCGAGCCAATTTACTGAGCCCAACAACACGACCGCCCTTAGGGATATACCCAATAGTAGCAGTACCAAAGAAAGGAGCAAGGTGGTGCTCACAAAGGCTATAGAACGGGATGTCACGGACGATAACCATTTCATTTGAACCTTCTTTAAAGATAGCTTTTTCTACAAGAGCTTGAGGGTCAATATTATAACCAGCAGTCAACTCTTGATACATTTCTGATACTCTACGAGGAGTGTCCAATAGACCTTCACGCTCTGTATCTTCTCCCATTGAGGCCAGGAGTGCCTTTACTGCTACTTTACCTTCATCTAGGTACATAATACTTACTCTTCTTTCTTTTCTTTTTTAGATATATAAAATTCTGCATTACAAAAATCACAAGTGATTAGTTCTTTGGGTTCTACTGCCCTAGAGGCTTTACTAAAGTCTCCGGTACACTCACTACACCTCACTAGCGTGCACGTTCATTAGCAGGCCAGATATAGTTGTGTACTTGTACATTTAGACTCCAAGGGAGCTTGTTCTCTAGAATTAGTTCTACTAGTTCACTAGTAGGAAACACATCCCAAGCACTACCAGCCCAGAATCGAACTCCCGGCTTGACTTCATCCTTGAGACTATTCCATACTTCAATGGCTAGTTCAAAGTCGTGTCTGTCTTTACAGACAAACTTAATACCACTACCACTACGAAGATTGAGAGCATTAGTTCTACGATTTTCTAGTTTAGTGTCCCCTTCACCAGAACCCAATAGTTTCCAGTCCATCATAAAGTTAACAGTTCTAAGAACATTCTCACTATAGATAAAACTACCATTAGAAAAACTCTCTACTTCAAATCCTTCACTGACCAATAGCACAATGAGTTCTTCCATTTTACTATTGGGCTGTAGAAAGGGTTCTCCTCCAGTTAAACAGATATTATTGGCTCCAGTTTCTTCTCTCTTGTCTTTGCAGTCTTTGAGAAGTTCTTCTGGGGTACGCTTGTAACTACCACCTTCTGCTCCCCAGATCTTAGGATCTACAGCAAAAGGAGTATCACAAGGCCAGCCAGCACAAGTCATATTACAACCGGCAAATCTTACAAAGTGTGTAGGAATTCCGGTTCTAGGACCTTCACCCTGGGTACTAACATAATGTTCTACTAATCTTAGATCAGCCATTTTCTTCTTCCTCTTCTACTTTCTCAGTAGTTGGTAGGTCATCTGCCATCTTTAACTTATCGTTAAACCAGCCAGTATCTTCGTTACCGATTCGTTCCATAGTTACTTCTTTTTACCACAGGTGCATTCACCACAACCACAAGCCTGTTGCTTTTTAGAGATTCTCTTGACCTGCTCTGGAGACACTGTCTTCTGGTAGATACCATTCTTTACACCTTGGCTAAACATATGAATAAAAGCCCCAACACCCATAAAGAATAGTGCTGGAAAAATTAATACTAACATTACATGCATTATTGTTCCTTCTTCTTTGGTGCTGCTTTCTTAGCAGGTGTAGCCTTTTTAGTAGTGGCTTTCTTTACAGGCTTTGGAGCTTCTACTTCCATTGGGAGTGGGATATCTGGGACATTGTTATTACCACCAGTGAGACCACCTAAAAAACCCAAAAAACCTTTTAGTGTTTTATTCATTATTTTACTCCTCTACAATAGGCTACCGATGTAGGAGTTTCCCACACGGCTACTTCATACAACTTAAGATCGTTACCAAATTCTACCTCAATGTCGTTCTCAATCTGCTCCCAACCCCAACGAGCAATATTTTCTGCTGTAGGGATATAGGGGAACACAATATAGTTCCAGTCTTGCTCTTGGGAAATAGTTTCCATCATACTACGAACTATATCGTCATTTTGCCAAACAGCAAACCCATGGTCTAGGATATCATGAATTCTATTGTTCATAATTGTCTTAAGATTACCAAAGTCAATAAGCATTCCGTGATCAGGACGACTAGGGTCATCAATTATATCTCCTTCACAGGTTACTCGAACTTTATAACGGTGACCGTGTGGGTTTCGACATTTGCTACCATGAGTACTAACACGGTGTCCTAGATCAAATTCGATTTCTTTACTAATAAGATTCATTCTTACTCCTAACTGATATTAATTATAGTGCTTTTATTCTTCGGGAACAACTGTTTTAAGTTTTTCTTCCCATTGCCATTGCTCAATCCAACTCTCAACAATTCCATAGGCATGATACCGTCCTAGTTCATAGTTTAAAGGTGCATCTGAGTCATCTACATGTGGGGCAAATGCTCGTATATTATTCTTGGCTCCTGTTAATCGAAAGATCAACATCTCTACTAGATCCTGCACACTAGTCCTTCCCAAATCCTTTAAAAATCTTTTTAGTTCTAAACCCAGTTTGATATAATCTTAGAGTTTTAGGCTTTTCTGGTCTACCCTTATACTTCCACTCAAAACGATGAAATTTACGAGCACCAATAACTCCTTCACGAAGTCCCCAGCGATGTCTTTTAAACGGGATGGCTTGTATAATTGGAGTACCTTTGGGTATAGTGCCTGTCCAACCTTTCTTTAAGACAAATGGGAAATTGACACTCATGGCATTAAAACGATCAGTGTCCACTATTCCTGGAAGGCAGTAGAAGGGTAGTTCATGTCTATGTAGAGGGTTAACCCATAGAATACTATAACCACGAGGAGCTGCTAATATATAGTCACAGTTCCATTTATGGATGGCTTCATCATAACCCTCTGGAATGGGGTAGTCAGGAATCTGCATTAAATCATGTCCACTAATTAGACTAGGAGTACAAGAAAAACTAGTACTGTTCTCATCTTGAGTAATGACAACATCTTCGGCAAGTGTTATAACATAGCCTACAGTTAATGCATCGAGTACTGGCATACAGAACTTTATAGTGGGGATAGTTTTCCCATCATCATAGGTCCCCACTGTACCATCTCCACCCCATAGTGGCATATCTCTCATCCATTTGGGCATTACTCTTAGAACAGGTTTTACGTTCTCAATGTTGGGCTGTATACCTGGAGTCTGTCTCTTAAAGTTATGACTCATACTTACACGTATATGTTTCATACTAGTTCTCCTCTACTGCTGCTCTTACACGCAAGAAAGCTGCAACTAGATCTCCACTCGGAGAGTTTAGAGCAGCATATAGTCTTACAACATTGGCTCCGTATAGTACACGTCCAGTAAATACTTTATTGTTCCAAATTCTCTGTACTAGTCCATCAATCTCTACATCAGTATCGGTATTGATCTTCATACCGAGCATAAGTCCCAATCCATGTAGACTAGCTTCAGTGCAGCCTTGAAAAGCATGTCGTGCCTGTTCACCACGAGACCTTACCTGAGCCAAAAACACTGGGTCACTAGTGGCTCGAAACATAGCATACCCAGCGGCAACACTAACAGGATTTCCTCCAAAGGTGCTCAAGTGAGTAAAGGGATTGTCTACGCTCATAGAGTTCCATCGTTCACTACTAGACAAAACTGCTCCTAGAGGATATCCACCACCAAGAGCCTTACCTAGTGTAACTATATCTGGGTGTACATCTTGATACTGATCTAGTACAAACTGAGTACCAGTTCTACCAAAACCCGTCTGTACTTCATCAATTACCAATAGTACTCCGTGGCTCTTACACCAGTCACTAACATACTTGGCCCATTCAGGGTCAATGGGTACTACCCCAGCTTCCCCCTGTACGAGTTCCATAAAGAAAGCAGCTCGGTTTCCATATTCCTCTGGGATTTCTTCTCCCTGCTGGACCCACCGAGTAAGCTCCGGACTAACCATATGAGCGAAAGGCTCACGATAAGTTGGCTTATAAGTGAGACTAAGACTACCGAGACTACGACCATGGAATCCATCCTTTAGTGCTATAAAACCCTGTCTCCCAGTTGAGAGAGTGGCTAACTTCATTGCTAGTTCATTTGCTTCGGTACCACTAGTACAGAACCAAGTTCTACACTCTTCGGCAATACCATTACTCATAGTTAGAGTAGAAAACCTTTCGGCAAGAGCTTCAGCATATTTCAATTGCTCTTTAATATTAAACTCACCGTAGACATTAATATGAGCATACTTCTCTACTGTCCTCTTGACTGCCTTTTGAATAGGTCCATAGTTATGACCCATATTATTAACAGCAATACCACAAGCCATATCAAACATATCACCATACTCTTTGGTATGTAGGTAGCTACCTTGTGCACCTCTAATAGTAATATCATAGGGCCAAGGGTTAGTTCTCGCTAGAAAGTCCATCTTCTTCTTTCTTTTGTTCAATTAAAAATAGATCTTCTGTACTATAGGGATCAATCTCGTCATAGACCCACTCTACAATAACTCTACCATCGATGGCTTTACCGACCACTTGGCCTAGACTAGTCTTAACTGTAACTATATCCCCAACTTGGAACTGATATTCTTCATCCACTGGTATCTCCTACATATATATCAAAATCATCAACAGTATCAAACTGTTCAAAGAATTGTGGAAACTGCATATAACCGAGGTCACAAATTCTAGTAACCATAAGGTCTTCTAGTATATCATTTATTCCGTCATCTTCTCGAAGACAGGCTACTGTACTAATACTACTATGCCACTTCTCGATAAATTCTTCTACTTCATCAAGGTAGTCTACTACACAAAATCTAGCATCTCCATATAGTGTAGTAAAAATCTCAGGACTTATCAACTCTTCTCTGCGAATATACTTTTGTACATAATTAGCAGAGATAAATTGCTGTACTAATTCACTCTTACGAGTTAGTGGCAGTTTACCTCTAAACTGATCGACCATTTCTCCATACATAACAGTCATAATGTCACTAATTTCTTTCCATTGCTTTTCACTAACACGTCCTATAATTATATAGAACTTGGGACTTAGGCAACCTTCTCCATAGAAAGAAAAGAAATCAAAACAAATTTCATTAATGGTAACTGGAGTAAGATCCTCAGCACGAATTATCCCAAAACTAAACTTGGGTCCATGGACGTGTACTGTTCTATGTTCACTCTCTAGACCAATAAAGGCGTCTACTGTATCTTGTCCTCCAAAGACCACTACATCAGTGGCTTCTTCTAGAGCAGTTCTCCACTCCTCAGAAAGTTTTAATTCATCACTAGCAGTATTAAAGACTTTAGTTTGAACATCTTTACCGTGATGTTCTATCACATTCTCAATTAAGAAATATTCATCTAGAGTGGGTGCTTTAATAGTTACACTCTCGGGGCCAGCAAGCTTAAGGCATAAGAAGACACTTTTAGCAGTAGCACCAGGCACACTCTTGGCACCAATAATAACAAACTTTCTACCACTCTTTTCAGTATACTCTTCAAACTCCCTGGGGACCTCCATGGCCTCTATGGCCATACGATAGTCAGTCTCTAGAAATCGTCCATACTGAGAAAGTACACCAACCATATCTACTTCTGGATTAATTATCCATTGCTTGGGCATAAGTTAAGCTACATCCTTTCTCAGGAGCATTGGTTGCCCTTCCTTCCAATACTAGTGTTGGAGGCCCATCTGAACTATACTTAAAGTGACCCACATCTTCAGTTAATATAAAAGGACAACTCCAGATATTGGCTAGATCTACAAAGGCAATAATTCCACTTTCCCCATCTTTAACTTCAGTCTGAGTAAGTGGGTCTACTAAACGAACATTTAACCAGTTAGGCCATTCGTATTCTACTTCTTGAGAGTTACCGGTAGCATAAAGTTGGCTACTAATTTCACTCATACTATATTCTCGAATACTATCTTGAGGACTAATCCCAAAAAAGTCAGATACCCTAGCGGTTAGTTGACTAGCAGTAAGTTTAATATCTCTGCCCTTCCAACCACCAGTTTCAATAAATATAGAACCTTCTGGAAGTTTTATGGGCATTAGAGAAGAATTATTAATTGTAGTCATTAGGTCATAGAAAGCTAAACTAGTACCAAATAACAATACTGGTTCTTCCTCTTTTGCTAGATCTAATTCAATAAAACTTCTGACTCTCTGGGGGTCAGTCATTCCTTCAAAACGTTCAGTAATTCCTCTACGATCATGCTGAGCTGAGATATGTACCATCATATAGTAGAGACTACTATTACCTAATACTGGAGTTAACAATATCACTCGATACTTGGGGAATGGAGAACCATCTACAAATGCTCTAAACCCTTCTGCAATACTAATTCTATAGGCTTCAGTATCATACATACGATGCATACTCTTATCACCTTGAGTAGTACCACTAGAGTGAAATTCTATTCCGGGAAAGGGCATACGGTCACTAAGTACAATACCTACATCATGTCTTTTAAACTCACTAATAGGCATAAGTGGAATTTCTCTCCAGTCAGAGAGTTCTCCAATACTATAACGCTCGTATACTGGATTTAATTCTCGATGTAGATCATAGAGTCCGAGTGCAATCTCACCAAACTTCTCTTGGTGTAACGGATTCCTAACAAACTCAGTAGCATTCTTTATAGCTCTATCAATCTCGTTCTTATTCATTGAATAATTTCCTTCCAAATGTAGATTCGGTCCATAGTGTGCCTTTAAGCCATCTATCCTTAATACTATTAAGTTCAAAGTAATCAAACAACTTTAATAGGTGTTCTCCATGATGTGGGGTATCTGGTACTACAGGTTTAAACTGTAAATTACCTAGAGGTGGAAATGGAATATCATCTAGTCCCTTTAGCTCAATTAGACTAAATGCTCTACGTACCACTTCTTCATGAGGGGAGATCTTATCATTACCTTCATTAAAGATATTGTCTAGAGAGCCATAATCTTGTATTAGTTTGGTTGCCTTTTTGGGGCCAATGCCGGGGACTCCAGGGATATTGTCTCCTTTATCTCCCATAAGAGCCCAAATCTCTGGTAGTCTCCAGGGGTCTATTCCCCACTCATCTACAACTGACTCTACATCAAAGATCTCTTCTTTAGTATCTTTGCTCTGCCCTAAACTGGGCTTTACTACAATAACATTTTTACGAATTAATTGACGTATATCGTGATCGGCACTAACAATTACTACTTTATCAAATACTGGGCCAAAAGCAGTTGCTGCCTTGGCTATAATATCATCTGCTTCTACATCTTGTAAGCGTAAGTAGGGTATACCCATACTCTTTACAATTTCAAAGACTAGTTCTAGTTGAGGTCTAAACTCATCAACTACTGGTTCTTCATTTTCTTCTTTCTTACGATTACGGTTGGCCTTATACTGTGGGTCGATAGCTAATCGTTTACTACTTCTACCCTGATCAAAAGCAATAAGAACATGAGAAGGTTCGAATCTACGAATCATACTAGAAATAGTATTAATTGTACCGTAGACTCCCCAAGTACCAACTCCATCACTATTTCTTAGTTCTTGTTTCATTAATCCACTATAGCCACGAATAAAGATATTGTGTCCATCAAAGATTAGGAGTGTACTTTTATCCATAATACTTTTCAAGCTCTCCCCATAGAAGATTAATATCACTAAAGCCTAGATACTGTTCCCACTGTTCTTTGGGTATCTTACAGGCAGCTAGATAGCAAGCAACATTCCAAGCAATCACTTCTTGTTCTTCTCGAGTATAAGTTCTACTAAAGTCTAATGGAGTCCAGTCTTTGTCTCTACCAAAAGAAATATTTCTAAGAGCCTTAAACTTAGTAGGGCAGGCATAGGGTGCAGTAGTATCATGACTATGCACTAGTCCTAGTTCCAGTATCTTTTTAAACATAGGATGTCTAAATAGAGTAAATAGTTCACGAACCTCTAGAGTGCCGAGCATATGAATGCCTGTACCGTTACCCTTAGTAAATTCTTGACTAGTGGTCAAGTGCTCTAGAAAGCCCAATCTTTTAGCCCAGAAAGGTAACCCTTCACTAGTTTCAGTCTTAATCTTAGTATCATAAGTGACCCCAATACGATCTATAATACCACTCTGATCCCAGAATCTATAGCTCTCTAGCCCACTTTGGAGATCTTTAGCTTGTATAACTGCCATATATTTACCATGGTAGTCAGTATCTTTTATACTCTCATAAAACTCTATACTACGCTTACGAGTTTTCTTATCCTTATGTAGAACATCCGGAAGGATAATCCAGTTGGGCTGTAAACGTCCAGCCAAGTAGGCCAAACGAGCCCCACCTTGACCTTCTCCTAGTTCATCTGCACCATTATCTAGAACAAGTTTGTTCATAGTCTTATAGGATTCAATAACTGTAGAATCTTTCATCTCATGAGATAAAGCATACCCTAGAGATCTTGGGTGAGATAACTTATGGGGTTTACCCAGATATAAATCCATATTATTTCCTTACTAGGGTAGCAGCAAAGTTCGAATACTTTTCTCGAACATCTAATTCACAATTATAGCCATTCTTTTCAGCTAGTTCAACTATTTCTTGGGGGTCATGACTATTAAAGTTACGACTCCAATCCCAGTTAGGATCATTTAGACTTCGATTAAATTCATGTCTTTGAGAGATAAATAGAACAGCTTTATTACTCATAGCCATAACCTTTTCTAGTAATTCTAGGGAATAGTCATGAGGCAAAGAGTCCATCATGCACAATACTAGAGTTATATCTGCTCGTATTCCTTTGTCATAAGCACTCTCTATACTTTCTACTTCGAAAGAAGCATTGGGTAAATCAGCATAAATCTCTCGAGAACCATAGACCATATTTTCAGCTAGATCAGTTCCTAGGTATTTAATATCTGGGTTAATACTTCTTAGAGTCATAGCATAAGCACAACCCACTTCATGTACCGTAACATTAGAGTCTAGTGCATAAAAATAATCTGTAATCTCTTTGGCTTTTTCTCGAACAAAATTAACAGTCCTCTTACGGTAGAGTCCCAATACTTTCTTTTCTGTAAAATTATTCCAATACTCTTTACGTTGCTCGTCTGACAGTGTATTGATGTCAAACTTACCCAATCCTTTTTTAACCATTTTTAATCATTTCTATAGTTTCTTGTGACCAGTCTCTTACATATTCTAGAGTTGGTAGTTTTTCAGTGCTTTTAATACTAAATTCTGCAATCCTTTGAATTAACTTAGGGTCTCTAGTACCCGGCCACACTCTCCATTCGAGAGTATTATAGTTCTTAGTGGGGTCCATAACAGCACCAGGGCAGATTAGTCTACGGTATTGATATAGTTCAAAACTTTGTCTAGAACCATCCGGTAGTTTATGATGCCTACGGTATTCGTAACTATATTCTTCATAGTCCTTGGTCTTCAATAGATCATTTACAAAGTCATCACTATAGCGGTAGGTCTTGGGAGAATGTTGAGAAGTTGCTGCTTCATGTACGGCTATTAATAGATACTGTGCTTCTCTTACCCACTCAGTAAATTCTAGTAATCTTTTCCAGTTTGTTTCACTCTGGGCTCCAAAGTCCACGTGAACATGTAGGTCATGAAATAGATCTGGGTCAATTTCAGCTCCATATAGATCTAGATTTAATAGCATTTTATTAAGAGTATAAAAGTCTTCTTCCATATTTTCAGGTCTTAGTATCGGAGAGATTAGTTCTGCACCCTGCCAATATTGTCTATTGCTTTCTTTGCCTCCAACAATACTACCGTCAGGCAACATTACTAGTCTTCTACACCTAGTGCCATTATGATTGCTAATAGTTTTATCACTAGAAATATTCCAACGATCATACCTACGAACTTTTTCACTGAGTGATACTCCTCTATCTCGCCATTCCTCAAAGGAAATGTCTTGTAATTTAAAAACTACTTGAGCAGCCTTAAGGAGATTAATATCCCCCATCTCTATTTCTAGCCCATAAGTAGTCATTAGATATTAGGCCTTTGAGCAGTTGCTATAAAACCCTTCTCCAATTCTACATCAAAGGGAGCCCAAGTAGGAAAGTTCCATTCTCTACTCTCATAGATTCTTTTGGCTGGTCTATCTGGGTTATAGAGACCGGCTTCTACAAACTGTCTAGCAAACTCAAAACAGTCATGAATTTGTTCTGGATCAGTAGTATTGGGGAAACATCTAAACTCTACAGTACCATGAGCAAATACACTACGAACATTAATACCTGCACGGTGTACCCCAATATGATACTGTCTCTTACCAAGTCGTTCATTAAAGTGAAAGTGACCATCATAAAACTCTTGAGGAGTAGTAGCATCTAGAATAGCTTGCCAACGAGTGGGAGGAACTCCTTGCTTGGTCCAAAGATTTTTTTGTCTATTGAACTTCATAGCCAATGCATAATCTTGCTTGTTAGGATATTCTCCTTCTCTAGGACGTTCACGAGGCAGCATATCAGTGAATACAAAATCTTGGTTTTTAATTGTATAGTCAAATAGACTCTTGAGTGCTTCGACATCATCTACTAGTCCTGGAACTCCAATGTGTAGTTGTAGACTACCACGGTATAGTGCTTTGGGTTCTAGCAGGTCTCTTAGAGTAGAGGCAATCTCTACTTGTCTCTCGATAGAATCTGTTGGTAGAGTATTGATCTCTCCTCCATAAAAGTTTCTCTGGAGAGTGGGATCATTGGCTCTACCATCTGAGTTAACAATGGTCCATTCCTTGGGACTCCATCGTCCACAGTCCTCTGGTAGTTTAATTCGAGCGTCACAGTCACTCCACTCTAGTTCAGCACCATAAGTAAAAGTTCCCAAACGCTTTTTCCTTTTCTCTATAATCTTTTTTCTTGCTGCTGCAGCATTAGGGTCTGGGTACTCCATATACTTATGCTTGGTCGCTAGAAATCCCTTTTCTAGTTCCGGAAGGAACTCTTGCCATTGAGGGAAGTTCCAAGTTTTACTCTCATAAATTTCTCTAGCAGTTCTACTAGGATTATACAGAGCAGCTTCCATATATTGCTTGGCAAACTCTAGTGCATCTCTTACTTGCTCAGGATCTGTTGTTCCGGCAAAGACACGAAATTCTGTAGTCCCGTGCTTAAAGATTGCTCTAATGTTAATTCCAGCTCGAACAATTCCGATGTGATAGAGTCTACGTCCGAGCTTTTCATTATACTGGAAGTGGTAATCATAAAATTCTTTACAGGTTGTTGAATTGAGAATATCTTGTGCACGATTTAATGGTACTCCTTGTTTGGCCCAATAGTTTTGTTGACGATAGAAGTTTTTTGCTAGTTTAAGATCTCCCTTGTCTGGGAACTTCTCTTCCGTAGGCTCAGCGTAAGGAAGCATATCAAAGTATACAAAGTTTTGATTGTCTTGAGTATATTGGAACAGTTGCTTTAGTGCATCTAGTTCCTCTTTTAGGCCTTCTACTCCTACATGTACGTGTAGATTAGCCCGGTAAAAGGATAGAGGACTTAAAAGATCTCTGAGTTCAGTTACGATGGCAACTTGTTCTTCTATAGAGTCAGTTGGTTTAGTATTAATCTCTCCACCAAGATGAGTCTTTTTCATAGTGGGGTCATTGGCTTGACCATCACTGTTAACTAGAGTGGCATCATCTTTGTTCCAAGTGGCAGTAGGGGGTAGTTCTATTCTACGGTCTACATCACTCCATTCGAGCTCTAACCCATAAGTAAACTTACCCAATGTCATAAGTAAAGGCCTTAATCTTTTCATTGTTCTGATCTATTTCCATTACTTTGGCTGGTTCATACTCTGTACTAGTTTTACGAGTAAATAGAATACACTTGTCTCCAATTTCTCCTAAACGAGCACCTCCACCGTTTAAGTGGAACTCTCTATCTGGACCATAGAGTACATAAGTTTCCCAACGAAGACCATTGTTAGCATTTACACAATAGATCCACTCATATTCTTCAATACCAAGTTCCAGGCAGTAGTTTTCTGGAATAGTAACAGAACCATGGTAGTCCAAACTCTTATGAGTTACTCTAATTCCATGTAGCTTGGCTCCTACGTATTGTCTCATTGTGTCTCCTATTGTTGCTGTGATTGTATAGCTTGGTTTTGTGGTTTAGTTACATTATAAACCATTAATTATCAGGATACAACTAAAAGTCTTTCTTTTACAAAACGCTCTTGAGAAAGATTCTTGGCCTTACTTTCAAGTTGGATATCAAAGTCATCATGGAAACGCCAAGCCCATTGATTACTGGCTTGGTTCCAATAGTAGTCACTATGAGCTCTTAGCTTGGGTTTATTAAAACCTTGCTTGATTAGTTCTACAAAATCAGGAGCTACATAAGGGTCATGACCTATTAGTACGTCTTCACGAGGAAGGCTATAGTGAATAACAGGACGCTTGCCTTTCCAAGAGTCTACAATTCTCAATACTCTAGGGTCATCAGGCTCAATATACTCACCGGTCTTGACCCAGTGGTGATGGATATCTAGTACTAGAGGGACATGGTGCTCTAGCTTAAGACTCTCTTCAATACCCCAGTTCATTTCACTATTCTCAATAGTTATATTTTCACGAGCAGTTCTAGAAAGATAAGGTAGTGCCTCTATAATACCTCGAGCACCCATCTGACCGGCAATATGTACATTAATCTTGACATCTAGAGGGTCAGTATAGCCCATCCAATAGACCATATCAGCATGGTATTCCATCTCGTCTATACTACGCTGAACTACATCAGGACGGTGACTAGCCAATACCGTAAACTCTCCAGGGTGAAAACTCAAACGTATATCATGCTCTCTAGCAAAGTCACCAATACGTCCAAAACCATCTTCGATCTTGGGAAGGATACCAGGTCTACGATATACTTCTCGCCAATAGGGTAGACTATACAGAGGCAATAGATCACTACCCAGACGAACCATATGATAGATATCGTCACGAGCAGCAACACGCTCTAGTAAAAGCTCTACACTACGAAGGTTATGCTCTAGAACCTCAATCAATTTCATATCGGCAGTATGGCCCAGATTATTATTCATCCAGGTCAAAGTAAGACTTCTAGTGCTTAATGCCCTAGCATCATCTTTGGGGCCAATACCGTTAATCTGACCATCATGGTCAATCCACTTACAACAAAAACCTACTCGTTTTTTCACTTACTTATCTTTCTTGGCTTCTTCTCGTTCTGATAGGCCATCTCTTACAGTATAGTAACCTCTTCTGGTCTTAACAAAGTAAAAAGGATTTTCTTTTATAGTCTTAATAGCGGTATCGTAACTTACTCCAAGTTTACGACCTAGATCAGAAGTACCATACTCTTGCTCTAAGTGAGCCAAAACCCACTCACGAAGTTTAAGTGTCTTGTCTTCCTTGGTCTTCTTTACTAGTTGTGGAGTCTGTCCGGTTAGTTCTTCTATTAGACTCTTACTGACCATATGAGTAACCAAACTCTCTATGACATTCCAACCGTTACGAGTGGCCTTTTCAATTATCCACTGTGCTCTTAAAACTTCTGACTTATCAAAAGTCTCTTGATAGTCTACTTTTTCTTGACTTTCCAACTCTCTACTTCCTTCCTAAAGTAGTCCTCTAGATCTTCCAAACTAGTGGGTATAGTTTTAATTTTAGTAGATCTCTTGTACATATTCAAGCTCATTTTGATTAGTTCGTCGATATCTACCTGGTACTCTTTGTCAGTAGGACGGGTTCCATCCCCGTCTACAGGCCTTTGATCTGCTGGAATATAGTAGATTCGGTCCCAGTAATTGTGATACTCCCAGTCCATTTCCATCTGACACACTCTAAGAGTAAAGCCAGTGTCACGGTCCATCATTTGCTTTTTGGCCTTGTGTAGTTGATAGGCAGTCTCGTCCATGGCCCATCGCTCACTAATAACAAAGTCAGCGGACATAGAACCTTTAGCCATCATCATTCTACGACGTTCATAGATACAGGCTAGTTGGAAGGAGTTTCCTTCTGGGGAAAGTATTGGTCCAGAATTTGTTGGGCTACCACTGCCCCAAGACAATACATTACGAGTGACACTTCCAAGAGGAGCAATAGTGACTGCTTCCATTTCTTCATTGATAACCTTTCTTAGAATTCTAGCTGCCGTAGTCTTGCCGGTTCCATGACTACCAGTAAATGCTATTCTCATCCTTTTCGATATCTCTTTCTATGTTTTTTAATGGGTTCCTTAAAGGCATCCACTCTTAATACTATAAGTCTCAACTGTCTATCGGTCATCTTGCTCTGTCTTCTTAGACCATGAGCTATTCTAACGATATCATTTAAACTATATCTTCTGTCTCCACCAGAGGTTCTCCTAATTGTCAAAGGATTACCCTCACGGTCAATAAATTGACCTAAATTCTCTTTACGTCTAAATGCTTGAGGCTGTAAATCAAAGAAAGCAGCAGCCATTCCAAGAGTGAACACTGGGTCATCATCCCGACGAGCCAGTCCCTGTCTCTTGACGTCATTTGGCTGATCGGACATAGAAGGCCGTCCGGTTCTTGCCGGGGATTGCTGCCTTTACAATCTGCTCCATACCAATATTACCGACTTTGAGCTGTCGTTCCAACTCTTTTTCATTGAGTTCGTATTCTAGGGTATAGGTTGTCTCGGTTTTACCTCCCGGATACTTGATGGTCCTATTGGTACCGATCTCGTTGGTAATGCTGGCAAACTGATCTGGTTCTAGAACAGTTTTGAGCAAGTCTATGTCTAGGTTTAGTTTACCACCGGACACTTCTTTGCTGAGCTTGACCTTGTTTTCTACACTGTATAGTGAACCACTCTCGGTCAAACTGTCTCGTCCATCATACTCGATGGCAAGATTGATAACTTCGGTGGTATAGCTCTTTAGAGCGTCTGCACGACCGGTAATGATATCTTGGGCAGCACGAACTGTCAATAGTTCAGTGGCCAAGACATCAATCTCGTCATTGTCTAGTCTATGTGGGTTCGAGATGTCGGTCATTCCCAACACTTCGAATAGTGCACCGAAAGTTTCATCGGCACCGGCAGCAATTACATCTTGTGCACTCTCGCGACGAACTTCAGCTCGACTTCTTGACCGTGCTGACTCCCCAAATGCAGGTGGTTCGGTCACCTCGCGTAAATAGGTAGTTTCCGGTGTTAACTTGTTTTCCATACTTGGAGGCCTCCTCTTGGCTCTTACTATATACTATGATAGTGGGATTCGAGTTCATAATCAACTTATCCCAGTCGGACTTCTAGTCCTCGAGTAGTAACATACCATATGTTACCGCCCACTCCGGCAGCGGTCTTGGTAGACACACGAGCGGCCTTGATGACATCGTTCTTGGTCCACGGACCGTCCTCGCCCAGGCTTCCGAATGCCTCCGATAGTCCCGAGCCCATGGCCCATCGACCGCTGGTCGGTATAAGTACACTAAAGTCCTCGTCGATGGCTACAAGGTTATTGCCCCAGGCCATAATGAGTCCGGCACCAAAGGTCTCCACGCTTTTGCTTACGCTCAGGCTACCGTGATCGTTAAGAGCCTCGCGTATGGCCGGAACAACCTCGCGGATTACAAATCTCTCGATGTCATTCTGATGATAGTCTCGAAACTCGGGCCAGTCGGTCCAGTGTTGTATGACCTGAGCTGCACGCACATCGCCGCAAGAGGCAAATGCAAACTTACGCTCGCGTTCGACCCATAGTTTGCCACTGCCCTCGTGACTCTTGGTATAGTCCCACGAGATCTCGCTGTCGGCGGCTATAACTACACCGTCCAGTCTGGTTACTGCAGCGGCAAGTACAGTCATACATTCTCCATACGGTACACTAGTAGTAGTCCTCTTCGGCTGACACTGTAGGTTCTGCATCGGGGTCCACGTTGACATCTGCCGCTGTATCTGCATCTGTGTCTGCATCGGGCGCCGTGCCTTCGGCACTATTGGACTCGAGCTCGGCGGCCCCTTCTGCTGTGCCCAGTAGTTCACTTACAACACTTCTAAATTGGGGGCCCACTACAGAGTCCCACATTTCTGCGAACATAATCTGATGCTTACCTTCGGCTACTTCACTCTCCCATAGGCTTAGTTCTGCTCCTACTTCGGGTTTAATCCAGTCCCATTCACCTTTGGCATTCTTTACTTGGAGAGTGGCTCCAATCGATACTGATAGTTTAAGTTCCATTATTGACCCTGAGAATACTTTTCAGCATCTGGAGAAAGCATCCAGTTAATGGTACCGAGTAATAGTTCAAAGTTCTTCTTTTCTTCGAATGTTACTCCTTGTACGTTTCCATCCGTAATATTGGCCAAGAGTAGAATTAGAGCGTGCTGCATCTCTTCTGCACCCTTTTGACGAAATACATATTCTGATACATCTTCTGTCCTAAGTTCAGCAATGCCTTCTAGTTCATTGACTACTTCTGGTTCATTGGTTCCTTCTACCATTTTCTTTAACTCCTTTTGTGTCTTACGAATTCCATTAAAAATATAGTTGGTTAAAACTATACCTGCTGTGTCTATAACTAGACTTCTACCCGAATGCTTTAAGGTAGACTTCATTGCTCCACTGCCCCATGTATTACTAGCCATACTTACTCTTTCTCTATACTAATTCGTAGTATAATAACTCTTCTTGTAAAAAACAAGATAAAAGTACCTCCACTCGGAATCGAACCGAGATCAATGGGTTAGAACTCCAGTGCACTATCCGTTGTGCTATAGAGGCTCAATTGCTATTATATAGACTAGTATCTATTCCATAGGCATTCAAGATATTTACACATTGAAGATAGATTCCACTATTCATAGCTCCCACTCCAGGGTTTGCTGCTTTTACTACTCCTTTAATCCAGAGTTCTGTACCTTCCTCTTGGAAGTTTACAAAAGCATTGATATTAGTAGGACTAGCTGGAATATTGGCCATAGACATTAGTGTTAGTGCAGCCCATTGTATAGTACCTTTAGCCATTATTCTCCTTTGTTAAAAAATAGTTCTTTGTTAAAGTAGATCTCTGAATCAATATTGTTTAGTTCATATAGTCTATCAATTTGTTTAGTAGATAATTCTAAGAACATAGAAGAAGAGTCTTTGTTAATATTGTGACCCAAACCAGTAATTTGGGGTGGAGCTACATATCGAGTGTTAAAGTCTTTGAGTACTTTACGTGTTACCAATTCCATTCTATCTCTAGTCAACTGACTATCTCTTAACAATACTTGTATACGTTCTATTCTAGTATCTAGTAGTTCTCTATCTACTTCTAGTGACATAAATTCATAGTTTTCAGCAAAAAAATAAGCATTACCCCCATCACTAGAGTTGTCAAAAAGTAAATTTTTCACTTGATAATTACTAATAAAACTTTGTTTTCTGCCTATCCACTGAAAAAGACCATCTATGTCTAGGGTGTATCTCTCAGAAAATTTAAAATTATCATAGAGTGCATAACAAAAGTGACTTACTGTTCTTTTTGCAGGGTCACGAAGAGAAGTAACTATATAAGTGTCTTCTTTAACTGGTTGCCAAGCCGCATGATAGCTATGGTAATTATTCTCTATTCCAATTGTCTCTAGACTTGATACTAAGTGAGGGAGTAGTTGGTCTCTTAGATAGTGACCTCCACATTTAGGTATATGTAAGTGGTAAATGTTACTGGTCATCGATAGATTTTTTTCTTCCAATGATTTTTACGATAATAACCGTCTTCAAGTTCTTCGTTAGGGACAGTATTCCAATGTGCAGTTTTATTGAGTTCCCCATCCATACTCTCTTTAGCTACCCACTCTTCTCTACGAAAGGGAATTAGTTGTGCCACCATAGTTCCAGCAGGAATTTCTCCAGTAAAACCAATCTTTAAATGAAAGGCCATATTGGCACCCGGACAGTTATAATCGTCTACAACTGCACTAGTACTGATAAATGGAAGATCCCAACGATTTAGTGGATGAGTAAAGAGACAACTATACCCATCAGGTATTCTAATAGAAACTGGAAGAGACCAAACAAAATGTTCTTGGTAGTAACCTGATGGATGGGGAGAGGGATCTGTTATAATAGGAGGACGATTAACTACGGGACCTCTTTGTTGATTATTATGACTTATAACTATTTTACCATCTACTTCTTGTACCCAGACATCCTCTGCTAGAAATACTCCATATCCGGTTCCTAGTGCATCAAGAAAAGGCATACAGTGTTTAAGACCTGGGGTTTTTTCTCCATCAATCTTGACCCATCGTTGAGTCTGCTTATACCATTCAGGGGTATGTCTAGACATGGGTTGTACTAATTCATCAAATTGTTGATTTGGATATCCACCTTCCCAGAGTAGAGTGACTGGTCCTGAACTAGAGTCAGTTAGTATTTTTTTATGTTTTTTTCTAGTAAACATTTTTACCTTTTAAATTTTCTTCTCTGATGGGTAGTTTTTTAATATGTTGAGAACTAGTTCCAGTATGTATAGCAATATTAATATCTAGTATTCTACACTGTTCATAAAACCAGATGTCCTCAGTGATAAACACTCCCCAGTTGTCTCTCCACTCATGTTTAAACCAAGGGTAACGATCTTGTGGGTTATTCTTTTTAATCTTTTCAAATACACTACGATGAATAAGTACATAGCCCATACCCATACTGTGTAAGTCATCTACTATAGTGTCAGAAGGGTAGTCATCCATCCACTTACCCATAGAGCCGACCCCTGAAGTAGGCCCTTTCTTTTGTGCAGCAAGATGTAGTAGAGATGGGTTCAGTTCATCTTCTCTAGTATGCTCATAAAGAGTATATACAAAATATTTACCACCTAAAATTGGATAGTCTTTTTTATCAGCAGCATCCACTAGAATATCAAAGTCTTCAATTTTAATTACTATATCAGTGTCAAAGAAGAACAACCAGTCAGAACTACTCTCTAAAAATTTTTCTACTATAATACTTCTATTTTCAGTAATATAGACTCCATTAATTGCAATTACATCATGTATGTTTTCTTTGCGTGCTAACAATATTTTCATTATGCTTGAAGCAAATTCAGCATAGACTGAACCAGAGGTTGCAAATGCTATAGTTATTGATTCATTATAGTCCATGTTTATCTAATTTCTGTTTTGGATTGTCTGTATAGTTTATAGACATAGATAGTTTTACTCCCTTAGTGATCTTTCTTACTCCGTGTACATATTGTGGTGGAAATAGCAATACACTTCCTTTAGAGGGCTTAAATTCTAAATCTAGGCTGGGAAAGTAGATTTCTCCACCTTCATACTCTTCAGGGTTATTTAAGTATACTACAGAAGTGAGATTTGCTTCTGGCATATCTTCGTTGTCTATGTGGGGAACTATATATCCTCCCACTGGGTAGTAGTTAATATAGTGTTCATAATCATAGACAGCTTTAGAAGACTGTAAGAACTCAATTACTTTTCTACCACAACTACGATAGAGAGCTGTAACTGGACTATTTACTATTTTATAGAGCAATAGCACATCTCGAGGGTTAACTAATAGTTCTGACCTATAGTCTTCATTATCACTACCACTAATCATCATATTGACATCAATATAAGCTTTCCTGGCATAGTCTGATAAAAAGTCACAGGTTTCTTTGCCTATGAAGTCTTCTACTAGTACTACTTCACTTTTTTCTTCCATTACTAATACTTTACACTTTCATCTTCAGTATAGTTTAATGCAAGAGTTCTCTTAAATCCAGAAGTAACTTTACGAGCTTCATGCCAGTAAGTCCCTGGAAAGATTAGTAGAGTGCCCTTTTTGGGCTTAAGAACTAGATCTAGATTGGGGAAATATAGTTCTCCACCATCATAGTTTTCAGGTTCATCCAAGTATAGAACTGAAGTAACAAAGCAGTCAGGCATTTGATGATCATCTCTATGTGGAATTAAATGTCCATTTACTGGATAATAGTTAAAAAGACAGTTGTCTTTGTGTGCATAGAGTTTACGAGAATGGCCTATTAATTCTATAGCAGAGTCCAAATGCTTACGATATGTAGAGACAAATTCTTCATCTTCTATCTGATAGGCATCTACTACTAGTCGAGGGTTTTGTAACTCTAGTTCTCTCACTTTGGGGTCTTTTACAGTAAGAGGCTTCATTCGTTGTAGTTCTAGTGCTTTGTCTAGATATCTATTGTAGAGATCACATTCTTCAAAACTAGTAAAGTCTTCATATATTCGAATTTCTTCTCTGGACTCTTCCATACTACTCTTTTTTATTAGCTTTTAGTAATTGTGCTGACTTTAGTTTGTTTACTGCCTTATTAAAGACCGAGTTCCAATCTTTACAAACATTTTCCCAAGTTACATTCGTGACCCAGTTGTAGGCATTGTCTACTCTCTCTGGGTATAGTCCAGCTTTTACTTCAAGAATAGCATCAGCAGCAGCTTCTACATCCATTAATGGACGAACTCGATCATTGTCATTTTCTTTCATTACCCAGTGACTTGGAGTACTACCACTAGGAACTCTCCAACCACGATCTTCTCCAAGTATCTCAGGCAGACTAGTATTGTCTGGAGCAACTACCGGAAGTTTACAAGCCATGGCTTCAGTAATGCTAAGGCCCCAACCTTCACCTAGAGTAGTAGTCAAATAGCAGTCACTCGAGTTATAGAGCTGATTTACTACCTCAATGGGGAAACCACTATGGGCACTAAATTGTGCTGGGTTAGGGATAGTAAAATCAGTGTTAGGGTCTAGTCCTAGTGCTTGAGCCATTGCTAGTACACTTCCACCAAAGTCACTCTCTTGCATATGTAGATAGAAGAAGATATCATCATGGCCTCTACGTTTGAGTTCCTTAAGTATCATAAGTGTACGACCAATGTCTTTACGTCCTTGATTACGATTGACATTGGTAACAATAAAACGGTCAGCATTGACTCCAAAAAGTGCTTTACGAATAGTTTGAATTTGCTCTTGTGGAAGTGGGTAGAAGTCTTTGGTATTAGTCCCATGATAGATTACTTTAAAACTGTCTACTACATCGCCTAGATATCTACGAGTTTCTTCTCTAGCATACTCTGTATAGGGTACCGGGTAGTCAAAACTAGCAACTGCTTTTTCTACCCAAGATGGCTTAGGTGGGCAATCAAATGGGTAATAATAAATACTACTAAAAGACTTGGCTTTACCGGCTTGTATTTCACGAATTTTATCGGCAATAGGTTCTACAATAAAAGTATCTTGAATTACAAATACTAAGTCATAGTCTCCACGTCCTAGAAAGTCAAGAAATACTTGTCGTCCAAAAAGATCAGCATAGGAACCCTGCTGTCTTAATGCACTAATAGCAGGCCAAACTTGTCCAGGGAACTTGTTGGTGTCATATACTCCACCATCATAATTGACGGCAATAACATCAATATCATAGTTGCCGGTTTTGTATAGTTCTCTCATGATATTACTATTTACTGTAGCAAAACCAGTAGAGCAACAATAGTCACCCCATACTAAGATCTTTGTTTTGGCCATTGGAGTCCTATCTGTGAATATATCTGTAACTATTGTAGTATATTTACTAACTTTCATCAACTACATCAGTCGTAAAGTACCATACTTTGTAGGGTTATTGGAATAGAGTTCTATTCTTCTTTGAGCTGATTTAGTCATCTCTTCTGAGATATCATTGGTAATAAAATTTCTTTTATTCTCTACTGCAGCTTGTGCAGTTACTCCACTGCCACCAAAAGGGTCTAGTACTGTATCCTCTGGTCTAGTGTAGAGTTGTATAAATTTATGTGCAAGCCCAATAGGGTAGGTGTCCAGTAAAAAACCTACTCCTTCTTTTTCTAGTTCTTGGTCTAGTAATTGCCCTATATTATTGTTTATCCCAGGGCCTAACCCCCAGTCTCTTTTCTTTATGTTTCTATTAAAAGGCAAGTGTGATGAAGATCTAGCTAGATGAAACCACAATACTTGAGATCCATTCATTGTCTCTAGAAAAGAATGGGGAACATTATAGTCCCAAGTAGTAAAGCCCAAATAGTGTAGCTTGGTTTTTTTTAAAACTTTGGCTAGGTAGAGATAGGGCATAGCTCTCTGATCCCCAATACAGATAAATAGACTACCATTGGGCTTTAAAACACGTTCCATCTCTTTGGTAGATTTAACTAGCATAGACAACATATCTATTTGACTATGTCCAAAGTTTATCTGCTTTTGTGGGTCACCTTTATAACGTTCTACATCTATGTCAAGATAGGGTGGGTGGGTAATAATTAAATCTATACTACCACTAGGGATGTCTAGTTTACGAGCATCTCCTATGATGAACTTATTGTTTTCAGATTGATACATTGCTTTTGGGTTTACGACCTCGTCCAGAGATTTTAATTCTATTGGCCTCTGACTCTTTTCTAGCCATAGAACTATCCATCCAATATAGTGCTTCGGGTTTATGGCAGTCAATATTCATTTTTCTTCGAATACTAACTCTTTGTTTCTCACTAGTACCAGCCCAATAGCCATAATGCTCATGATGTAGAGCATGTTCAAGACATTGCTTTTGTACTGGACAGTCCTCACATGTCTGTACTAGTATCGGGTCTACTAACTCTCCTTGTGTTGGAAAGAACATTTCAGTTGCTAGGCCTTTACAGAGTGCTTGATCTTGCCATCTAAAGTCTATTTTATTTTTACTTATTACGGTCACTTTAGTGTTTTTTCTATTTCTCTTAGACGAGGAATTACTCGTGTTTCTACTTCTCGGTCCCAATTAAATTCTTCTTTTAGTTTAATTGCTTGTTCTCTATAGTCTAGTTCATAGTCAGAATAGTTATTGTATACTCTTCTCATCTGGTCTCTAATTGACTTGATAGTGGGTTGAAATGCTTCTCCTCGAAGAAAACTTACTTCTTGTATGTTCTGAGGAACAGCTTCTTTACGAGTATGCAACTTAGCATGTATATATTCAGCATAGTCAGCCCAATCGGTTACTGAAATTACTGGCATGCCCGTAGCCATTGCTTCTAATGGCATCATACCACCACCCTCTCCCATACTGGGGTACACTAGGCAATGTGTATTGTAAAGTAGATTCTTGTAGTCCTCTTGTTCTAGAGCACTAGCAATAACTGTCACTCTATCATAGAGCTGTATTCCAGTAATAGAAGCAGGTCCATAGGACTTAAACACTAGGAAAGCATTACTATCATCTTCAAACTCTTGAAGAAATGCTTCTAGTACTAGTCGTCCATTCTTTCTTAGAGTGGGCTCTCCAGTATGTAAAAAGTAAAAGGGTCCATCTTTGACTCTCTCTACTGGGTCAAAGCCATCAGTTATGCATGCTCTTACAACTAGAGTTACTCTATCAGTATACTTATCAAAACAGTCTTCTTTAACCCAAGTGGCTGTAGTCCAGATCTCGTCCATGAGATTTAGACCATCTTGCCATTCGGGTATTATTTCTGTACTCTCATGAGTGGCTATACCAATATTATATTGATTGGGCTGTCTACGTAGCCATCCAGGATTATCACAACAGATGTTAATTTCTGCAGTAGAGTCATTAATCACTACTTCAAAACCATGTCTCTCTAAAGAGTTGTAGATTTGACGTGCAACTCGTGCATACCCATTCTGTTGAGTATTGAATGAGTTATTGTTGTGTAATGCTACACCTGTAAAAGAAATCTTCATAACACTAGTATAAAGGGTCTAAGTGTAGTAAACAAGAGAAGGGTCCCCGGGAGGAGTGCAAGGTGTAGAAAACCGACTACGACTCCCAGGGAGACTGAGGCCCTTCTTCATCAAGGGAATTACACTAAACCGAAATAGTTACCCTCACTGTCTACTGTTACTTTTTAGGACCTTTTACATTGTCCTTTCCAAATTTTTCTGCTTTTTTCAGTAGCCCAATAACATACTCTACAAAGTTTTCTACATCTCTAATGTCTTCGGCTTTATCACTGTGATCAACCATAATGGTCATACCGATCATAGTAGAGTGTAATTCACGAGATAGTATAAAGTCCATGAGCTCTCGTTGCATCTTATCATATTTGTTAACAGGCATATTATCTCTTTAGTATTCCTAGTAGAGTTGCAGAAACCATAGACATAATTGGAAACACTAGAGAGCAAATAATTGCCCATCCAGCAGCAGCTCCATTATGGTTAAAGAATGCTGTAATCAGTAGTGGAGCTAGAGCAAGTGCACTCAATAGAGCCAACCCTGCTGTAATCATCCCTACTATTAGTAGTACTCTTTTCATCATTCTTGTCATTCTATCTCTTTCCTTTACCAGCCATGCCCGCAACCATATTGGTCGGGAACATAGCCACTCGAATTTATCCTTGTTGCTATATATATTTGTTCTTCTATGGAAGCATCTGCTGCATTACTAGCAAACTGCTTGCCACCATATGCAACCCAGTTATAGTTAGTGATTCCTAGACCCCCAGAATATAGAGGGCCTCTAAGAGTCCAGTTATAACCAGTTTCACATACTGCTACCTTTTCCCACTTTAGTACTATATTTCTGGGAACAAGTCCTACATTTACTACGGGTGTTACTATTGTTCTTTCTGTTATCGTTGTTACTGTATTGTTAGTATCAGCAGCAGCACTATTCATTATAAATATTGATACTACTAAAGTTCCAAGTGCAATTAAACGTCGCAAAATTACTCCAATGTTAGATTAATAAGTGCTTTTAGTTACTATAGGCATCACCTCTTTCTTCTTAGATTTTAAGTTTATGTTCTTTTATTGCTTTAATCAAGAACCAAAGAGTAGGGCTCTTGGACTCGTATCGATGGTGTCTTCCATATCAACATTTTCATCTACTACTCCTCGAATGGCTTCTGCTTCTGCTCTTCTTCTGAGGATTTTAGCATCCACTCGTTCTTCAATTGTATTTACAGCAACTGGGCGATAGATCCAAGTTTTTTCAATGCCCTTACTCTTACTGTCCGCTCTATTAATGCGATCTTTTCTCTGCTTGTATTCAGAGTATGTTCTGGGAATTTCGATATTCCACAAGTAGGGTGCATATAGGTTTAGTCCTTCTTGGCCAACATCACTAGTAATTAGTATAGCCGGACCAGTAGTGGAGTTAAAGGTTTTAATATTTTTAGTAATCGTTTCACTATCCATACCTACACCCCATATAGGTAAGACTGGTATATCTTTAAACTTATTTTTTAATGATTCTAAATATGGAAATAAGGTACCGTGAGTCCAAAACGTAAACAAGACTACTTTATCCTTACTTTCAATATAAGTTTCCAAGCTACCCTCAATCAACTGATATTTTGAACTATTTTCTAAACTTATTAAATCTCCATATTGTTCTACTATCTCTTTGGCAAACTTTCCCTCACTGGTTAGTAGTCCAGACGTGGTATTACAGATCATTCTTAGTGTATCGATATAGCCCCATGCAGTAGTGGGATTATCCGGGTTGAACTTTTCTCTTGCTAGTTTTTCAGCATAGTCATAAATTTCTCGATCTGTATCGCTCAGTTCATAAATCATTCTTTTGGGCATACTCTCTGGGAATTGCTTGGCAATATCTGGGTCACTCTTCATAGCAATATGGGTCCAGTTTTCGTGCTTTTTACCCAAAAGTGGAAGTTTGTTTTTGTCCCATTCTTTTACATAGAGTTCTTTGACATAGCCTCTTTCAAAAGTTTGTATTTCTTTAGCATACAATAGTTTAAAAGCATCTCTTTTTAGATCACTAACTCCAGGAATACCAGGAGCAACTGTACTAAGAATATTACGAATATTTAGAGGACTTGTAGTATAGGGAGTGGCTGTAAGTGCTAGAGACATGACTCGCTCTCCCGGTAGGTTTAAGAGTGTATCAAAACCGTCACTTAGTAAACTAGTTCCGGTATTAATCTTTTGAGCTTCATCTATAACTACTAGTAGTCTTTGCCCCTTTACTAGTTCGAGAACCTGTTCTAGGTCTGTTCTAGAGTAGTCTAGGACCTTAGCCCTTTGACCCTTGACCTTAACTCGACTAGGTCCTCGAATTTTTTCATAGTTCAATACTAGAACTTGGCTTGAGTCTTCTAGGTAGAAGTCATGTCTTTGTTTTCTACTCCATTTGCCTTCTACTTTATGTACATCAAGATAGGTCATACGCTTGAACTCTTGTTCCCAGTCATACTGCTTAATCTTTTTACAGAAGACTAGAACTTTATCAATGTGTCCTTCATCAAATAGCTTTTGTGCTGTTAAGCAACTGAGTAGAGTTTTACCAGCTCCTGTATCCCACTGCACCAGTACTCTGGGGTTTGTAGTCTTTAACTGTTCCCAGACAGTATTTAGTCCAATATGTTGGAATGGAAAGAGTTTGTTGTCTTCTAAAAATGGACTTCGAACCTCGAATGAGTTACTTGCTGAAGCAACAAGAGAGTTATAGTATAGTTCACACTCCTCGTCGTTAAACTTTAATTCTAGATTGTTAGTCTCTAGAAACTGTTCAAAATCTAAGACCTTATCACGGTTACGAAGTGTACCGTAACTGTCCACTAAACGTGAACTTTCTAATTTTCTATCTAGACTGGAGAACCTTAGTACTCCATTGAGTTCTCGACTTTTTTGTACAAAGACGATTCCTTGGGAAGTCATAGAACTAGTATAGTCTAGATTAGTGTCTTAATCAAGAATATAAATCTATTCCATATGCACCCACATTACTAGAAACTTGAGCTAGTCCAAATCTAGTGGGGTGTGGGTCTGAGTTTAATAGAAAGTAAGGTTTTTGGTGTACATCTAGTCGAGTATAACTTTCATTATTTTTAGAGCTACCGATATAGTCTATGTCTATGTTTGTATAGTAGGGGCTCTGAGAATAGACTGGTACTATGGTTACTCCCGAAGCAAAAGTATTGGGGGTTAGTGCAGTTAGTCTTAATTGTATTCCACTTACAGTCGTACCAATATTAATAGTAGTATTTGGATTATTAATGTCTACTACTATTGGAGTCCAGTTGGGATTAGAACTATTGGTACTATATTCATATCGTACAGGGAAATAGAAAGGTGCAAGCATAGATATAAATAATGGTTCATTTACTGAAGTGTTCACTTGCTCAATTATAACATTAAAATTAGTATAGTTCGAACTAGGAGTATAAGAAGTAATACCTAGATCAATCCAAGTTTGAATCGGTAAAGAGCCACCGGCATAAGTCCTAGACACTAGAGTCACTGTACTGCCCGTAACTATGTTAACTGCATTTAAAAAGAGTTTGTAAGTTCCCTTATTGGTAGACGGCAAAAATACTCGAGCTACTCCACTAACTCGCATATTAGATCTATCTTCAGTTGAAATCCAAGTGTTTGTAGGGGTATTAAAAGCACCCAATTGGTATAAAGATACTGCAGTATTACCACTAGAAGTAATCTTTAGCTGAATAGTATTAGAGGGGACTGAACCAGTCCACATAGTGCCACTAAGGACTGTTTGACCATAACCACCACTAGTAATAGTGGTAACTGTACCAGTGACCGTAGTACCAGCAATCCCAGAACCTGTAGTGGAGTTAATAAATTGACTGGTAAATGTTAACTTGTCATTGACTGTACTTTTACCACTAGAAGTTGTTGTTGTTCCAGCTCCAATTAAGAAATAGTATTGAGGAAAAGTATAGTTACCACTAACAGTTACATAGCTACCCATACCCACAGTACCGTCTGGGCTATACCCTAATTGTGGTTTCCAAGACTGTAGTCCACTAGGAGAAATAATATTCGGTACTGGAAAGTTATAGGCCATATAGCCATTAGTTGCACCAGAGAAGGTTAGGGAATTAACAACTCCATTGCTAATGCCACTAGAAGTATATAGAGTAGTAGTACCAGTACTTGTAGTTACTCCAGGTCCAGTGACCCAACTATTGGTGAGATAGTTATAACCCGATACACTAATAAAGTTAGCGTCATAATAAGGTATTAAGTTACTCTGTGAAGGATAGGGCCCAGACTGTAGTCCATATACCTGTCCTGCTGTATTACCACTTACAAGAATGATTCTACTACTACCCAACTTACCGAAAGGTTTTGGTATAGAGTTAATACCATAGTTTAGTACAGAACTATCAGTCATTAAAGTTTGTGAGTCAGTTAAGAAACTGTTCCAGTCATTGGTCAACCCAGCAACTTTAAAACTACTAAACCCATCTAAAGTATTAAAAAATGGAGTAAGAGCATACTCATCAGTGTTTAGTAATACATAGTTATTGCTCTGACTAGTAAATCCTGAGTTAGTTCCATTTTTGGAAATAAAAGTAGTTGGCATAGTAGACAAATATGACTGATTTGTTTGATAGTAAAAGCTCAAAGATTGTAGTCCAGTAAAGTATGCTTGATTCCAAGTTTGATTGACATTAATTTGCTGATACTGATGCTTAGTAGCATAAGGAAATCTTCTGGTTAAGAACTGATTGTAACTAGCATTGTTATAGACTCCATTATAGTCTAGTAATTTATAACTAGTACTGGGGTCACTTACATATGAAGTAGTGGTCAATCCTTGCACTGTACTATTGTCCAACTGAGAATTATTTAGTGCTGAAAGTGATGGCCAGTTATTAGAATTACTGGTTTGTGTATTACCTAAACCAAAAATAGTTGAAGTACTAAGTTGATTTGCACCGTTGGTTGGGGCTATATAATCATTATTACTATATACTGTATAATTGTTACTATTTATATCTTGAATAGTATTTTCTAAGTTTTCGTAATATTGCTCTACCCAATAAGGAAAAGCATTAAAGACTCTAGGAATAGTATCTGTTGCTAGATCGTATACTTCCCCGGATAGTTCTGTAAACTCTAATTTTAAGTAACTGGCATTAATGGTTGGAAACTCATAAAAACCCTTACGAAGTACAAAATCTCTCTGCACTGGATACCATACACAGTTACTAAAATCTAGTGGAGTATCTTGAGTATCAGTTTGTGAACTTAAAGGAACCACTGGTGCATCATTGGTATAGTATAGATTCATTCTACAATTAGAATAGAGTGGGTTTGTATACATTCTATTGATGTTACTTGGAGTAACCTGCATTGTAGCAGTATTAGTACCAGACCCCACTAGAGTGGCATTAGTTCCAATTTGAGTATAGAAATATACAACTGCATCTTTTACAGGCTGGGGGGCACACTTCCAATAGGTTCCAAAAGCAGCATTAGTACCTCCAAAAAGAGTTCCCACTGAGTCAATGACTGGTTGATAGTTTTCAGTAAATCCTAATGCATTTTGAGTGGTTATAACTGGAAATGCTGGAACATTATCGTCATATATATTATATGAACCAGTAGTGGTAGCATCATTTAGCTCTACAATATTTAGTCTTATTGAAAATTGTTCAATACCTACACTATAGGGAATATTGATAGCAACCCCACCATTGGTTGGAATTTGTTGAACAGCTACATTTCTAGTTATAACTACTTGTATAGAACCATTAGCAGGAATCAATTGTGTTCCCATAGTATTGTAAGTAATAGTCTGCCAATCAGTAGTGGTAAGTATATCATTACCACCCTCTACTGTAGCAGTGTAGAGTTGATTGCCTAAACTATCTAGTAGTTTTACTGTACAAGGTACATTAAGTACATTAAAAGAAACTGCATTATAGTAAGTATTAATTGAAAAATTATAGGTTAGTACAATAGGAGTACTATTAGTTCCACCAAAATCACGAGCTGAAATCCAACTAGTTGGAGGGTTTGGTGCTAGAGTAATGAGAGAGTTATTAGTATCGGTCTGATTAAGACTTGGATCAAGATAAGACGGGTTAGTTGCTGAACCCAAAGAGTCAATTACTCCAGTATAGGCGTATACCCCATCTATAACTAGACCATCAACAGTCATGGCAGCACTAACATTAGGTATTACATAGTCTTGTAATGGGTCTGTATTATATGAATTAACAGGCATTATTGTGCCCCATAAACAGTAGCTGTAATACTAAGACTTGGGCTAGATAGACTATCTTGTGGGAGAGCTGTACTATCTCCTGTTAAAGTTACACTATTAATATTTCTAGTCAAGTTTATAATCTTTTCTTGTGTTTGTAAATGTGCAAATACTGGTGCAGTTATAGTTGATGAGTTTTGTAGCCAATAACGTGTACTAGAACCCGGTTGTTTTACTGCTGGGTTATTAATATTAGATGCCTGTACTGTTCTTTGCATATAAAAGTTTTCTGAATAACCTTCTGTAGCACTAACCCATACTGCTGCAACATCTTTGAGTAGAGATTGTGGAGTCCCAAAAGACACTACAAAGTTACTGGGTAATAATAGACCCATGACTTGTAAGAGTGCATTAGCTTTATCTTGTGTCCAAGTTACTTTACCACCATCGTCTATAGTAGGTATTAACACTACTTCAGTAGTGAGAGAACCAAATCGGCCTAGATTAGGAGTTTTCCAACTCTCTACTACTGTAAAGGGTATTTGAGTAATGGCCTCAGCTAAAGTCAATATTCCCCAGACTGTAGCTCCTAATTGAAAGGCTTCTGCAGCACCCAGTAGACGCTCTCTATAGCTAGCATCTTTACGAGAAATTTCTTGCCAACTATTAACAGTCAACTGGTCAATAAAAGGATTAGTAGAAAAACTGTAGATCTCTGAAGAGAGTCTTTTAATATTAAGGATTGAACCTAGAATAGTATCTAAGTTTGAAAACTCTACATTTTGTTGAATAAGTCTTGCAACAGTTTGTAGCATAGATAACTGACCGGTACCGGCATTACCTAGCATAGTTTTCATAAGTAGAGTTAGATTATCATTAGAGTCAAAGTTATAGACGTCGTCAGGAAAGTTTTGTACTTTTTGATCAAAAGTTGGATGAAGTATAATGGGGAAAAGATTACCGGCCATTAGAAATTACTCATTCCCTTAACTGTAAAGTTAACTGTATTAAGAACTGGCAATTGATTACTAGACAATAAAAAGTCACTATTCTTATTGGTTCCAATAGTTGTAGTACCATCTAGTGACATAATACTAATACTATTTACTTTAACATTATTTACTCCAACTATACCCACTACTTGAGAAAGAATATTAGCAAATGAAATAACTCCCAAGTAAGGAACTTGATTAAGATAACTACTCAAAGCATTACTTATAGCTGAATTGACACTAGCTTGATTACTACCTGGAGTATAGGCAATTGTAAGATTAATGTTTAAGGGTATAAAAGTAGCTTGATGAACTAGTGTATTTACTCCAATAGGTCGAGATTGTTGTATTAGATTTTCTACACTAGTAACATCATAGTTAATATAATGCATATAGGTGCCCCAAGTGTTAGTATTAGGAATACTCCATCCTGCATTATAAGTTGAGCTCTCTATTGCTAGTCCAGTCATACTAAGTATACTATTACTTGTACGAGTGTTGTCATAGAGTGGATAAACTATACTTCGACCAGTTAATGTACCCGTAGCACCACCAGAACCCAGTACTGTATTATTGAGATATACTCCACTACTAACAACCTGGCTAATATAGGAGAAAGCTGGAATTATTGCTCCACTAGGTAGACTTAGACCGCAGTAGATGTAGGTATTGGCATTGGGGACTGAAATAAAGTTTGTACCACTAATAGCAGTACCACTAAAAGAGACGGGTCCTCCTCCATGACCCGAGTTATAGTAGTTGTCTGCTATAGGATAAGTAACTCCACTACCGACAGTAGTATTAAAGACATAAATAGAGTCACATATTCCAGAGTTACTGGTAGTAATTTGACTAGGAAAAGTAATACAAGGCTGCTGAGTTAGCTGTATATAGTAGTCACCACTAGCTACTATTGCACTACTACCGTTAGCCATAATATAGTTATTGGCATTTAAGTAAGTAGGGCCACCAGTGCCACTTAAAATTTGAGTAGTATTAAATACCACTTGTTCAGTTACTTGATAGGTACTAGTACCATTAATAAATATATCAGCATAATTAGAGATATTGGGCATAGTGGCACTAGCACGAGAGCAAGCTGGGGTATACTCTGAAATTACTTCTATTGTACTACCAATAAAGAGTGCAGGATTATTGGCATTATTAAGTATGGTTAGAGAGAGTTGAGGAGTTGGATTAGTAGGATATAGATAGTCTACGTTATTGCTATATACAGTCTGAGTAGGGGTATTGAGATATTGTCCTACAAGTTCTCCACCTTGTGGAAAAATATAGCCTGAATAAGTAGTTCCATATCCAACATCTGGGTTATTGGAAGTAACTGACTCAGAGTAAGTAAAACCACTTATAGTGGTAACTCCACTAAGAGTAGTTCCACTAACTGTAAGTCTATAGGGACTACCACTAAGTGCTGTAATTGTTAGTGCATTACCATTAATAGTACTGCCAGTAGGGGTAACTGTAAAGTTAAAACCACTAGAAACTAGTGTAGGGTAGACTCCAGATACCAAAGCAGTTAATCCAGCAGCAAGTGTAGTTCCTGTAGTACTGCCTAAAAATCCACTAGAAGCTACAGTTGTAGTTGCATTATAGGTGACTCCATTAATGGTTTGTCCACTATAAGCCACTAATTGAAACTTAACAGTATTGGTACCACTAGTACCACTAATTGTAGATACTACCTGTAGTTGCTCATCATAGTACTGTTGAGGCCCTATAGAGTTTGCTGCAGTAACATTTGAGTCTTGTAGAGCAGTAAGAGTATACTTGTTACTAGTACCAACATTATTACTAAATACTGTACTAGTCCAACGACTACGAAGTTGACTATCAGTTTCTGGATCAACTCCACCTGCAATACTAGAACTATTAGTTACTGAAGTAATACCCACTAGTGTTTGACCCAGACTAGTTATAGAACCAGCAGCAACATTACCCAAAGTTCCAGCCAGTACAGCAGTGACTGGAACATCAACACTAAATGAACCAATAGGTATAATGGCTGGTGAACTAGTTATAAAGTAGATTACGTTAGGGTTTGTAGGAGAAATCGGTACTACTACTTGAGTACCTGCTGCAATAGAGTAAATACTGGTAGCAGCTGTAGTTACAGAAAAAGTAACAACACCATTAGATCTCTTACCCAGTTGTCGATAGAGTCCAAATAGATTAACAAAAGCATCTAGCTCTGGTCCAAACTTAGTATTAACATCATAACTGTAAGTTTGTAGAGTAGCATTGTTGCTAGCATTAGCAATTTCTTGTGCTACTGATTCAAAGATCTTGTAAGTAGCACTACCAACACTAGTGTCCCAGGATGGGTCTGAAAGTGAGAGTGCTGATAATAGTCTATTTAGTACTGAACTAGCATTAGCCATTGGTTACTGTAACTCCATTATTTCCTATAGAAACACTAAGATTGACTAAACTTCCTGACAATGTCTCAATGTTTACGTTTGCAAGAATACTATTAAAACCTAGTTCAACAGTTATATTTTGTACTTTCTGTATAACTTCATCTTGACTATAGTAGGCAAGCTGTGCTGAATTTTGTGCTGCTCTTAAATCAAGAATCTGCTGACCTTGGTATAGTTGTAGTACTCTAAGTATTTCTGTACTTACCATATTAGTACTAGCAGCTGTTTGAGGTGTACCAATCATGGCAGAGAGGGTAGAGCCAAAACCTGGAGTGGTCCAACCAGTGCCCAAAGGTTCTTGTAACCATCGAGTGATGTCTTCAACTAACTTAGTGGTACCCTTGGCAAATAATAGCTTACCGCTATTTACCTGAATATCACCATTACGTACAACTAGTGTCTTCATATTAACTTAGTGTCTTTCCGGGATGTATACATTAATAGACGTCTCCTACATAGGTCACTGTCATCCAAGTTCCTGCTGTGGATAACTGTGCATAGTTAGAGACATTGGAAGTTACTGAAAAGCTTCCTGAAACTGTAGGTATGTAGAGAGTGTCTGATAGGTTAATAGAGTTAGTTCCCGTAGAATAGACACTAGAAGCAGCTCCACTAATAGTAGTACAGTTTAGAGTATTGGTTAGTGTACCACCGTTTATAGAAGGAGATACTGTTAAGTTAACATTATAGTACCCGGGAACTGGTACCGTTATAGAACCGCCTGAGTAGACAATATTTCCAAATGTACCCGAATGAGTGGTATTGGTAGTCCAGTTTAAAGTCTGACTATAAGGTTGATTCCAAGTATTACCACTAATAGTACTTACTCCGAGCTTAATAGAACTAGAGAGAGAAAATCGTGCATAAGACTCAGGAGTTAGAGAAGTAAAGACATTTGGGTCACTATACTTGTTTAGTATACCAGCATAAGCAAAAAGACGTACTAGAGTGGATCTTTTTTCTACCCACCAGACTTGATTGGGTTGAATCATATTAAGAGTAACCCTAGGAGGGAGAGACATAAGATCTACCTGGTACTGAAAACCCTTCATATCTCTAGCCAAACAATAAGTGTTATTGGCAACTGAACTTAGAGGATGCTGAATTGGTGGGCTTAAAATAATAACTTTTCTAACTAACTGATTGTAACTGCCAGTGCTCTTAGGGACAACCATAACTACCAGCTCGTTTTCTGTACTTGGCCTTGGAAGCCCATTAGGCCTGTATGTGGAGCATTTGCATTCCTCTTGATGTTTGCTTCTGTCCAACCTGTACCAAACATATTGAGTCCATAGTCTAATAGAGAGCCATTTTTAATAGGAGCAGTAAAGGCAGCAGTGGTAGTAAACCCTGAAGTACGGGAACCCTGATGTTGTACATTTACACAATAGAACTCATAACTATCAGTTCCACCACTTTCATTGTCAAGACTCATCTTAACTCTCATACCCGGATAGAGCTCGGGCATATAGGTGAGACTTACTTGACTAACAAACTGATCTGTCCACTTTTTCATAAAGACCATGAGTGCATAGAGATATTCTAGTGCATGTGTGTGAATCATTTGTTGTTCTTCTACATATGGTCTCATACCATATTTATTTAAAAAGTCTACAGAGTTTTTCATTGCTGTAGTTAGTGCTTCTGCATTAAGATTTAATGCTCCAAATAGAACCTGCATTGTACTAGTGTCTTGTATACTAACTATACCATTTGTACTTAGATAGTCAGCAGTAGTAACTTGCTGCCCAATACCGGTAGTGTCTCCGACTATACCTACATGAGTGGTCAATTGTGAGTCATCATGATAGATTTGAAAGTCTATTACTTCTACATCACTAATTTCAAGTGTTGGAGTTGTAGTATAAATACCATAATAATCTGGAAACCAAGCTACAAAATCTCCATTGGGTGCACTCTGGAAGTTTCTTAAACCAGCACCCACTATCTGCTGAAGATCAGCAATCAAAGGGTTGTCCATAATAAAAGATCTAGGAGTACCTAGATAGGCTAGTGATCTAACATCAACAGTTGGAGCACCATATGCAGTATTCCAAGAATTGGTTAAGTTTAGACTACTACTATTGTTAGCATTGGCAGCAGCATTGGCAGCACCACTTGTATTTTGATTAAGCCCAGTATAGTTAGCAGAAAGTGTTATAGGCCTTCTGGCTCCTAGGTATTGAGTTCCCTTACCGCTATACACTTGACTATTAGAAGCTACTGTCCCACCCTTTATAGTATTCCAGTTAAGAGTCGAAGGCCCCTGCATTGGGCCAGGGCCTCCAGTACCGATTTGTGTTCCATTTCCACTACTATCAAAGTCACTATAGAGCATTATAACATGACTAGGTGCATTATTGGCAGTTTTTACTCCTGGAAAATTAAAAAATAGCAAATCTCCTTTTTGTGGCTTTGTATTTACATCAAGGTATAGACCAGCAGGACCCCCTGACTTACCGGCTACTCCACCAGAAGCTCCAAATTGAGCTCCAGTCCAAGTTCCGATATCTATACCAGCACCATTTTTCCAACACCAATACATTAGGGCAGAGCAGTCAAAACTTACACTCGATGCACTAGCATTAGGGCTACTTTGAAGTCCACGATTAGTTTCACTATATTTAGAACCCACTCTACTCTTGGCTAGGGCCAATACTTTGTCTACAGTACTACTAAGTACTTTAGAACCACTAGTTGTATTAGTGCCATAAGTAGATTGAATATTTTTAGCAGCAGCTTTTTCAATTGCAGTTTGTGGACCAAAGGCACTAATTTGTGTACTGTCTCCCCAAGTGACATTTATATTGGAGAGTACACTACCAGCAACTGGAGTATTTGCTGCAGTAAGAGAGGTAGGATCTGTACCATCCTGTAGATAAGCCCATACTCCCGGGTGTATTTGAAGAGTGTTCTTGAGTTTAGGGTCATAGTTTCCAAATTTGTCTTGTGGGACTGAAGTTGCTCTTAAGACAACAATGCGTCCTGTATCATTATTACTAACCACTATTGGACGTCCACTCTTATTACCAGCATTGGCAATATTTCCAAAGTCTTTGGCAAGCCACTGTTTTGCTACTGAGACTGAATCATCTATAGCTTTCCTTTGGGCTAGAGTAGCTCCTGCAGGGTGAGTGACTTCTAAGTAGGCCCAATCAGCAGTACACCAATATATATCATGATGCAATATACTAAGGTCTCCATTGTTGTCATTAATTACATCTAGAGCAGGCAAAGGGTATGGATAGTATTCACCAGTATTGCTTTTGTGTAGTAAGGGAACTGCTTTACTAGCACTAAATGTTGTATGTGCTGGTGCACCCTTATAGGTAATATTTGTACTACCACCCAAACTTGTAGTAGATTTTCCAGCAGTAATTCCAGCAACTCCTAGTATGGTAGAGAGTTCTGTTACAACATTTTGGTCTAGTTCATTTTGAGCTGTAGTTAGATTACTATAAGCAGCACTAGCAAAATTTATAAAGTTTTGTGGAATACCTTGTACATGAATGTGAGCAGCATCCCAACCTGCAACTCTACTGAGTATGTTTACTAGAGCTTGATCAACTCCACCGTCACTATTGACAGTTTTATTATTGCTCATAGCTGCAGTATCCATATAGTTGAGTAGCAATTGTTGAAACTCTATAAGAGTATTGTCCCAGTAAGTCATCTGCAATTGATAGAGAGTACAACTAGCTCCAATAGTTACTGGAGTAGGCACTAGTGTTTCTATTGGGGCATAAGTAACATAACCGGCAAAAGCCTGTACCCAGGTGGTTCTTTTTAAAAATACTACTATTCGATCCATCGTATTGATAGTTCTGTTATATTTTCTTCTAGGATTGTTAAGAGTACACTGAAAAGTACTAACAGCATTGGTCTGTCTATTCATATTGAAGTCAGTTAAGTCTTCAGAGACGTCTACTGCTCCATGTTGCTGAGTATAGATTACCACTCGAACATCTGGGCTATAGACAAAAGTACCGGACTTGTTAAATGTCATTTAGTGGGCAATCCTTTTGTTGGTGCATTATTGATAAGAGTTTGTGTATTAGTCCAGTCACCACTATAGTTCCTTTGAGTGGCTGCAGTAGGAGCAAAAGCTACATTTGTACCCTTCATCATAGAAGTTGATGCAGTACCAGCAGTATTGGGATTAATAATGTTCATGGTATAGGTTTTAAAGAACACTGTCTTAAAACGAGCGTATTCTTTTTCTGAAGACTGTATCCAACCTTGAAAATTTAAAGGTGCTAGTTTTGTTCCAGCAAACTTATTGGGCTTACTCGGGTCACTCCAAGAATAAGAGGTTAGAGGGTCAGGAGTTGTGGTGTTAGAAGCTATATCTCCAGGACTATAGTGCAGAGACATAGGTTGTGGAATAGTAGAAGAAGTCATAGCCAGTTGATGCTGTCTAATGGCATCTTGAAATTTATTCATACGAGTAAATCCATCTCGGTAATCTATCCCTTCAAAACCTAAAGGAATACTACGTAGATGTCTAGTAGCAGTCTGTAGAGGCCAAGCAATAGTAAAGGTAGCAAACATTTCACTACGTCTAATGGGAATAAAATTCATACCAGTTTGTAGTTGCTGAGGAGCATACTGATTATTAGTAGCAGTAGAGATACTGGTTATATATACTTCATAAGGAAGTAATTTATTTTGTGCAGTACTATATAGATAGACTATTGCGTTCCCAGCCATTGCTGCCAACTTTCTTCTGAGATTGGAGCACTCTGGTGTATCATACCTGAGCTAGCTGACCAAGCAAATCCATTAAACCATACTACTTCTTCACTGGGTCTAAGTATTGGTTGTGATACTCTACAGTTTGCACGAATAGATTCTGACGACATTTAATCTCCTACTTAGTTGGTGTTAATAATGACGGGAATAGAGTTGTAATTTGATCAAGATTAATCGATAGTCCAGCTTTACTAAGACCAGTCCAACCGGGACTAAACCCAATACCTGCAGCTATTTGATCTAGTGCTGCAGCAGTACTAGTTTGTGCTGTAATAGCATTAAAGTCTTGTTCTACTTCTAGTTGTAGCATGTAAGGATAAGTAACAGTACTAACATCCCAGCCCATTTGCATTTGGGTGACCCATACTCTAAAACCCAAATTGGTACTGGCACTATAAGTAACTACTGGGATACTTAGAGTCATACTCTGTTGATGAGTATTCTGACTATCCTGCATAGCTTTCATATTGGTATACATGTCTAATAGTGCTACTCTACTACCGGCCTCTCCTTGAATAGACATAGTGCTAATTTTAACTGATACTAGTTGAGTAACACGTCCACCAATGGTATCAAATGATCTATTGTTCATTTGATATTGCCACTCAACTCCATTTACATTAAAAGGAAAGTTATAGGTTTTACCAGTAGTAGCATCATACATAGTGGCAGTACTACTCTTGGTATTGTTAGTAGAATTAGTATAGCCAAGTGTATTAGACATTATCCATTACTTCCAGGGGTAGGCTTGGTATTGGCACTAGCTTGTCCTGTACTAGCTCTTTGGCCTGTATAGGTAGAGCCATTTTCTAGTTGGGTTAACCACTTTTGAGCACCTGCAGTAAGAGTAAATGTATGAGTAGAGTTGTTATAGGTTAGTCCCGATACATTTTGAGAAGTGGCATATGGAGTAGCATTGGCATAGTCTTTGACTCCCTTGGAAGTTAAGAATGCACTAACACTTTGAGCTCCATAATTTTTGGCCCCAACTTCCATACCACTAACTTGAGCTGCTCCACTGGCTAGCATTGCCATTACCTTGGATTCACCACCAAATTCCTTAATTGCATTGGCCCAAGATACTGCTTTACCATTGACTACTATTGATTTAGCACCTTGTTCTAGAGTTAGTTGTGCTGCATTTGCCCCATAGTTATTGCCCATTTCAGTGTCTCTATAGGCACCACGGAAAGCTTTACCACTAGCATCCATTGTGCTGAGTGCTCTATTACGTAGATCTTGTCCTAGATGCATAGGGTCACCAGGTATATATCCAAGAGTATAGCCTACAGCTCCTTCAGCAATTCCTAGAGCTCCTTCAGCAATTCCCTTAACTGAATTACCAACACCCGCTGCAACTGACCCTAGAAAACCCATTAGCCCACTGCTATGTTTATGAGCAAGATCTGTAGTCATCTTCTTTTTAGCGGCATTTGCTTTCTTTTGTGGTTGATTACTATAGAAGTTCCAGAAATATTCAGCAGCAGCCTTAGGAGAATCCATACTCTTCTTTAGGCCTACTTGTTGACCAATCATCTGTAGCATTTGAGGGTTAGACCCGGACATAAACTGATCCTTGGTGAGTCCTGGTTCAATACCAGCAAAGCCTATAACTTGCATAGCAACTTTTCGTTCATCTCCAAGTAGAGTGGCTCCAGCATTATTGCCCATACTGTGTAGTTTTCCAGCCACTTCCATATAGCCCACACCCAGTTGCTGAGCTAGTAGTGCTGTACCCACTTGTGTATTGAGTATTTCACTTCCATTAACTCCTTGTTGCTGTAAGAACTGATTGCCTTGACCAAACATTGATGAACCTTGACCAAATATACCTGCAGCTGCACCATTTAATCCTATACCGGCTCCAGTTATTGCTCCGCCTTGGGCCGCTTGGTTAGCATAAGCTGTACTGGTATTGGTACCTTGCATACCACCCAGTGTTCCACCAATCATACCGCCTACTTGACTAAGACTCATACCGCCTAAAATACCGGCTTGTGCATATTGCTGACTGGCTTGATTGGTTAGACCATAACGAGCGAGATTGTTTAGAGCATAAGAGACATATTGACTATTGGCATTACCTTGATAACCCAAACCCATTCCAGCCATTTGTGCCTGTACTACATCTTGTGAGCTTACAAATGGGTTGAGTCCAAATCCCGACTTAAACATAGCCTGTAGACCTAGACCCATAGCATTTTGTTGATTGTTAGCACCCGTCATACTACCATACTGTTCGGATACTTTCATAAACTGTTGTATTGGAGCCATTACTGCTCTAGCTGCATTATAGCCAAATGCAGCTGTAGTAACTGCTTGTGTTAGTACTGGAATCTTATCTAGTAAAGTAAAGGCAAACCTGCCTATTGTGCCTTCTAGTCGAGAAATCATTTTTTCTTCATGTTTACCAAAAGGACTTGTACCTTTTTCAAACTTGCGTCCTGCTGGCCCAACTTCTCCAGTTATAGGGTCAACTCCTCCGTAAACAGAGTCTTCTGCAGCTTGCTGTTCACGAGCAATACGTCCAGCATAGTTTCTTAGAGTTCTACGAGCAAACTGTGCCATTAGTCCACCACCCTGTGGACCACTGACACTACGTAGTGTTTCTTGACCATACTTGACTAGTTCTCCAGCCGGGTTAGTTATGTCCATGTTGTTCTTTTTAACTATATCATAGACATTGGGATAGTTCTTTTTAAAGTATTCTTGGTAAGGGTTGTTGGCAGATGAGTTGTTGGGACTAACACTTAATCTACGGTAACCGCGACTATTATATTCATTACTAAGGTCATCATCGTAGCCATCATCTCCTCCACCTCCACCGCCTCCTCCACCGCCTCCTCCACCGCCTCCACCACTGCCACTGCCATTACCTCCAGCACCAGCACTAGCACCACCACCAGCTGTAGGAAGTCCTCCTCCAACTGTTTCAACTCGAGGACCTCTTTTGCCCCAGTTGACCACTCTTCGAGCATAACCGGCTCTATCAATGCTCTCTGGAATACCGTTTATAGTGGTTTCTTGACGGCCTGGTAGATCAGGATTTGAGATTGAACCGGCATCAGGATTATAGCTAGAGCCTCTGACCATATTGTTCATATTGCCAAATCCACCAAATGGAAGTCCATATTGACCTAGTGTACTAAGCACTTGGTTTCCATTAACACCTAGACTACGAGCGGCTGTTAAAAGTTCACGAATACTATTGACTGCATTAGAGAGAGCAGCAGAGTTAGACTGATTGAGAGAGACAATGCTTTCCATTACAGTCTTTATATCTTGACCAAGGCCCACTTCATCTTCAAGTGCAGCCTTAAACTTGATTAGACGTTCAATACTACTGTCAATGGCATTAGGAATAGCCTCTAGGTCTTTTCTAAGTTCATTAGCAATAGTACCACTAGTTCTTAGGCCTGATTCAAGAGCGTTAGTATTACCATCTACCTCAAGATAGATGCGTTCAGTCTGATCACCTCTACCGGGAATATCAACCATCTAAGTCTTCTCCAAACTTCTCTAGATCTAGATCAGGTAGTAACTGTGTTGTTTCTACTTGACCAATATAGTTTTGTATTGAAGTTTCAGTTGTTTCTTCTCGTCGATTAATTCTTTCGACTTCAGAATCCATTCGTGCAAATAGTTTTTCAAGTTCACGAGCTTCTTCAATACTTTCAGGAGCACCCCAGAGTACCCCTTCATTTTCTTGTGTTTCTTCTTGTCTTTTTTTCCAGTCCTGATAGAGTTCTGGCTGAGAAACCATAAAGTTATTTTCGAATCTCATCTCTTCTAACTCTACTTCTTCTCTTCTCTTCTTAGAGAGATATAGTATTAGTAACTTTTCTTGGACCTCTCCAAGTTCAGTTCCAGAGAGTAGTCCTCGTTCATATGCCAATTCCATATGGAACTGTACGTAGGGGTCTACTTCCCACCTTTTGGGGTATCAATACCTTCATCATTATCTTCGAAGACATTTATTACTGGTGGGAGCTCTAGGATTCCTAACTCTTCTAACACTAGTACCACTTGATTCTCTAGGTCATCAATGGCATCAAATAGTATATCTGTTACTGCATCATACCAGTTGTTAATGACATATTCATACTTTTGTCTTACTACATTTGTATTTCTATTGGTTGCAATCAGTGGCTTATGATCTACTGAAACTAGTCCTGCTGCTACTATAGCTGCTTTATAGGCTCTAGCGTATCCGATCGAGTCCATATAAGGTTTGCTTAGTAAAGACACTTCTAGTTTTTCGTTGACTGTAAGTGTTCTAACTACAAAGTGGTGGAATGGAATTTGAGTTATTTCTTTTTGAAGGTATCCTAGGTATAGGAGTCCTTCGAACTCATTTTTCCATTCATCAGGGAAACTGGTGCTATTGTTGGAATCCTGAGCAGTGGTATTAGCATCTGCCCAGGATTCCCCATTATTAATAGTCATTCTAACTCTCTCAGGTTCAGGACGGATAAAACGTCTATCTGATTATATATACTTAATTACTAAAAGCTTTTGATACTAGTTCTTGTTAAGGAAACGAACGTAAGGCTTCTTGACCTTGGTTACTGAACGGATGTCGGCTTGTACTGATGTAGTACCGTCACCATCTGCACTTGTAAGAGCTGTACCAAATACGTTATTGGCTTGTGCACTTCCGGTAACTACATTATTGTTACCAACAACTGTTGGAGTAGCTGGCTGTGCTTTTGCAATATTTGTTGTACTATCATCAACTGCAAGTGTATTACCTGCATCAACAACATTTCCACCAGTATTGACCTTAGGGCAGAATCCTTCTACCTGAATCCAACTGACCGAACGGTAGGTACTGTTTGCAGTAAGTGCAACACCAGCAAAACCACCACGTAGTGTAGAGTATTGGTTACTTCCACCAGTTACATAAGAGCTTCTAAATGTTGCAACTTGGTATGGTGTACCCTGTCCGTCTTCACGGATGATATAACGATAAGAAGCTTCATTGTTACTTGAAGAAGCTTCAACTCGAGTTTCATCCTGCCAGATAAGTACGTCTCCGGCACTCCAGTCAGAACCATCATTAGACACTAGAAGGTAACGAGCTCCATCTGGGCCTGTAAGGGCCTTAAGACCTTGTGGAGCACCACTTGCAAAGTAGACATTGTCCATAACACCAGTTAGTGAGTCACCGGCTGAACCTTGAGCACCAAAACCAGCAAGCTGTAGTGTAGCTTCTTCAAAGCTATTCCACGACATACCTAGTATGTCATTTAGACTAGGGTTAGCATCAGATGTTTGAGCCACTGTAAAGGTGTCACTTGCATCTGTCTGGACTGAAACTACCTGGATAACGTTTTGACGAGCACCATTCGAGATCTTCTCGAAAGTCTCCCAGTCAATGACGTATTGTACTCCAGGGAGCATCTTACGGTGGTCAGGAAGGATGGCTTGGCCAATTCCTGGCTGTAATTGTACGATAAATGAACGAGCGGGCATTTTGATTCCTTTTCTTTAATAAATATTATTGGGGAAGAACTTCTGTTCTCTGTGTATACATTAGTGTAATGGACTTCGGTATAGTCATCGTACCGATTTGAATCATTTCATCAATTGTAACATTTTGGACTATACATCCAGCATAGTTAATCAATCTCTGTCCACCACCGGGAATGGTGATAACTTTCTGACATGAGACTGGTCCTTTAGATAGCTGTGCTCGGTAAACACCCAAAAGGTCACTAGCAGTATAGAAGGGGTTTGTAGTATCACCCAAGGCTAGTTCTGCCCACACTTCTGTAATCCACTGTTCATAGAAAGTAAGTTCAATAGTACCGGCTTGGAGTGCAGCTGGAAGTGCAATTTCAATTGGGTACGGTTCATTCAATGGTTGAATAGGTGTAGCCTGAGCAACTGGCTGTGGAGCAGTTTCTCTGATCATCTGGCAGTAAGCTAGAACTTGACCGTTGTATTTGAAGGCTGTATAGCCTCCACCTACGCGGAAAGTTGATTGTGGTTTATTTGTAGCCATTTAATCTCCTAGGCGGTAGTGTAATTCGAACTTAGAGTACCTGTAGTAGTCAGCTGACCAGTGTTAGGGTTAAGACTCAGAGTTACATCGATGTAGTTAATTGGATAAGTTGGAGCATACTGGAATGTAATATAGATGGTGGTAGGATTAGGATTTCCTGTAGTAGCAGTTAAGTTTTGGTAAGCCTGGATTAGTCCAGTCTGTACACTACTAATTAGTTGGTTCTGTACGATACCTTGTGCTCCTGCAAAAGTCTGTGCAGTAAGTGGAGCACCGATAAGTCCACTACTAATTAAAGCTGCTTGAATGTTGTCGGCCAGTACGTCCCCGATGGCATTAATTGAAATTTCTTGTGTCAACCAGTTGCTAGTGTTAGTAGTTAGACCTTGCTGAACATACATATTGCCATTTCTACGCTGTCTAATGACACATAGACCATTGGCTTGGTAGATACTGGCTGAGTCAACTGCACTAACCTGATTAGGCACTGCAGTAAATCCAAACACTTGCTTATTAGTAATAGGAGTAGCAACACTAGGTTGACCTACAAATAGACCGGCTAGAGCAGCAGCCCCATAGCATCCGGCAATATTAATAAGTGTATTGGATAGACCTGTAGTGGCATTTAAACCCGGGTTATAGGTAAGTGAACCTGGATAAGCTATACTAACTCTACTATTATTAAAAGCTGTAGCAAATGCTACAACTGCAGTAGAAGTGAGATTGTTAGCAGTTCCATCAATTCCAATAAAGAATCTTTGATATATTCCATTGTTAAATTGTGCAGTTAGATAACTGGTAATACCTGTAGAGACTGCATCACTACTGTAAGTTACTACACCGGCACTAGTAGAGAATGGATAGGTAGGAACAACTACATCTACTCCCACCTGGTTATTTAAATAAGTTTCATCACTACCGGTATTGCTGGTAGTAAGTGCACGAGACCAGTCACTGGTACTAGCGGTAGAACCCACAGTAATTCCATTGTAACTACTGGCTCGAGCAACTGGAAGTACAGTTACACTTGCTGCTCCATTAAGGAATGCAAGATAACTAGCTAGACTGGCTTGAGAAGAAACATTAGTTCCACTAACAGCAGGACCAAAAGCAGTACTTACTGCATTATAGTTAGTGTAAGTACCATATCCACCAAATGAGTGTTGATAGTTAAAAGTTGTAGTACCACTAATAGCGGGGCCACTGAATCCTGAAGTAGTGTAGATAGCAGTATAGATACCGGTTAGATTAGCACTACCATCTGAGTTGCATCGAACTGTACTAAAGTTTACACCGTTGGTACCAGTAATGGTAGAAGTGTAAGCAGTAATGGTACCTGAATTAACGAGTGGGGTACTGAGAACTCCGACTAGGGAACCACTGACAGCTACGTAAGTATCTGTATCATAGCCACTCACTGTACTATCTGCTAGAATACAGATATTAAGTGCAGCATTACTTACAGAGACAAAAGAAGAGCCAGATTGGGTTACATAAACCCCTGGAGTCTGATAATTAGAAATGGGCATAACTTCTCCTTCGTTACAATGTTGTGTTGACTAATAAGTTACAATGTTAAATACTGGGAATCTGTGGAGTTACCATAGTACCACTGGCTACAATAGAAGATATAGATAGAAGACCATAGTTATACTTGTCTTCATAAAACTGGCCAACACACTTGATTCGAACACTGGCCTCGTAAGTCAACTCCTCAGGACTAAAAGGAGTTCCAGGACTAACTGTATCTCCAAGGGGTATTACAGTGTCAGGGAGTAAAGTTAATCCCACTAGATCATTAGAGTCTATGTGATTATAGAATACATCTGAAGCTATAGAACCGGGACCCATTAGAACTAGGTTGGTAATTGCATCCCATAGCTTGTCTCGTTCTTCCGAGTGCATAGCCATAATTTGTAAGTCTATGCTACCTTCAAAATAACCTGCACGATAGTTTATCCAATCAGCACCACTGGGTAGATATTGATCTGGCATTAGTCCAGTCCATTGTACTTTTTCTGGTCTAAACTGTACAAAAATTGCAGGCCATGCTACTTCTTCTAGAGGATATTCAATGGTAACACTATTGGGCACTAGCTCCAGCCCGGTATTGCTAGGGGAACTAGAGATCTGTTGAAATCCTGCAATTAATGCTTCTACAATGGCAGTTTTAGTGGCGGTAATAAACATTATTGAGGTCCTAGTAGGTTATTTACAGCGTCTTTTGCATCACTATCTCTAAGCATACGAATGGTACTAGAATAGGTTAGTCCATTCTTCCATTCGGCAACTGCCATATTTACAGCTTTTTCAATAAAACCCATTGGAGCTTCTCCCGGGTGAACCCACTGTACTTTAGAACTAATGAGTTGACCTTGATTGGTTCGAGTGATTACTTTCTTTTGACCTATAGTACTAGCACTCGCTCTACGAAAAGCTATACTACCGTCACTATTTCTAATCGGGATTACTTTTCCAGCTAGTCCAGTCATGGCATAAGGGTCCATACCCTTATCTTCATAGTACATATAGGCTACATCTTGGGGTATGTCTATACCGACCATGCCATTATCTGATATAGGTACTAGTCTAGAAGCACCCTTACCACTCTTTTTGGGAGCAAACAATTGAACAAGTTCTCCAGCTCTACGAGAAATACTGAAAGTAACTGAACTAGGAAGTTTCATTTAGATCACCGGAACCGAATAGTAAGGATGCCCAGGCCAAAGATTCTCTAGGATTGCTGTTTGATTTACTATAATGGTAGTATTGGTATAAGGTTGTGACCCTACTCTATACGGGTATTGAGCACTAGGACCAGGACCAGTTCTAATAGTTACGGGACTAACCGCACTAACTTGAAAACGAGTAGAAGTAGCAGTAGCAGTATTGCCATTCCAACTTTCCACTCGAGTGACTAGATCACCGGTTCTAATCTGAGGATACCAAGAAAACTGCACTTGAGGGTTTTGTTGCCAAAATTGACCAGTGGAGAGATTTTTACGAACATCTGGAGTATCACTAGCCAGCATATATAGATGATAGGCTACCGGTTGAAATCCACCAGTAAAAGTAGTGCCGTAACAAGCGGGACAATAGCTATTGCCACTCTGACGATAGACTTTACTAACTCGTGCTTGAATTGCTGGATTAGGCATGGTAGGGTTGGGACTATCTTGACATTCTTGACAGTAAGTGACTAATCCTGCAGCAGCATCTTCAGCACGCCAAAGCAAACGAACTATACACTCTTCTCCAAACCATTGTAGAGTTTCATCATGAAATCTTTGCTGGTCTACCTGTGTCCAATTTTCTCTCTGCTTGATTACTAGTAGAGGACTCTCCACTTGATAAGATAGAGTTTGAACAGGTGGTGTTGGAGGTATTACTGGACCCGGTTGTGGGTCAATTGGGCTTAGAGCGGGGTCTACCCAATTTGTAGACACTACATACCGCCCATGTTTACAGCAGCATACTGGAAGTGAGGACGAGCTGGGTTAACGAACATACGAGGAATAAGTCCTCCAGCAACAAGTAGACTTCTCTTGGAACCGACCATAAACCAACGCTTCATCTGTCGCAGTTGCTTGTCAGCAATCTCTTTTTCAAAAGTATAGAGACTCCACCAACGGTTATAGTAATCTCTACGATCCATCCAAGCGGCAGTCATACCTTGAGGAGTTGGCTGTTCAATGTAGTTACGAGCAATATGTTTGATAAAGTGAGCATAGGTTTGGGTAGCCAATACTCCATAGTACTGGATGGGCCATGGAGCCATTGCATTAATACCCACTTCATAGGCTGGTTGAAATACCGGCTGGAATTCATAGTTACAATAATCCATGACTTCTGTAGACATTAAGAATGCTGTATCTTCATACATAGCAAACCCACTTTGCTGTAGTTCTTGTAAGTAAGGACCACCACTAGTAGAATCAAAACTTCGGTCTAGTCTATGAACGATACCGGTAACTAGTTCTTGTTGTTCAGTGGTGAGATTTTGCCAATAGGGCATCTGACCACTAACAATATAGTAGTCTTCATAGTATCTGACTACTCCATTGACGTAATAAGTCCAGAATACTGTATAGTTGTCTTCTACTGAAGTTTGAGTAGAGTCTAGCATATAGTTATATACACCGGTACTCTCTCGTGTAGCCAGAGTGCCACTGGGCACTAGAACAGTATTATTGTTGGTATTGGTAATGGTTAGAGTAACTGAGTCAGCATCTGGGTCAGTGAGTACTCCATTTACATAGATCATAATACCTACGGGTTCAACCGCATATTGGGGGATTGGACGTACTCTCATTTTTAGACTCCGTTTGTTGCTGTACTTAAATATCGAATTATAACTATACCTTGGTAACCGGCTCCACCAGCTCCACCACCGCCAGCACTACCGGTAGTTCCACCACCGCCGCCACCGCCGTAAGAAGTGGCACTAGCACCAGCAGGAGAACCAATATATGCACCACCACCGCCACCACCAGTGCCACCAATACCGTTAACATACCCGCCACCACCGCCGCCACCAGCGACTATTCCTAGAGTGAGTGTATTAGTATAGTACCAGTTTTGAAAAACATTGGTTCCGGTTCCACCATCACCACCTTGAACATTGGTCTTGTAACCATTGGAAGAGTTAGTGTCAATTCCAATGGCACCAGGATTACCGGTTCCACCACCACCACCAGCAGCAGGGCCTAGGTTTGCTCCACCAGCTTGACCGTAAAAACCGGTATAGCCTTGTGTAGAGCCCGGTTGATTGGCATTACCGCCGGAATCAACACTAGAGTTGTAGGCCACTACTCCACCACCACCTCCACCACAGCCACCATTATTACCAGCACTACCAGCAGCACCACCACCACCACCAGCTTGACCATAGACAGTAATTCCAGTGTTGATTTCAACAAAACTAGAGCTACTACCAGTGGCACCAGAGGTACCTGCTCCAGAACCACTTGATGCAGGTTGACCACCAGTAGTGCCACTACCTACAGTAATATAGAAATTACCAGTATTTAGTATATATTTTTTATAACCAATTCCACCGGCTCCACCGCCACCACCACCACGACCACTAGCTGTAACAGTTCCACTAGTACCGGGACGATAACCGGGTCCTCCTCCACCGCCTGGACCCACTACCAGCACTTCTGCAGATAATGAATTACCACTAAGACTAAAATTACTACTAACACTACCGACTGTAAATACTCGATAGATGTAGCCGTCTCCAGGATTAACAATAGTTCCACCACTAGGCACTGGAAATACTCCAGTGACACTAAAGTTATAGCTAGTGGCATAAGTGAGCGAGTTTCCAGCACTATCGGTCACTTTAAAGGATATATTATTGGCACTAATTGTACTGGTTCCTGTATTGGCAGCAGTTCCAGTTAGTGCACCTGAACTATTAAACCCCAGTCCCAGTGTACTTAGAGCAACTCCCCCACCGTCTACTTCAGCCCAAGTGTAACCGGAACCTGTACCACCTGTAGCACTAAAGCTACCACTAGCAGCATCACCATTGTTATAAGAGGTCTTTATAGAGTTTGGAGTAATTACCAGTGCTGGGTAACCGCTTACAGTTACTGTAGTTACCACAGATGCTGCATAATTACCGTAGATATCAGTTGCTGTAAAGTATACACCAGTGGCAACTTTACTGCTAGTTCCACTATTGGTAGCTGTTCCACCAATAGTCAGAGTCGAGTATGGACTACTGCCAGCACTAAGGGTTAATCCCAGTGTACTAAGAGCAACCATTCCAGTATCTCCTTCAGCCCAAACATACGGAGGTTGACCACCTGTAGCACTAAAGCTACCGTTACCGGGATTACCATTATTATAACTACTGGACATACTTCCGGTAACTGACATTGCAGTTAAACTTGTTACACTAAAACTAATGGCACTAGAGAGAGCTATCTGACCCAATCCGTCGGTTACACTAAAAGTTGTAGTATTACTTACACTACTGGTTGTATTGTTGGTTGCAGTCCCAGTTAATGCACCTGTACTGGTACTAAAACTTAGTCCCATATTGGTTAGACTAGTGCCAGTAGAACTATAGATTGCATAAGTATAAGTACCGGTACCGCCTGCTCCAGCTACACTGCCATTATATGCAGTCTGTCTGGTTAGTGCAGTAGTACCGAGATTGTTAGTGAGTGTCACTCCCGGGTAGGCTTTGAAAGTTACAGTGCTACTGGTTGCAGTATTGTTGGTTGTAGTGTCAGTTACTGTAAAGATTACCGGATAGCTAGTGATAGTGGCTGGAGCAGTGACTGTACCAGAAAAAGTACCACTAGAGGTAAGACTAATTCCACTAGGCAGAGTGCCACTGACAGTATAGGTGTAGTTGCCACTACCACCACTTGCAGTAACTCTACCGGTCATACTACTGCCACTTATTAAGGCAGTATTAGCAGTGACATTTACTGCACTAGCATTGATGGATAGAATTGTTGGAGAGACTGTAAAGGTAACAGGGCTACTGTTACTAGTGGCTGCAGTAGTATTGTCAGTGACTCTAAAAGTTGCTGTAGAAGTAACGGGTACATATGATTGAGTCACTGTACCAGTAATGGCTCCTGTACTAGAACCGAGATTCATACCGGTAGGCAGTGTACCACTAACTATAGTATAGGTATAGCTATTACTACCACCAGTTGTTGTAAGAGTTCCAGCACTAGTAGTTCCACTGGTAAGAGTGGTAACTAGACTACTGGTACTAATAGTCAATTGAGCGGCAACATTGAAAGTAACTGGAGTACTAGTTGCACTCTGGTGAGTACTACTATCGGTTACTCCAAAAGTAACAGTAAAACTAGTGGGACTGCCACTGGCAATTACTACCCCACTAATAACTCCGGTACTACTATTTATAGTCAATCCATTGGGTAGACTACCGGTAGCAACACTATAGATGTAGGGTCCAGCTCCACCGGTTACTGAAACTTGCCCTCCACTGGTACTGCCACCGTATAGAGTGGTAGTGAACCCGGTAGCATTGACTACAAGTTTGGCATAGTGCTTTCCTGTATTTAGACCAAACCCTCTTGTGGAGTCAGCTCCAAAGCTACCCAGTAATGGCATATTAGTATGCAGTCCACGCAGCAAAGACTCTAACAGTTGAAGTACTATCCTTAGTAACTGTTATAGTATAAGTATCATATCCACTACTACTACCATAAGTTGGAGCAGCTCCTCCACCACCCCAATAGACTGTAGCAACTCCACCATCTACAGTTACTGTTCCACAATAGCCATTATTGACAGCAGTTGCTACTACAGTAGTTATAGACTGATTGGTCTGTAGATAGTTAATAAGACTTCCGGTACTGGCAGTAACATTAATAGTAAATCCCGTTACTGTAGTGGCTCCTGTAAACAAGTGTACACTAGTACTATCAGCATTGATCGATACCGAGCTTCCGATTGTACTAGCATGAGTAGTAAAGTTTTCTACCGGACTAGTGAGAGTTAAATTGTTGGTCCAGTAAGGAAAACTAGCACCACTTGCAGTAGACATTAATAGTTGTCCACTTGCACTAGGGGTAGGAAAGTCTCCATTGACCATTCCACTCTGTACTGTAAAGTCACTGGCCAGTAGACCCGAAACCCATGGAACAGAAGTTGCACTAGTAATACCACTAGTGGTCTCTTGTGCACGAGTAACTGAAGCAATTCCTACACTACCACTACTAGTGATACTATTAACATAAACAATTTCTGGGTTTAGTACAGAACCTAGGTAACCTGGAGCCAAAATAATTGGTAGGTAGGTACCACTAGGGACTGTAATTCCATAGAAACCTGAACTAGTAATGGTAGTATCACTACTACTTATACCACTTGCAGTAAGTCCATAAAGAAAGTTTTTGCGAAATCTAGTGGTCATTTAATCCTACTTAGTGGGTGGTGTGTGACTCGAATTTGCATTAATTGCATTAGTATTAAAACGTAGATAAGTTTGTGGTTTTCGTCCATCTTGATTAACATGGCAGTAGCTGGGGTCACCCTGCTGACCCATTGAAATAGTCAAGGGATTAGAAGCATTAGCACCAGTTACATCTACAATTAGAGCAGTATGCCAACCGGTACCGGGTCCGTAGACAATTACATCTCCGGGTTGTACATCTTTAAGAGCAATCTTTTGCCCATGAGCAAGAAGTGTACCAGTATAGCCCGTGTGATTGTAGCTTTGACCGTTAGGGTCAGGAGCTCCAGCCCAGTTGTAGCAAAGAGTTACAAAGGCCGAGCAATCGGAAATAACTGGTAGTTTACCAGCATGTCCAATTCCAGACATACGCTGAGGACCTTCTGAATAAGTAAATTTTGCATGATTAGTAGCAGCCCACTTGGCCCAAGCTACAATAACAGAACGAACATCTGACATAATTCTCCTTATGGACTCGTATAACTCTTATGTGAAAACAAGAGTCTAGTACATTCTATTAACTAGTAGGTTCTGTGTGACTATTAGAATTTCCATTACCAGAAGAGTAGTTACCGGTAGTGTTATTGGGTTGTTGTTCAGCATAGTCAGCGACTCTGTTTTGGGTAAAGGTATTGACATCTGTATTTTCAACTAGTCTAACATTCATTAGTCTCTTGACATTAAATCGTATTAGACTAGTGGCAGTGGCAATAGCTTGTCTAATTGCAGTTCTACGTCTACTAGTGCCAATCTGATAACTAACCATTACACTAGCATTACGACTCTTGCCTTTGGCTCTGGTGACAGTAGCACTAACCACTTGTGCTGCTTGAGCAGTCTTGTGTTTACCTCTACCTCTAAAGGCACGACCCAAGAATACAGCTACAGGACGAACACTCCAGTAAATTCCACGGGTAAAGGCTCCAAGCATTACTACTGGAATTCTAACTGTAGTTCTTAATGCTTTATTGGAACGCACTAGAGAGAATGAAGTAGAAAATACAAGCTTGAGTCCATTAAAGATCTTGCTATTGGTTACTAGAGCCATAGAGTTTGCAATAGCGGTCTTGGGTCTATTTATAGTCTTAGTCCCAAAGGCAATATTGATTAGATTTACCACCGAGCTTCTAAAACTATTGACTATCTTAAGTGAACGACCCACATTAACTCCTAATGCACGAGCCAAACGCAGATGAGTGGCTGTTCTAGATACCGTAGCTAGACCAAAGAAACGAGCTGTAGCCCATCGATAGAGTGCAGTAATAGGACCCTGTACACTAGACTGTATTACTAGTGCACTAGCTCTACGGAAACTGACTATAGTTCTACTAGCTATGGCTCTATTTACTACACTTGCACTAGATCTACGAATTGCTCTTACTAGTCGAGTATTACTAGTCAATTGTATTCCAGTGGCAATTGAATATCTAAGCTTACGAGCAAAGTTAGTGGTCTGTACTATAGAGAACGATACTACTGTACTGTTTCTAAACTTAACAGCATACTTGACTGTAGTTATTGCAAGTGAACTAGTAGCAATAGAGTATCTAAGTTTATTGGCTTTTTTAGTTGTAGAAACTAACTCTACAAAAGTGGCTCGAGCGTATCTATAGAGTCTGGTAAATGGAATTTCATAACCAGCAAGCAGTGTTTGTTGAGCAACTGAACTTCGTATCTTAGTTGCAAATTTATTACTAGATACTAAATTAAATACTCTAGCCTGGGCATATTTAAAGAAACGTCCAATGGGACTGTCACTAGCTAACAATACTACCGTAGCAATAGCATAACGTAATTTATTGGCAGTCTTGTTATTGTTGGCCAAGTTGACTAGTGTAGCTCGAGCAAATCTAAATAGACGAGTGAAAGGAATCTCTGGACTAGCAAGTAGTAGTGTTGTTACTCTACTGTAGCGAACTCTTTGAGCAAATTTATTGTTAAGTACTAGATTGAATGATGAAACTATAGAGTGTCTAAGTTTATTGGCAATCTTGATATTACTGGATAGAGATATAAAAGTAATTCGAGCGTAACGAAGCAATCTATCAAATCTAAAATCTCCAGCTCTCTGTACCACAGTAGCTATAGCATAACGTAGTTTACGAGCGGTATTAGTAGAAGTAACTAGACTAACTAAGCTGGCTTGAGCAAATCTAAATAGACGAGTAAACGGTACTTCAGGACTGGCCAACCAAATTTGTAAGACTGTACTGTATCTAAGTTTTCGAGCAGTATTGGTAGTGGCTATAGAATTGATAATATTGACTACTGAGTGTCTAAACTTGTTTGCTGTTTTACTCAAAGAGGCCAATGGAGTAAGAGCGGCTGCTCCTATTCGCAAGAATACTCCACGTTTACTGACACTAGCTAGAGCAAATGCTCGAGCGGTAGCCCATCGGTATAGAGCAGTAATAGGGCCCTGTCGAGTGAGTGAGATTACAGTAGCTAGTGCTCTACGTAAGTATACACCAGTACGAGTTACTTGTACGGTATTAATAACTGTACCTATACCCCTACGAACATACCGTCCAACTCTACTGGTCACTACAAAGCTAGTAGCAATAGCAGTTGCTCTACGAACTTTGTTGGCTACTCTAGAACTACTAACTAACTGTATAGTAGAAGCAATAGCATAAGTAAAGAAGTGCCCAACTCTTACACATCTAGCAAGAGATATTTGTACTACTGCACTAGATCGAATTTTTCGAGCAAACTTAGAACTAGCTATAGTTGTAATAGATAGTGCACTAGAGAATCTAAAGCTAACAGTTCTACGAGTAGTAGAAGCAAGATATATAGCAGTTACTCTAGCACGACGAAGCAAACGGGTAAACGGTATTTCAGGACTAGCCAAAAATACTTGTATGATATTACTGTAGCGAAGTTTTTGAGCAAACTTATTATTACTTGTTAGAGATATAAAGGTGGCTCGAGCATATCTAAATAGTTTTGTAAACGGTATTTCTGGACTAGCTAGTGATGTTTGTATTACTGTACTAGAACGAATTTTTTGTGCATATTTATTATTGTTTACTAGACCAATTGCTAGTGCACGAGCATAACGGAATAATCTATCAAATGGTTTTTCTGGAGAAACAAGCCAAACTTGTACTATATTGCTATAGCGTAGTTTATTAGCATACTTACTGTTAGTACTTAAAACAATGAAAGTTGCTCTAGCACGACGAAACAGTCTAGTAAATGGCACTTCAGGACTAGCAAGCCAAGTTTGAATTACTGTACTGTAACGAAGTTTTTGAGCATAGTTGTTAGTAACTATAGAGTTAATATAGTTTACTACTGAGTATCTAAGCTTGTAAGCAAAATTGGTTGAAGCTACTGATAGTATATTGGTAATCGTAGAAAAACGAGAGTGAGTAGCAGTACGAGTAGTTGTTACTAGAGCAAATACTCGAGCGGTAGCACGTCGATAGAGTGCAGTAATAGGACCTTGTCGAGTGAGATTGACTACAGTAGACAATGCTCTACGAATATGAGTGGCTGTTCTTGTAGAAGAGACAAGACCAATAGTAGTAGCAATACTTCTACGAACATTTCTAGATAGCTTACTATTACTAGCGAGATTTATAGCATTAGTAAGAGCATAACGCATCTTGGTTTTAATATTAAATATCTGAACTAGTGGTACTTGTACTACTGTACTATATCTAAGTTTACGAGCGAACTTGATGTTGTTTATGGCTGGAGTAAGTAGTGCTAGAGCAAAACGGAAGAAATGATCTAGCTTAAACTCTCCAGCTCTTTGTACAGTTGTAACTAGTGCATTACGAACTTTATTGGCTGTTTTACTGTTATTGGCTAGAGATACAAAGGTAGCTCGAGCAAAACGAAACAATCGAGCGAATGGAATTTCTGGACTAGCCAATAATGTTTGAGCTACTGTACTGTATCTAAATTTAACAGCACGATTGGTAGTTTTAATTAAACTCACTGCTAATGCAATTGCATATTTAATATAGTGCTCTATACCGTTTGATGTACGAATCATAGAGATGTTTATTAAACGAGAATATCTAAGTAACCGAGTGTATCTCTGTACTGTAATAGAAGCAATAGTGCTGACTAGAGAACTACGAACAAATACTCCACGCTTACTAGTAGAGACTAATGCAAATGCTCTTGCAGTAGCTCTTCTAAAGAATTGACCAATTGGTCCCTCAACAGTAAGACTAACAGTAACTGCTATGGCCCTACGCAAGAGAGTGGTAATACGAGTACTAGAAACTAATGAAATCATAGTAGAGACAGACTCTCTAAAATGTATGGTTCTCCTAGTGCTATTGACTAGTTGTACAGCAGTAGCAAGAGCATAACGTAGCTTAGTTCTAGTACTAGATATCTGTACTAGTGATGTTTGTATTACTGTACTGTATCTAAGTTTTCGAGCAAACTTATTGCTACTCGTTAGAGATGTAAAAGTGGCTTGAGCATAACGAAATAGTCTAGTAAATGGAATTTCTGGGCTGGCAAGTGATGTTTGTATTACGGTACTAAAACGAATCTTTCGAGCAAACTTAGAACTATTAGCTAACTGAATAAAAGTAGCTCGAGCAAATCTAAACAATCGAGCAAATGGTACTTCAGGACTGGCCAGTAATATTTGTGTTACACTACTATACCTAAGCTTACGTGTATACTTACTAGCAACAATTAGAGATGTAAAAGTAGCTCGAGCAAATCTAAATAGACGAGCGAAAGGAATCTCTGGACTAGCAAGAAATACTTGTACTATATTTGAGCTTCGTATTTTAGTTGCAAATTTATTATTATTAGACAAATTAATTAATACAACTCGAGCATAACGAAACAATCGAGCAAACGGGACTTCAGGAGCAGCAAGTGATACTTGTACTGCATTTGAATTTCGTAATTTATGTGCAAATTTACTAGTGGTTACTAGTCCAAATATTCTAGTAGTAGCATATTTAAAGAAACGCCCAACTGGACTATCACTAGCTGACTGTATTGTAGTGACTAGTGAGTATCTCAGTTTATTGGCAGACTTAGTATTGTTAGTTAGACTAATTAATGTAGCTCGAGCGTAACGAAATAATCTTGCAAAAGGAATCTCAGGTGCAGCAAGAGATGTCTGTACAGCTCTAGCAATTCGAAGCAGTACAGTTCTTCTAGTAAGAGAAACTAGAGAAGTTAACTGTGCACTAGCATATTTAAAGAAACGTCCAACTGGACTGTCTAGTGCCCTATTGACAACAGTAACAGTGGCGTATCTAGGTTTATAGGCTTGTTTAGAAACAGCAACCGTAAAGATACTAATGGCTCTAGAGGTTCGTGTAAACACTCCTCTACGGGTTGTAGAAACTAATGCAAATGTTCGAGCGGTAACACGTTTAAATAGCTCGTCAATACGACCCTGTCGTATCAATGATACAGATGTTACCGTAGAGTGACGTATCTTGTCTGCAACAAATCTTGCAGCAATAGCCGAGACTTGTACAGCTACAGCAAGTTTGAATCTAATATTGTATTTTTGTACAGAAATGTAGTTGGTCGAAAGAGCTCTACTGCTCTTGTTTCTGGTAAAAGTTCTATTGTTCTCTACAAATAGTGTAGCTAGTGCTATAGAATTTTTTAGATAGTGTATAAATGGCGATAATGGCCATTGACCTTTTCTATAGCCCAACTCGTAGGCATTGTTATTGGGGCTATAGTAGGCTCTAGTAAAAGAGTGTGGACGACTATTGTACGGTGGGTAAACTGGACTAGCACCACCACGGTAACCTTCAATAACATTGGCAGAGGGAGAGTGATAGCCCTTCTGAATATTATTCTTGGGAACTTTAACGGCCATTGTTTACTTTCACTAGACTTCTAAGGCCGACCACTTTCCCAGTGGACAAAAAGCCTCAGCTAATTTAACTTTTGCAGTCATAATACAACCACATTCTTTGCATTGCATAAGTTTCTTACGAAGTCGAGGACAGTCCTTACAAATGTCTAGTCGTTGTTCTTGTATCTCTTCTGGGACTCGTTCTTTGTTGGGGTTAAGTAAATCCCAAGGACGAACCTGTCTTGGTTTTTCTTGTTCCTGCTCTTCTAATAAAGCATAAAAGGGTTCTGGACTTCCTATAGATATGGGTATTTCTTTAACTTCATTGTGTATTTCTAGAAATTTTCTTTCTTTTTCTAGATATAGATCCCAAGGTCTTGGACTTTGATCAGACATTTCTAACCTATCGTGTCATTTACTGGAGCTTGAAAACCTAAGTCTTTGGAGTAAGTCCAACCGACTTTTATTTCCCCCACTAGTGCTGGTTCAACAGAAACAATAACTGGGTTACTGGTTAGTAGTGCAGCAAAACGCTCTTGTGTAGTCATTACTTCTTCGACTTGTCCGTCTATAACAAAGGCAACGGTTTCAGTCATACTGGGTACTGCTGGATTATCAGACATTTTGTCTCCTGTTAGTAATTAGTACCATTATATATTATTGACCCGTAAAGGTTCCAATTGTTGTACCCTGAGTAAGTCCACCGGGAGTTAGTGCAACACCTACTCCTGCAGTTGCAGCAGAGGGGATACCAGTAGTAGCAGTATAGTTAGTAGTACCCAGGCTGGCTGTTAATGCTGTATCGGTATATGGAGTCACTGCAATTACTCCAGTGGTAGCATTGGTGGTAACACTCAAAGAGTTAACATAGGGAGTACTACTGGTATTGGTCCAACTAGTACTCCATACACTAGTGATGGTATTTGCTACTGATCTCCATAGATTAACTGGCCATACATAGTAGGTTGTAGTGTATCCAGCTGTACAACCATAGGCAGTGCAACCGTTAGCAGTGCAGCCGTTATTATTAGCAGTACAACCGTTAGTACAACAACCACTAGATGTACAACCATAACCAGCACAGTTACTGGCATTATAGGCATTGCAGCAACCGTTACCACAAGTGCCATAAGTAGGGTTAGAAGCATTATAGCCAGTGCAACCGTTAGCAGTGCAGCCCGTAGCACTACAAACATAACCATTACATTTATAACCAGCACAGATAGTATTGTAGCCAGTGACACAACCATTACCACAGCCGTAGATGGTGTTACTGGCATTATAGGCATTACAGCAACCATTACCACAACTGCCATAGTTAGCATTACCGCCACTCTTGGTCTTGGCATTGTAAGCATTGTATCCAGTAATACAACCAGTACCACAACTACCACTGGTCTTGCAGTTACTGGTATTGGATCCATTGATACAGTTGGCAGGTGCACCACAACTGCCATAGTTGGCGTTACCTGAACTCCAACTAGCACAAGTAACACTAAGACAACCACTAGTTGTACAACCATAGGCAGTGCAACCGTTGGTAGCACAAGTAGCAACATTGTAGCCAGTCTGACAACCATTGCCACAACTACCAGCAGTTTTACAGTTACTGGCATTGGAACTAGTACAACCATTGGCACAGCAACCGGAACTAGTGCAACCATAGGTGGCACAACCGGTTACTCCATAGGCAGTGCAACCGTTGGCAGTACAACCGTAGACACTGCAGGTGTAGGTATTGTAGGTGGAGCTAGGTCCAGTGGACAGTACATAGAAATCACCAGAGCTGGTTTGCCAAAAAGCAACTCCAGCACCCTGACTGACACTCTGTGCACTAATTGTAGCACTGGTTTTAAAAGGAGTTGTAGCCAGTGGAAAACTGGTATTGGACACTGTACTTGAACTAGTGGCTACTCCACTATTGCTGTACCAAATTCCAATAATGTTACTCCAGGTATTACCGGTATTACTGGTGCCTAGACTACCGCTTGTAACTCGAGCCCAAGTGTCGAGAATGTTACTCTGATACCAAGTTTTCCAGGCTCCACCAATATTGATAAAGCTCTGTGTAATCGAGTGCCAAGTTCCGCCAATGTTTACTGACATTCCATTGGTAGAGTACCAGGTTCCACCTGTTTTAAAATTTCCTGCCATTAGCTATACTGAATCCATATGTCTCCGTTAGCTCCGCCTGAGGGAGTAACTGTTCCACTAACTACCCAAATGTTTCTTATGACTCCAAGACCACTAGATGTAGTGGCAGTTGTCACTACTGTACCACTACCGGCAGTGTAAGAGAGATTAATCTGTGCACCGGGGACCCAAGTTCCTGGAGAACCGGGGGAGGTACAGACCCAAGTGTTGCCATTCTGTCCAATTAGAAAGTCACCGGCTACATAGGTACCACTAGTTGGAGCACCACTAACGGTTGCTCCTACATAACGTGTCCCTTGGGTTGCTCCAGGAAGACCGGTAGCACTATAACTCTCTCGGGTTATTGATTCAGCCATAATTTATCCTTAAGTTAGCTTCATGTGTAGATTATATTGCATTGCAGTGGCACCACTACTTGCATATGCTACAGAGTAAGAGATGTTGGTTCCACTCTTGGCATAGAATTGGAAACTTCCGTAGACTGCACTAGAAGTGGTATTTGCACTAGTGGAGTCATCGGTGAGAGTTACTGTAGTTCCATCGGGGTCAGTAAAGATTACACTCACGGGACCTAGGGTACTAGACGTAGTTGCAGCAGTAGTGACCTTACCATAAAAGTCTAGATTGTACAGTTGAGCAGTCGGAGTAGAGTATATGAGAGTAGTACCAATAGCGGCACTTTGTGTAGTCAAGTCTACTAGTCCATAGTATTCTATGTCATTGACTGGAGCCCACTGAGTTCCATTGTAGGTTAGTACATTACCACTTGCTGGAGCAGTATTGCTTATGGCAACACCTTGAATTTTGGCTACAGTTGGGTTTGGAAGTGTACCCGTTAGGTCTCCGCCAACACTGGCACTAAGTGTACCGGTAACAGTTAGACCACTAGCAGCAACCACTAGGCCGGCACTAGTAATGGTCATAGAATCATTGGAGCTATTATTGTTTACAAAGTGTATAGAGTTGGCAGTATAGGTACCCAGTGTAACATCACCATTGGCAGCACCCACATAGACGGCGTTGGGGATATTGAACCCACCGGTACCGGCATAGTTACTGGAGTTCATTCCAAACTCACCATAGTAACTGCTTGCAGTTGCTAGATTATTACTGACATTAAAGTTAGTACTACTAGTGGTTCCCGAGTTGGTATTTTGCATAACCATCTGGTTGTAACTACCAACATTACTAGAGAACCCGGCCATAATATTTACATCAGAATAGTTAAGAGAGCCATTGTTAATTGGTGGAGTATTGGTACCACTACTTGCACTAACTGTATAGGGAACACTTAGAATACCGGTTACAGTTACGTTACCGGTTACGGTTACACTGCTATTAGAGTAGAGTGGACCAGTGAGACTTCCACCGGCAAGAGGTAGTTTGGTAGAGTCCAGTGGAGCACTTGTAGTTACTCCTGTCACTCGACCCTTACTGTCAGTTGTAATAACTGGTACTAGAGTAGCACTACCGTAGGTACCGGCAGTTCCAACTCCACTGAGTGTTGGGTTCGGATAGCTACCGGTAAGGTCACCACCAGCTGTACCATTGGGTGGTAGAGCCGTAGGAATTTGACCAAAAGCTGCAGCATCTGAGGCAGCTGAGCCATTTGCAAGTCCTGTAATCTTGTTACTACCCATTGCAATAGCACCAGACATGGTACCACCGGCTTTGGGTAGAGCAGCAGCAGCAACTCCACTAACAGTTGCAATATTTGTATTGGCAGTGACCATCTGCCCGCTAAGTGTGGCTATGTTACTGTTTGCAGTGACCATTTGGCCACTTAGAGTGGCAATATTGCTCTCGTCTGTAATTTGTTTGCCACTAATGGTCGAGACATTGCTATTGGTGGTCACTATACTGCCACTATTGGTGGCAATATTGTTATTTGCAGTGATCATTTGACCACTTAATGTTGCAATATTGCTATTAGCAGTCACCATTTGACCACTGAGAGTGGCTATATTTGTTTCGTCTGTAACTTGTTTGCCGGAGATGGTGTCTACAACACCACTGGTAGTGGCATATTGACCCGAGAGAGTTGCATATTGTCCACTAAGACTGGCTAGGTTACTGTTGGTAGTATTGAGACTACCACTAAGTGTAACTAGATTGCCACTTAATGTTGCAATATTGTTTTCGTCTGTAACTTGCTTACCGGAGATGGTGTTTACAACACCACTAGTGGTGACATATTGTCCACTAAGGGTTACAAGTGACCCACTGGTAGATGCAATGTTTGCATTGGCAGTGACCATTTGACCCGATAGGGTAGCAATATTACTTGTATTAGTAGTTACAATTCCTGAGGTGGTAACATATTGACCACTGAGTGTTGCAAGGTTGCTATCGGTTGTAGTGATTGAACCACTCAGTGCTGACAAGTTTCCAGAAAGACCAGTCACTTGATTCTGAGCAATCTGTATACCAGTTACGGTGACTGCACTGACACGGCCTTGTGGGTCTGTAGTGATAACTGGAACTCCGCTAACGGTACCATATGTGCCAGGAGTTCCGGTTGAAGGAAGGTTTATTGCAGTTTGTCCACCATCTGCTCCATAACTTACGTTTATAGTAGTAGATGTGATTGGTTGAATCTTAGTATCCCATGCAAGGGTATTTGTTGCTACACCTTCCCAGAAAGCACTTGGTGGAATCCAGATTGGTCCATTAGTAACTTCAGCATCTATTGTTGCTCCAGAGTTTGGATAAACGAGGAGCCAATTGTTTAAATCTTGGTTATGGATTTGTGTCCATTGACCATTATATGATGGAGTAGCAAGAACAACACCCGTACCATAAACATTATTACCACTTGCAGTTGCACCAGTTACTGGAGCATAAGTGCTAAGTGTAAGAGGAGTAGCTGTTGCTTGGTTAGTACCACTGGCAGCGATTGCATTAACGGTGTATGTACCTGTTTGGTTGTACATAACTTGTTGAACGGTAACAATAAAAGATGGTGAGTTAGGAGCAGTCCCTAAACCAGGAACATCAATTAAAGAAACATGTGTATCATCGGCAGTCCACATGAATTGGAATTTGTCACCACCACTAGCAGCTACTATATAGTTCCATGAAACAATTGAATAACCATTACCAGTACCACCGGTTCTAGGAATAGCAACTGTACCGTTTGTTTCAGCTAAATTAACACCATTCTTACGAATCCAAATCTGAGCATTGTGTGCAGCATTATCAGTGTTTTGTAATTGTGCAGAGAATTGGAAGTTGTATGTTCCTGTGTAACCAATAGTCATTGTACCACTAGCAGACGAAACAATACCATTTTGATTTGTAGGGGTACCAATGAGGATTGGCTTACCACTTAGTACAGTAGTTAGGGTTTGGTTAGTAGTATCATAACCTGCAAACCAATAGCCATTAGCACCACCGGGGCCAGGAGTTCCTATTCCACTTGAAGTAATAGGAGTCCATACTCCACCAACTGATGCAAGAACTTGACCAGTGTTTGGAGGAACATTGCTTACAGGTGTGCCCTGAAGTCTGTCTACAGTTGGATTAGGGAAGAAACCACCAAGGTCTCCACCAGCAGCATCACCAAAGTTATTGCTACTAATCAACCATTCTGTTCTAACAGAATCATAGTAAAATGATACTGAGTTAAAAACTGTATTTCCAGCTAGTGTAAAATCACCACCAGGTATAGTGTCACCACCACTAGCAGTAATTATCACGTTGTAAGTACTTGTAGTTAGACTTGCTACTGAAATAACTGAACCATTGGAAGGAGCATTGGGGAGTGTTATGGTGATTGGTGCAACCGTAGCATTTACGACTACATAATCATTAGGAACTGCTGTATAGTTACCACTCTTAGTAGCAGTTGGGAATAGAGCGTTACCCGTACCAGCATACCAAGTGCCGGATGTAGTACTGTAACGTAGAACCTGGTTATTGGTTGGAGCCGTTGGATTTATGGAAATACCCTGGATTTTAGCTACAGTTGGGCTTGGATAGGTGCCTGAAAGATCACCAGTAGCATTCGTACCAGAGAAGATTGTTCTTCCACTAGTAGTTGCAAATTGACCACTCAAACTTACAATATTGCCTGAGTTGGTTGCTATGTTACTGTTTGCAGTGACCATTTGGCCACTGAGTGTAGCTATATTGATTGTATTAGTTGCAGCAACTCCACTAACAGTAGAGATGTTTGCTTCATCTGTCACTTGCTTACCTGATATGGTATTTACAACACCACTAGTAGTTGCATACTGTCCACTAAGAGTAGTAAAGTTGCCACTAATGGTAGCAATATTGTCTTCATCAGTCACTTGCTTGCCACTAATGGTAGCAATATATCCAGACTGGTTTGTAACAAGGCCTGAAGTAGTAACATATTGGCCACTGAGTGTTGCAAGACTACCTGACAATGATGCAATATTGGAAGTATTAGTAACTACTTGACCACTAATGGTTGCAATATTGGCTTCATCAGTGGATACATCACCCTCTAATAAAATAAGGTTTTGATTTGTTGTATACCAATAGCCAGAGAGAGTAGAAATGTTACCAGAGTTGGTTGCAATATTTGTATTGGCAGTAACCATTTGGCCACTTAAAGTGGCAATATTGCTTTCATCAGTGACCTGATTACCACTTATAGTTGCAACATTATTGGTAATTGTAACTACTTGTCCACTAATAGTGGCTATATTTGTTTCGTCTGTAACTTGCTTACCGGAGATGGTGTTTACAACACCACTGGTAGTGGCATATTGACCCGAGAGGGTGACAAAATTACCACTAATAGTGGCTATATTGCTTTCATCGGTCACTTGTTTGCCACTTAGAGTGGTAATATTGCTCTCGTCTGTAATTTGTTTGCCACTAATGGTGGCTATATTACTTGCATCAGTAATCTGTAGTCCACTTAGAGTGGCTATATTGCTTTCATCTGTAACTTGCTTGCCAGAGATAGTTGCTATATAACCACTAAGAGTACTAGTGCCATTTTGTAGTGCAGTAATATTAACTGCATCTGTAGCTTGTCGTCCACTAAGACTAACAATATTATTATTAGTGATATCGAGACTGCCACTGAGAGTGGCTATGTTGCCCGAGTTAGTGGCAATATTACTATTGGCAGTAACCATTTGACCCGAGAGAGTCGATATATTGGTCTCGTCAGTTACTTGCTTACCGGAGACAACCCCAATGCTATTACCTTGATTGGCAACTTGACCACTTAAGGTTACAAAGTTACTTTCATCGGTCACTTGCTTGCCACTTATAGTTGCAATATTGCTGTTTGCAGTGACCATTTGGCCCGAGAGTGTTGAGATATTACTAGAGTTAGTGACTATCTGACCCGAATTGGTTGCTATGTTACTGTTTGCAGTGACCATTTGGCCACTTAGAGTGGCTATATTGTCTTCATCTGTGGCTTGATTACCACTAATGGTGGCTATATTACTGTTGGCAGTAACCATTTGGCCACTTAAGGTGGCAATGTTAACTTCATCAGTGATTTGATTATTGACAACACCACTTAGAGTGCCACTTATAATGACCACTTGTCCACTAAGTGCAGCTATATTGCTTTCATCAATGGATTGATTGCCACTAAGTGTAACAAATTGTCCACTTAATGTAGTAAAGTTATTGGTAAGTGTAGTGAGATTTCCACTAAGAGTGGATACTCCACTATTTGTAGCAATTATTTGACCCGACAGTACTGCTATATTGTCTTCATCAGTGACTTGCTTACCACTAATTGTAGAAACATAGCCGCTTAGTACTACAGAATTTTGATTTAAAAGATCAATATTGTCATTGGCAATACCTAAACCAGTGACTAGATTAGTTATGGTATTTTCATCTGTAACTTGCTTGCCTGAAATAGTGGCAATCTGTCCACTCATAGTAGTTTGATTACCACTAATTGTTATTAGATCTGTAGTAAGATTAGTGACTTGACTTTCAGCAATCTCGATAGTATTGACATAGGTACCAATTACTCGACCCTTATTATCAAGTGTAAGAGTTAAAGAGCTAGCATTATTACCGTAAGTACCACTTGTAGACACTGGAGATAGTGTTGGATTTGGGTAGCTACCTACTAGATCTCCACCGGCAACACTGCCACTAATAACGGCATCAGCAGTTATATAGTTAAACTGTGCTTGCTCTATGGCAGTAGAGACTGGAAAGACATTAAAGTTATCGGGAAACCCTACAGCATGTGGCTGAGCAAGTGTACCGTCATAGCCTCGACCATTAGTGCCACTAACATTATAGATATTAATGACAGTATTGAGGCCTAGTGCAATAGCACCACTGGCACAAAGAATTTTTTCTTCTGAACCCAAACCATAGTCAACAACCAGTGTATAGGGTCCACTGGTTCCCAGAGCGTTGGAGGTATTATAGCCATAGGGACTAACTTCATACCAACCGGTGGTGTTGGCTACGGTTAATGTTTGGCTAGAAACATAACCACTAGCAACTGTAGCTACAAGATATGTAGGAGCCGCACCACCGGGGTATGAACGTATTACACTGGAATCAGGAAGGGCCATTTAAATGGACTCCGAGGGTTTCGTATTCTCTTAGTAAGGGTACGAAGCCGACTGCCAGGTAGGAGTTACTGTAAGGGAGTCACCACTAGCAAGTGTCACTGTTGAAAGGTCACTGAATGGAGCATACCATAGAACTGCACCGTCTCCACCAGGACCCGAAGGGTTACCGGCACCATCAAAAGTAGCAACAAAGATACCGTTAATGTCACTAGCAGTATCTGGACCAGTATTGGTCCAAGTAAGTGCACCACTGTATGTAGTCTGCTCTACTGGAATATTGCTTTCACCATTAATGGTAATTACTGTACTGGTAATGGCTTGCCATCCACTGGCAGCAAGAGGAATACGTGCATAACCATCAAGGTCACTCACTTCCAATACATCGTAGCCAGAATCATCATTGTTTAGATAGATTGGAAGGTCTCCACCACTGACCCAACCACTAATTGTTGCCCAAGGAGTTGCAGTAAGTCCAAGGTAGGTAGTGGTAGGAGCTGCTTGTGTTCCACGTGGAAGAACATTCAACATGTAGTCGAGTCCTTCAGCTGGGAAGAAGAAAGTAGAATTGAAGTTTGCTGTCATAATTTTATCTCCTAGATAAATTGTATACTAACGTTGAACTGCATTGAGTCTCCGGGAGTTAAACTAACTACAGGAAAACTACTTTTTAAGAACATGGTTCCTGCAACTCCCGTTACCGGGGTATATGTAGGAATTATAGAAGTAGAACGGGTTGAACCGTTATACCCCCTTGTTACATAAAACGTATCGGTTCCATTGCCCGAAGTAACTAACATTACTTCAGTTGAAACCTGTACTTCAAACGGAAACGAGTTCCCGTAGGTACCATATAAGTTAACTCGAATACTGGTATCACCGGGATTAACCTGTGAAATTAACTGTCCATTAGGAGCAGTTAGACCACTATCGAATAGACCAATATTGCTAACCGTTTGGTATATATCAGAATTTATTGTTCCAATACATAGATAAGTGTCTCCAGAAGTTACAATGGTCTCTTTCGAGATTGTGCAACTTACCGGATTAAGAGTTGGACTAAATAATGCTACATCTGTAGGTGAAACTGTTTGTGTTCCAGACCCCCACGCCATATATTGTATGGGTGCTAATCCAAAACCTGAACCTAGTATACAATTAACTAGACTAGTTCTGCCCTGTGTCGTTAGTAACGAGATCATTCTCTTCTTCAGTCCCAACCTTTACTAGGTCGATGTCACCATATACTTCTTGTGTGCCATCGGCCCTAGTAACGGTTGCGTTAACTTTTATAGTAAAGGGTTTGTAATTCATACTAGCACTGTTGTTGCTTAGTATTCCTCTGCTGAGTTTGATTCAAGTTACCTTGGTACTTGCTGTAGTAAGCGGCCCATTGCTGAGTCTCTGATCCACCGTCTGGGCCTTCGCCTGTACTAATCTGACGAACCTGTACTTGAACTACCTTAGAAGTGTCTTGTACTACTGCTCCACCACCGTTAACTGGGTAGGCGTGCACTGTAGCATCATCAATCCAGGTAGGAGGTGAGAATGGAGTCCCAACATAGTTAGGATATGCAACATCTTCAGCTGCAATAGCTCCCAAAGCAACATTAGTAATAACTGGGGGTTTACCAGTTCCACTAATTACTGTAAGGTCATCTCCATAGTTATTGCCAAAGACAATGTCTGTAGAGTTACCGGCAAGGAACTGGTTACTGTTGGTATTGGTAGTAATACTAGCTGTTGGAAGTTCAATTGCTTGTAGAGCTGTAAGTAGAGCTCCTGCAGTAGAAAGTCCACTTAGTGTACTAGTTATTCCTGAGGTTGTAGCACCACTAATAGTAAATGTGCAAGTTGGGTCAGTTACTGATAGTGTCCAAAGCCCACCCATGTCATAACCGGCATCAACTATACTCTTTGGATTCCCTGTGTAAGAGTTGGCTCCTCCACGAGTATTGGCTCGTACTTTTTGTTTTGCAGCTTGTTCAGCTGGAACGTTAACGGTCATAATTAGAATCCTCTCTGAGTTGTGTTGTATTGGCCATTCTGATAAACAAAACCACCAAGGTTTTGACTACCATAACCAACGGCTTGTGGGTTTGCTGTAAGGACGTTGTAGGTTTGTCTTAAGTACGGGTAGAAGTAATTGGTATTACTGTAAGTACTCTCGTCTAGGTCACCGTTAACTACGATGCCTACAGGCTCAGCTGATTTTGCTGCTTCAACCTTTACCGGCTCGGCCTTGAGCTCAGAGACAGCCTTTTTTGGGGCCTCTGTCTCAACTACGTTTGTGTTTACTGTCTCTTCGCTCAATTTAAGCTCCTTGTAGAACGGGAGCGGGCTCCCGATTATTATTTAAGGTTCTGCGGTTTATTGGAGTCCCCCCAGATTTGAGCTGGAGTTTGTCCTGGTCCCTTAGGCTCTGCTTCGTCAGGCAACGAAATTTTGTACATTCCGTTATTCTCACTGGCATTTGCTCCAAGAGACTCCATAAGGTGATTCAAGTGGTTTTCACTTTCACTTGACTCATCTGCGAGTTCATTAATTCTATTCATGGCGTCGTCATCACTCAAAAAGCGAATCTTACCACGTTGTACTGCTCGAAGGATAAAAGGATCTCTTCTAAGTGCTTCATCAATAGTTTGTACACTACCGTGTAGACCGTTAGCCTTAAGTTTAAAGCTACCTTTAGGACTACTAAATACTGTACTAGCTGCTGTTAGATTCTCAATCCAACCACCGGTTTCTACATCCTGCATTCCCTTAAAAGCAGTTGGAACTGGTGTTCTAGCTGCTGCCAAGTCTTGTGGATCTGCCTTGTGTTCTTCAATGTAGCCGTCTTCATAAGGAACTGCTACTGGAACACTTTGACCGTTATCTCCGGATCGTGATACTGTTTTTGCCATTTTATTTTCCTATCTTCAAGGGAGACTTTTTATCTCCTAAATAGGTACGAAATATTCATACCTAGTTGTTACGTCGAGGGTATTTCTTTAATACAAAAATCTTACAACTTAGTGGAGCTTGAGCCATTTATAGACCCAAGCTCCACCAACTGTAAATGTTAAGACTAAGCCTTAACGATCTTACCAAGACCACGTGGGTTCAATACGATCTCTGAAACGAGCTCGTCCATTACCCATCCCTTGTGGAACTTCTCAGGGGTGTGGTTCTCTTCTACATCGAGTGAGTACATAACTGGAAATACACCGAGGAATTCTGGTGATGGAGTCATGTAAACTGTTCCCTGTGGAACTTCGATTGAACGCTGTACTTGGAAGCCACCGAACTGAACAATACGCTCACCGGCAACAACACGGTCCTTAAAGGCCCAACCTGTTTGGTTAATGTCCCACTTGTAGAGGTCACGGTAGTCGATTGGGTTAAACAAAAGACGACTGGCTTCCAACTGGTGGACTTCAATCAATGCTACGAGGTCATAGAGCGAATCAGGAGTAATGTATCCTGAAAGTTCGTTAACTACGTGGTTAGGTGATACTGTGTGGTTAGGGTCGACAGCATAGTTGTTAATTGCAGCTTCAAGAACTGTAATTAGACGAGCGTCTTCCTGCATCATAATAGCCTGCTTGGACATGTCCTGAGCATATTCTACGATGTTAACACGCAAGTACCATAGGTCTTCCTTCTTAATTTGAGGGAATGTAGCGATACGGAACAAACGGACCGGAACCTTCTTACCTTCGAATGGAGTAACGCGGACTTCGCCTTCGTTACCACTCAAGATGTAGGCCTGACCATATTCGTCAAGTACGTCGTACATAACTGGTACACCAGGTGTTAGTGGATCTTCCAGAAGAACGTTACGGGTCATACCTTGGTAACGAAGCTTAAGCTGGATAGGACCAATCATACCCTGACCAAGACGAACCATGTAGTTGTCCTTGTCGGCGAGGATTCCAGCAAGACGACGCTGCTTTTCCTCACGGGTGGCTGTCTTACGACCAGTTGCAGCAGCGAGACGCTCTTGAGCCTCTACAATGTTTGCAACATAATCATCAGACTTCTTTGCGGTACGAGGAGCCAAGTGTTCAGCTACTGCACCATTAGGAGTGATTGAACTCATTATGGATATTTCCTTTCTTTACCAGTAACTAACTAGTTCTGTGGGTTAACGTTGTTAACGAGGCGAATAACGATCTGTGTTGGACTAACAACATCGATCAATTCAGCAACGACTACACCGTATTGGCTACTACCAGAAACACTTGTAAGAGCGCCTGGGTTAACAGAGCTAGCATACAGGAACTGACGTGATCCGTTAGTTGGAACCGTGTAAGCCGCTGCAGTGTCGAATGCTGGAGCACTGATGGTGAAGAAAGCATTGCTTCCTCCGAGCCATACAGCCCAAGCATTTACACCAACTTGACTAATGTCATCAATGTTAGGGTTACGGTCCAAGCATGAGAGTCCAAATGGTTGTGCAGCTGTACTTGTGCAAGCAGCTCCACCCAAAAGGGCCACTGTATCCGGGCCAGTCTTAGCCATGATCATACCAGAGTAAACGTTACCGGTCTCTGCTGGATCAAGGAATGTGTTGTATGGTGTAGCCTCGTACTTTTCGTACAATGGAGTGCACGTACGGTGTACCCCAACGTTTGCTACGCTATTAAGTTGCAGCATATTTTTTTTCTCCTTATATTGGGATTAAAGTGTCATCAACCAATCGTCAGACAAAAGGTCCTGACGAGTAACTGATGAGGCCGTCGTCATACGACCCATTTCGGGCAAACGGTTGTTACCGCTGGCCACTTTTTGGCTCCGAGGCTGACGGGCCCCAGACTCTTCGAGCATATCGAGACTAGCTTTAAATCCTTCAAGCTTAGAATCTGACATTTGCTCAAACTTTGCGATGTGCTTAGCACGGTCATTATTGTTGACCATTCCAAGCTTCTCGAGACGCTCTACAACTTGTAGGGCTTCAAAAATCTTTTCACGACTGGCCTGTACGGCAGCAACCGTTCCTTGATACCCAACGAGTGCAGGGTTAGTGCCATCGAAAGGCCAAGGGTTGTTGTCATCGTCAACCTGAGGAGTCTTACCAGTTTCGGCTCCGTCGTTGTAGTAGTCTACATAACCGGCATCTTCTCCGTTTACATTTTCAGCTACTTCCACATTTGTTATGTGGTCAGGAGTCATTGCATCTTCTTTGGTAAAGTGACTACCCGAATCATCCAAGTCACGAACGTCAGTTACCTGAAGTGTCTCTTGGTTACCGTTAGTAGCAATACGCTTTTCACGTTCTGCAATACGATCGGCAATAGTTTCTGTCTTAGAAGCAGTGGCTTTCATGGCATCATCTTCATCATTGTCATTCTTCTCTTTTTCCATCATAGCATCTGCACTATCTGCAGCAACCTTATTAATGGTTTCGGTCAAACTTTCGAGTGCCTTAAGGTCTTCGTAGGCTTGCTTATAGTTAGAAGTAACTACTAGTTCGTTCTCAATGTCGTTAACAATACCGGCAATAGTACCTACAGTGTGTACTAGATCTTGCTCGGTAGAAGCTGTTCTTACAAAATCATTGGCTTCTGCAGCAGCAGTAAAGAGACCCGAGAAGTCAAAGTCCTGTTGAGCATCAATAGCATCACGAATTTCACGACTAGCCTTATAGACCGAGTAGAGACCTTCTTCTACAGCAGCATACTGTGGTCCCTTTACAGTGTAGACTGCACTAGAACCAGGTCCACCAACAACATCAGTGTCTACTGAATCAAGATCAGTTACATCAATTGCTGATCCACCTGGGTCTCCGGCTTTCCAATCATCAAGCTCCTCAGCTACAGGAAGTTGATCCGGAAGAATGGCTCCCGGGAAAGGGTTAGTAGTTTGGTCATAGTGCTCACCAGTTGTTGGCTTTGGTGCACCACTCTGTTGCCAAGCATTTTCTGCTGTCTTAGTTAGCTCGTTGTCGAATCGACTCATCGCTACTCCTGTTCTTCGTCGGAGCCTTTTTGGCCCTCTTGCTTGTTCTTAAAAAACTTTTGCTCTGCACTATCTCTTAATGCGTTCATGCCTCTGGTAATTTCAGCGTCACGAACCACACTAACATCATCTAGTTCATCACTGCCTAGACTTTGATCTGTGGAAGACTTCTTATTGTTTAGTTTATCTTGTTGCTTTTTGATTTTAACTCCGGCAGGACTTAAAAATCTAAACTTTTTGCTCTTTAAAAGCTTTTCACTAGGACCAATAAAAGTAGTATTGATGTCTAGTTGAAGCTTAGGGTTAGCATAATCTTTGACACATTGATCATCATCGCAACTAATGGCATCTTCATCCATTTTGTGCCCACAAGGACCCTTGATCTTTTTTACCTTCTTTTGAGTATTTTCAAACAACATATCAGCAAAAGAAAATCTTGCTGCTGCTGCTTTCATACCTTGAGACTGTTGCCAGGCTTGTATTGCCTGTAATACTTCTTCAGCAATATACTGACAATCTTCACAAACTCCATTACGATAAGCATTGCCTTGGCACTGTGGACAATCTCCAAGAATAGTAATGTTAAGTCTCATGACTTCCATTGCTATTTTTTCTAGATCAGAAGATACTTTTAGAATTGGCATTAATTAACCATTCTTTTCTGTAGCAACCAAGCACTTTCGTCGGCCGGTTCGAATACAAAACTTAACTCGAAGAAGTTGGGCTTTACACACGATTCGTAAACCAAAGACTCAATTCTCTTTCCCTGCTTATAAACCGTTACTGTACGTCCCTTTAATGCCGGGATGTGTGTACAATATTCTGCAGGCTTGCTAGCATACTTGCCACAAGCACTACAAGCTGTTCCTTCTACGTCGGCTCCCATACTTACTGCATTTAGATTTCCTTCCATGATGGCTTTTGCCAACTTGGGGAAAGTCTGTGCATCTACTTCCATAAGACAGTAGACACTTGCATCGGTAATTCCTGAAGCCAACTTCGTTTCTTTATACACTGCATCGAGGATTACTCCACGAGCACGATCTGGATCACTGTTATTGTGCTCCACATAAATTGGTCTACCCACGAAGGTTTTATAGGACTGCTTAATCTCGTCTACAGGCCATCCGTCGTAGTTAGCATTGACTCTAGAACTAATAGCTCTAGAAACTACATATAGATAACCACTGGCCATTTTAAAATCAAAATCGTCAAAAGTTACTGCATGTAGAGCAATGGGCTCCGAGTTTGCTGTGAGAGAACTACGTCCCATTAGGCTAACAGTCGGAGCACCAAATTTAATCATATGTATACCTTAACTCTATTGGTTCTGAACACTCTTTACATTGTTGTAATCGTAAAAAGAACGAATCTTATAATTCTTCTGCTTCTTTTTGGCCTTTGTGCCAACCAATATGTTCGATTAAAATCTCTCGAGTCTTTGCACCTTCGGTTCTAAGTTCGGCTAATATTAACTTCATTTCAATTATTGAATCTTCTGTTCGTGCTGCGATGTCACCTATGTTCTGTGTATTTTTTCCATTGGGAGATACTTTGTAATTGATATCTTTGAGATCTGATGCAATTGTCTTAACAATGATTTTTTTAAGAAAGAAAAGAATAGAGCCCGCTGAAGTAATGATGATGAGTGTATTGGCCCACCATGCTGAATTCCAGACAGTCCCTAACATTCTACTCGTTCTCTATCTTTTCATAAATAGAGTTAGAGAGATCTAGCTTGGAGGCATTACGACATTTACGTCCTTCACCCTCTTTAATTATATCGAGCTTGATTAGAGGACTAACAATATTAAATGAAGTCTTGGCATAACCTACCTTGGGCAGTATGCGAGGCTTTGGGGAATTAAAGGGATTATTCATTATACCTCTTAGTTAGGGAAAGTAAAGGTATTACATTATTTACTGAATAATGGTTGGACTATTAAATCCATCTGAGCCATCATGATGCTTTTCTGTCATGCCATCTAGGGCTACATTCCCGTCATTAACTGTAGGGATTTCCATTTCTTCTTGCTTACCAACAGTATCGGTCATAGTGTCTAGTACACTGGCCAGGTGTTCTTTGAATTCGTCTTCATTGAACTTTTCATAACTATCGTCTACAATAATCTTCATACCCTTAGCAAGCTTCATACGCTTGCGTTTCTTTTGCTCGAAGGGTACAGCAAACTTCATACGATCACCATAGGTAACGGTCTCGAATGGGTCTTCGTCTTCATCATCCCAACCGGCTACACTAGCTGTCTTCTTCTTGGGTCCATTCTTAGGACCTTTCTTGGATGGCTTAGGTTGACTCTTTTTCTGTTCGTAAGAGATCTCTGGACGTTGACGTTCTTGAGGACCACTAGGATACATATCGGGCACTTGACTAACATCACTAGCGGGACCATTTCCGGTCATATTAGGGGCAGCAGGCATACTGGTAAGTCCGGCCATGGCTCCTGGAGCTAGTTGAGCAGCCATAGCAGGATCTTCTAGCATCATTAGGTAGGCCTGGTATTCCTGCATATATTCTGGCGGGATTGGAAGTCCTAGAGTCATTAGACGGTTAAAGAGGTCTTTCTTAAATTGCTGTTCAGCAATAACTGTCTTGATCTTTTCATCCTTACGAGCTTCAACTTCATCATCAAAGTCGATTGGAATATTAACTGCAAGTGTAGCAAGAGAGATTGGGAACCCACTGGCCTGTAGTTGTTGTAGAAACCCTCGTTCTACTGATTCATCTCGGAGGTTCATACTACGGAATCGTACCTCTGGAATAGCCAACTTTGGACGTTCTTCTACAAACTCAGCACCAGTTTCTTCATCGACCATGAGAACAGTTTCCATAACTGGAACCATCTGTCCACCAACATTACGGTACTCATAGTGTCCTTGTCGTTCTGCAACTGGTTCCATACGACTACGAATAAATTGCTCGATCTTGTGTTGATAAGTAGAGAGCATTTGAGTAATAAGTTCTCGGTTAAGAGCACCCGAAGCGTAAGTACCACCCTGTCCACCCTGAATAAGATCACTACCAATACCGAATACTCCCATAACATTGGTCTGTACTCGCATAAAGTCTTGATCTAGTCTAGGCATACTTTCACGACCAAAAGCATTCTGAATCTGTAATCCATGGTGATAGGTCATCAAACGGAAGTCCGAGTTAATGGCCATAGCTAGGTCATCTCTTAGACTCTGTAGTTCTTGAGCATCCGGAATCCATGGACCGTCTTGGTCTACATCTGGAAGTCCAAGTGTAGCTAGAATTAATGGGCTATATAGTCGGTCAGCAATGGCATCTTGAGCAGCATTGAGACTTTCTTCCAGCATAAGCATACGGAAAGCACGAAGTAGAATAGGAGTACCGTGTTCACTCCAAGGATTAGTCTTAAACTTGATCTGCTTCATAATGACATCAGAGACTGGAATCTCTTTGTCTTGACGAGCCCAAGCTACAACATCCGGGTAGAGTTGCATAAGCATAGCATACTCTTCAGGAGGGTCACGACGTTCAATTAGACGCTTGATCTCTTCTGGAACCTTAATGTGATATTGATAGGTTCTTAGTGCACGATTTTTAGCCACGATAACATCATTAGGATTAATGATTTCATCTTCTTCCCAAGCACCAATACCATCATGCCAAGAACCCATAGCAAATACTTCTCCTACGGTCCAGTGTTCACGACCTAGGTCGAAGAGGAACTCTTGATAGTTAAGTCCATCGAAGAATAGTTCATTATAGAATTCACTAATTCTCTTGTCCGGGTGTATTAGTTCAATGTCTAAGAGTGGGAATCTCGTATAGATATCAATAAGTCCAGGAACCAAATGATGAGTCGTGTAGAGAAGTCTGGCCCAGTCTCTAATTTTACGTGTTTGTTCATCTGGGTCCTCCATATTGAACCACCAGGTGCGTTCACGCCAGTATTCAAATGGGTCATGTAGTTTAGGCCAAGCCCACTGTGCATCACTACCAGTAGCAGCACCCGTTCTGCGGTTAGCAGTATTGGATACTCCACCTTCAAGAATCATATTGTTCTTAAGGCTATTAAGTCTCTCTCGACCCTGAGGAGGACCACCTAGTGCTGTAGCCATAGGGCCAATTTCACTAGCCATTGCACCTGGAGTTTTAGCTCTAGTGAGCATATCTCTGGCGGCTACACGAGCGGCCATAGGATTTTTGGGGAGAGTAAGTCCCGCTTGCCTCATTCTATTAAACTCAGATGAAGCACTCCAGTCCTGAGGAGACATCGATTATCCTATCTAGTTATTGCAGCAGCCAATGCCGGGAGCAAGTTCTGCCATGCAAGTCGGGCAGATACTAGCACCACGACCGAGCATAATAGTTCCACCACTACCCTCACCGGAAATAATTTCATTACCACCAAGAGTGAAGTTGGCACCAATTCTACGAGTATTAGCAGTACGTATATTTTGGTTTCTTTCCATAATTAAATCAACTCCTATTATAGTATATTTATTGACCGATGTAGGTGTGGTCAGCGTTGGTATTTGAATAAGGGGTTGGACCATCAATTTCACTAACAATGGCTCCACCACTAATACTGATATTTTGAGGATTAGCAATATTCATTTGACCAATTCCACCATTGGCTGCAGTAGCATTCTTACCGACTCCCATAGCACTAAGATCGGTAAACATACCGCCCAGTGACCAATCGATAATTCCATTACCACCACTGGCGGTTAAACGATAGGCATTGTAGAGATTTCCACTAACACCAACTAGACTAATAACATAGGGAACATTGGCACTAGTCACTGTAACTGAACCAAGAGTATGCCAGTTGATAGAAGAGTAGACATTTAGTCCACCATAACGGTTACCGGTACCTTGTAGTCTAACTACACAAGAACCACTCCACGCAGTCTCTGCAGTAAGTACGGCACCAGTACATTCGATATCTTGTATACTAGTAGTAGAGTCAGGGGTGCATACATACCCTACATCAGTTCCCCCACTTACAACTACTAGTCCTGGAACTAGACTTCCCGGTACATTTCCAGAGATTACTGGAGAAGTAGGATAGGGTACTGGGGCTGGGTTAACATTACTTGCACTTCCGTTACCATAAAGAGTAACAAACCGACCCAATACATATGGGGTCTTTGCTTGCTTGGGACCTTTACCTTCTGCGAAATTCATAATTGCTCCTATAGACTTAGGTAGTCGATACCCAAATCATCACTTTGTGACTCTTGTAAAAATTTCATAGCATTTAATGCTATTTGATCATCCGCAACTGAAGTCATCGGTACTTCTATCGACTCTCTGTTTTGCATAGACGGTTGTACTGTGCTAGGCTTAGGAGATGAAACTTCTGGTCTAGAAATCATTTGTGGACGAATAGTAGATGACTTCTCTATCTTATCTTCCAAGGCCTTGAGTCCTTTTGTAAGGGTTATGTCAAGGTTTTTATAGTGCTTCTCTAGGATAGGTTCTATCTTAGACTCAATCGTAGTTTCCGGATCACTAAACATCTCTTCTAGAACTCGAGTGGCACTATCCCAGATAAACTGTGAAGATAAGGAACCAACTAATCTACACAGACGTTTCTGTTGATCGTCCCATTCGAATTCATATGTTCTACCGTCATAGTCTGTTACTGACCCATAGTGTATATACTTTACTGAACCTTCAACAGTTGCAAAGTCTATGGCTACGAGTTCTTTAGTGACGGGGACTTGCTTAACCTCAAGGACCTCTTCTACCGGGGTAGAAACAATCTTAGTTTTTTTAAAGTTGAACATTGTCTTAGTTCTGAACTACCAATTCATAGTCGTTTTTACGCTCTACTGAAGCCGTACGGTCATCCCAGATGACGGCAAACTCTGCATCACCTACGGCAACTACAGTACCGGCAATCTTTACAGATGGAGTTTCTGTATAGACACGACTACCTACGAGAGTTGCAGCAGTTGAGCTGGCAATAACTCCCATTGTAAAGTCTTCACGAGTCTGTTGACGACTAAAACCTTTGCTTTGCATAACAAGCTGACCATAAGGTGCTGTCTGCTGTGCTGGGTTATTAAATTCATTTACTTTGTCTGTGTGCTCTACAATAGCATCATTCTTGTCAAAGCGTTGTGCAAGACCTTGCTGTTGTTCTTTGTAAGCCTGCTCATTTTGATCATAGTCAAGACTGTCAGCATCCATATAGTCATTGGGCATTTGCTTACCCGGCATAATGAAGTCTACATCAACTGGACTAGGTCCGTCAAATAGATCGGCGATTTTAATATTTAAACGTGGTTCCATGATTTCTCTTTCACTAGTATAGATTGAGATCTATACGCTATAGTTAACTACTACCTTAAATTACATTTATTATTGGTGAGGCGGGATAAACTTACCGGGCTGTGGTGGTTCTGCTTTAGGAGTTGGTGCAGGGACTCCTACCCCATCTTCCATATTAGTTGCTTCTACTGAAGTCATAGGGGATACTTCAGGAGAAGCATAAGTCATGTGTTCTACTTTTAATACATCTCCGAGACTAGTAAGAAACGGTGGTTCTATTGGAGTTGGTGGAATGTGTCTAAAGTTTTGCATAAAAGCAAACGGATCAGACTCACATTCAGTGTGTGCAAATAATGCAGTTCCATCAGGGGCAGTAGAGGTTTGCTTTACTGCTCCTTTACCATTGTCATTAGGCGGATCATCACAAAATCTACAAGGCTGAGCTATACTCTGCTCTGAGTTAAGATCTTTGGGTTTCATATAACCGATTTTTTCTATCATACTCGACTATTAAACTTTCTACTAGAGGTCCTAGGTTTAAAACTATCTACGATGTCTTCGACTTTATGACCCTTATTAACTAGTCTATCGGCAACATCCATTTTTTCTTCTAGACTAAGATCACGACCAATTGATTTGGAAACATGCTCTACGGCTTCACTACCAGACATGGTGGCTTTTGGAGCTTCTGTACTAGTTGTGGAGCTAGGAGTACTAGGAGTAAACTTTTTAAACTTAGGCGACATATGTCCGGTGTCTCCCATAAGACCTGTTTCTGGACTAGTTTCCACTGCTCGAGTAAACCCACTACGATCATTGTGCTCTTGTGCAGCACTAAGTATACCGGTAACCCCATTGCGTATTTCTGGGTCAGGGTGTCTAGTAGCTAGATCACGAAGAGCGTCACCACCGAATGGGTTAGGTGCTATACTACGCTCTTCTCCTGTTATATTCTTGTCTAGTTCTTCATTTGTAGGTGGAGTCTGTCTTCTACGCCCTGGAAAAGTACGAGCAGGAGCTGTAATTGTATGAGTACCAAAGTCTAGCAAGTGAGGTAATACAGCATTGTCAACGTGTACTACATCATCTTTGTGAACTCCTCTAACAATATTATATTGCCAGTTGCTTGCTGCTTTTACCTTGTCGGGGTTAACATTCTTAGGGAAGTTTCTACGTGATTCACTAGGTATATAGGCTTGTAGAACATCATGAGTACCATTATCATATGTATGTAGAATCATACCTAGAGTACGTTCTCCACTAGAAGCAAACTCAGCAGGATTTTGACCCAAGTGACCTGGCATATGTACTACGTGACCTGGAGTACAAGCTTTACCATCAGTGGGATCATGCTCAGTGTGTCTGGCTAGTCCTACCGGGATAGGATCAAAACTACCACTAATACGATATGGTCTTTGATAGTGTGTATCAGATTTACGTAATTTTGCACCGGGGATAGACAATATCTTGTTACGTATTTTATCTAGCTTAGATCTATATGGGCAGTCAGCCATACAACCTACACTACGTCTACCAGAAGAAAGCATTCTACCCGGTTCACAGTAGTTCATGTGATAGTCTAGATCTGCATTGTTTTTAATCATTGTACTTCTACGAACAGTCTCACCTGAACGAGGTTCATAACCTGTACCACCACAGCTAGGGCAGTTTGATTTATCAGTCCCTAGACAACTGAGGCAAGGACTATTCTTTTTAAGTGACTTAGTAATACCACTATAGGTTTCACGTAGTCCAGACGTATATTTGGCTACACCTTGACGCCAACTTTCACGAGCATCTTGGTTAGCAGCCACATCTGGACGAGTGGCTCTTAGATGTCTGCTTTGTTCATCAAGTGAACGCAAACGATCTTCGTAGCCGGGTTCACCCTTTCTAAGTACAGTCGGTCCTGGAATACTTACTTCTTGTTGACCTTCTCCATAGTCTTTTAGAGTAGGGGTAAGCTTTACTGAAGGAGTATTGGAGCTTGAACTTTCTTCCATTTCATCTTCATAGCCAGATGCAAGCTTGAGAGCATTAAATATTCTACGGAAGTAAGAGCCTACCTTTTGTATAGTGTAAGGATTTTCAGTCCTAGGAACAGCCATGGGAAGTGTTCCATTATTCCTACTTAAAAAACCTCTTAAACTCTTTAGGTATCTACCGGTCTTACCGTACTGTGAACCAGAACTAATTGAAGTCTCTTTCTTTAATTCTGAATCATTCCAGTCTACTCCGGGAATTAAAAAGCCAGTAGTGATTCTCTCTCTACTTCTAGTACCAAAGTTTTTTTCTGAACGGTCTTCTAGTTGTATACGTGAACGAGGAGTTATAGATGTACCAGTAGCATTCTGCTCTATAGCATTACTGGGTAGACTCTCTGTACTAAGATGGGTCTGTACAGATTCTGGTGAACTAGCAAAGTGCTTTATAAAGGCCATTGGAACAGTATTTCCAGGCATATCGGGTACATAGGCTCTATTAGGTTTTGACTTACCTTCCTCAACATGACCTGAGTGACCGGCTCTACAGCTACAAGGTTTTCCATTGCTCTTGACATAATCATCATTACCCTTACAAACTGGGCATTCTGGGTTAGCCGTGTCTTTATAATGAATATCTTGCTCATCATGAGGGCATCTAATAGAAGTAATAGGATTACCGGACCCAGTGATAGATTGTTCTATTTTCTTGGCACGGTGTTTAACAATTTTTGTTATTGCTCCAGTGCCACCACAAGGTTTGTGGGTATTGTCTGGAGTAGTGGAAATTGAACCAGTAGAAGACATAGAACCTTCACTGTCCGGTTGTGAACAGTTTTCACAAGAGTGTAGTCCATTCCCTAGTGTTGGTTCAAATCCTTCACCTTTACATTCAGGGCATCTTACATATTTACCAGCAGGAGAGAATTTGGTTCCTGGTTCATAAACTTCACCATGATGAGATGCATCACCGTGTGTTGAAATACAAGTTTTGCATTTACGAGGAGCAACTTCTTGACCTTGCTCGTTAAGAACTGGTTTTACTAGTCCAGGACCAGCACCTGTACTAACATGCTCTAGAGTAGTCTTACCTTCATCACTAGTTACTGGACGATAATTTTTATGACCAAGTGTACATTCATCACAAGGCTCTGAATTTTCTCTGGCATTATTATTGGTTTTACCACTCTTACAACTACACTGCTCAGTTTTAGTAGTATCCGGCTTACCTTCCAGTCTAGTCTGCCATCTTTGAAACCATCTAGGGCTTCCAGTACTTACTACTTCAATACGATTAGATTTTTGATATTCATGCCTTGCAGGGTCCTTGTGTTCTTCTTTGAGTTTTCCACAAGAACAAGGAGCTGCCCAGTTACCATTAGAGTCTTTTTCAGTATCGTGTAGCCAACAACTGTCATTTCTATCAGCAGACTTTTCAGATCCTATGTAGGGGTGTGGTCCTACTGTACCATCTACTTCATGTATGTTGGGGTGAGCTTCTTTAGGATGTCCACACTCTAGACAACCAGTCTTCTTTTCAGGAGTAGAGTCATTAGAAGAGATACCTCTAAGTACACTCTTAAATAGTCCCTTAGGATTAAAGTTTGTAGTTAGTGTAGCTTTTTTAGTTACGATTCGAGTTTGTTGAGCACTAACGGGAATAAAGGCTGGAAGATGCTCATAGCCTTCGATCCCATGACCCGTGTGCTCTGTATAGCGGTTTGTGTCTCTAAGCCCTGAAATAACTTGTTCATAGTTGGGCTTAATTCTTTCATCACTAGGGTCTATGTGTACCCAAGTAGGTGGACGCACTGACCCTTCAGAAAAAGTAGTGTCTACATCTGGTTTAAAATCTGGGTGACCAGTAAGTAAGAGTACACCTTTACTGTATGGAGCCATATGTTCTTTACTGGGTCGATTTTGTCTACGACGCTCTACTGGTTGAGTTACTGAACGCTCTAGTTCAAGTCTCTGTTCTTCTCTAGGGCTAACATATCGATTGGGTGCTTTGTTTAGAAAAGTAAGAGTGGGGACCGAAGTCTCTTCACGCCATTGTTGCTCTTCTGCTTTGACCTTTTTCTTTTTGGCCGAGTCTTTGTTAAAAGTGAATCTAGCCATTAGCTCTCATCCCCACTTATTCGATCGTTTTCTTCTCTTAGTTTGTCTTTTGCTTTGAGTTTACGGTTACGGAATTTTTTAATAGTAGCATCTTCACTACCCTGTAGACCTTCTAGTTCCTTGTCCATCTCATAGTCCATACGTCTAGATTCATTTTTATTGCCTCTACCCACTAGACTACGAACTATATCCATACTGCCAGAGCCTTGTGGATTTGGGAAGAATGCATTTTTTAATAGTGCATGATGTTCACGACAAACTGGAATACCATTGTCTCTAATTGTAAATAGTTCTGAGCTAGGGCGATTGCTATTGAATCGTCCTTGTTCTTCATCCTGAGCTCCATATCTACAAGGAGTAAGCTCTCCATCTCCAATAACTGATTTTAGTAGAGTTGGGTGATCACGAAGTTCATCAAAAATGCATGGACTTTTTTCGTCATGTATGTGATCTGTCATTATTGTTCTCCACCCGAGCATTCAGTGCAGGCTAGATTCTTTCGTACTATACCAGGCATTTCACTAACAGGAGCATTTTTAATCTGACTCTTGAATTCTGGACTTTGTTCTATTTCTCGATAATTAGATTTTTTACCGGAACCATTACAGGTACCACAAGAACTCTTAATAGAAGTAGTAGGCCTAGTTCCAGATTCTGCAGGTTCTTCTTCAGGTTCTTCTTCAGGTTTCTCTTCTAGAGTACGAGGGTTATCTAGTCCAGGTCCTTCTATTTCTTTTTTAGGAGCTTCTACCTTAGTTTTAGGAGCTTCATATTCCGGCTCATTACCGTCTTCGTCTAATAAAGGCAAGTCCTCTTCGTCCTCTTCGTCATCTTCATCTTCATCTTGTCTACTCTCTTCGTGAGGTATAGAAGCAGGAGTTTTGTGTACTGCTGGAGTAAACTTTTTCTTTTCCAAAATCTCAGAAGATACCTTGTTGCCTTGACAAGTAGGACATACATCTGGGTGATCAGGGAGTGAGCAGTTGCTACAAGCGGTCTTGCCCTTCTTAGGGTCTATAACAAGTCCAGAACCTTCACAGTTCTTACACTTACCCCAGTTGCCATCTTTATCTTGTTCTAAGTGATGATTTTTTCCACTACCCAGACAGTTTTCACATTCAGGAGTATCCGAAGCAACTGAACCAGTATTTTTACAAGCTGGACAGCCTTCTTCCCCCGTAGTACGATGATAAGTATAGGTCTTGCCTTCATCTAGAATTTTTTGTCCTGAAAATTCACTAAGTCCTTTGCAGGCTGGGCATTCTTTGTAGTCTTCATGCTCTACTTCAGGGCTGTGGTGTTCTTCAAGCTCTACTTGATGGAATCCTCCAGGGCCTTCTCCAATACCACCAGCATGCTCTATTGGGTGTTCAACTTGAAACCAGGGTTCAGAAGTGTCTTCTTCATCAAAGTTGGGTTCTATGTCAGAATTAGCTGTAAAATGAAATTTGACATTGGCACGACGTATAGTTCCGTTCAATACTAAGTCGTCTTTTAGAATCTTATCGTAAGCACCGGTTCCATAGTCACTAGAGTCTAGTCTAGTGTGTGGACCCTCTCTATGGGTTCTACCTTCCATCCCTCGAACTCCAAATTGCAAAGGAGCATTACGATGTCTAGGCATACAGGTATTGGAACCGTTTACAAAAGGATTACATATAGTTGTCTTGCCCAGAGTAATCAGTACCGGTTGGCTACGAGGGTGGTCATCAGGAGCATGCATTTCTTGCTGTCCACAAAATTCACAAGTTCTTCCAGAGACACTAGAGACAGGTCCTTCAGGAGAATATTGAGCAGGATACTTGTTCCACCAAACATTCGGGTGAAGGGTGGCTCCTTCTTCTAATTCAGAGGATGCATTGCGTGAATTAAACACTTGACTAATCTATCTGGTCTAGTGATTAGTTGTCAGAATCAGCAAGTTTACACATTTGACAATTGGCATGACGAATCTTCCACTCTTCATGAAGTGCTCTTACAAGCTTGGCTTTAGAGTCACTTACAGTAGCCATACGTCTACGAGCAACACGCTCAATATCTTCTTCGATCATTTGACAACGAAAAGCAAACTCTTTGTCACTGTGAGCGAGAAACAAAAATTCTCCGGTTTGTGTTAGTAATTCATGTTTTGCAGTGATAATGTTCTTGCCGGCCGTTTTGGCTTCAAAAACAAGATTGACTGAATCGTCATAATCGAACATCGAGGTCATGATGTGCTCCGTATTCTGCCATTTCTGGCGCTGGACTAAAGTAATACACTACCTAGTCTATTGTCACTAGTAGTTTACATGGTAGAAGGTACTGTTTACTCTTCTTTTTCAAGGTTTGGTATATCTGGGTGGTGTTTAATAATATGGTTTAGTTTATTGTGTAGTTCTTCGTGCTCAGACTTAATGTGTCTTTTTACAAAAGCTTCAATTGCTCTACGAACTGTTGGGTAGACTATGCTAGTGACAGTGGCTACGATTACTGCCCACCAAACTCCAGCACCAATATTGGTTTTAACTGGTTCCCAAGCCATAGTAGAAATAGTTTCATGCCTGAGTAAGTCGAGATAGTGTATAAATAGATGGAAATACCAATGCATATTACTAAATTGACATTATTAGAGTTTTACAGTTCCGGGGCTAGGGCTCGAACCTAGAATGACAGATTCAAAGTCTGTAGTGTTGCCATTACACTACCCCGGATTGCCCTAACGATAACTTTTTTTCTTCCAGATGTTTTTACGGTACCAACCCTCTAATAGTTCATCTGTTTTAGGACCTATATATTCTGATCTACTTTCATACCACATATTGGGATTTTGTTTAAGTTTCCACTCTTCCCGTCTAAAAGGTATAACTTGAGCAATTGGAGTTCCAGCTGGAATAGTTCCTTCAAAATCTTTCTTAAGATAAAAACTGGCATTTGCTCCAGGCATGGCATAGTCATCTACTACTCCAGTAAGAGTATAGAAGGGTAACTCAAATCGATTAAATGGATGAGTTATAATCATACTATAACCGTCTGGAGGTCTAATACTTACATGTAGAAACCAGTGAAAATGTTCAAACTCATCTCCGTATCCTGCAGGGCCTACCATGGGGTTGGTAACATGTGGTGGTCTAGACTCTAAAGGAATACCCAGTTCATATTCTAATTTTTTCTCCCATTCAACAACTATATGTCCATCTACTCTCTTAAAAGTTACATCTTGGTCTAGTAGAATATAGTACCCTAAACTAAGAGCATCAAGGAAGGGTAGGCAGTGCTTAAGACCTGGCCACTCAGGCATTCCATAATTTAAATCTTCTGGTATTTCTACCCAACGCTTGGTTTGTTTATACCAGTCAGGGATCATAGTCACTGCTGGCTGTACTATTTTACTATACCCATTGCTTGAATCATACTCTAGAATAGTTTTGGGTACAGTTAGTTTTTTCTGTTTCTTCTTCTTAAACATTATTTATAGCTCTTTTTCTTCCAACCAAGTCTACGATACCAGTCGTGTGGCCCTTTTCTTTCATGCTCTCTAGCTTCTCGTATTAAGTTTTTGTCTTCTTTACTGACCCATTCTTCTCTCTTAAAAGGTATTACTTGAATAATTGGAGTACCTTTGGGTATTAACCCTTCAAACCCTTGCTTTAAATACCAGGGCACATTACCCCCAGGTATAGCAGCATCACCATCAATAATTGCACTTAGAGTATAGAATGGTAAATCAGTTCTATTTAAAGGGTGTGTATAGAGTGCACTATAGCCATCGGGAAGTTTAATTGCTGCTCCATAAATCCAAGTAAAATGATAATCCTCATAGCCAGTAGGAGTAGGCATAGGGTCAGTCTGTAGACTGCTTCTAGCACCTATTCTACCACTCTTAAATCTTATAATGGGCTCATTGTCTTCGTTTCTTTCAACTAGTATATCGGTCCATAGATTAATAGTATAGCCAGTTGTTAGTGAATCAAGAAAGGGGACACATGCTTTTACTGATGACAGTTCTTCATGTTCTCCAGGAATTATGACTTTACGAGGTATTTTTTTATACCAGTGTGGGGTATTTTTAACTGCAGGAGTAAACTCATCTGGAAAATGTTCACTGTGATAGAATACTATCTGTTTAGTGTTAGTTTCTTTTTTTGACATACTAACCTAACTCTCTCATAACTAGTTCTACTTCTTCATCTATAGTTAGCCCATCTTTAATGTGAACATTAACCATATTAGAAGGGTCTTGCCACATTAAGTTGGTATCTTCATATCTACCGGTCTTAATACGATCTACCCATACTACTAGATCAGATTCTCCAAATGCTCTTCTAGTGTCTTCAGTAGGGCAAATAAAATCTACTACTACATAGTAGTCTTGTTCTTTTAATAAACGAGCCATTCCACCCAAACGACGAGAATGTTCAATTCGATCTTCATGAGAAAAACCTAAATCATAATTGACAAAATCTCTTACCTGATCGGCATTAAGATGTATTGCTTTGATCTGCTCTGCTAGTGCTTGTGCAAGAGACGTCTTACCGGCTCCGGGCAGTCCAATAATCTGAATAATCATATTGCTCCTTTTGACAGCTCCCTGGGATGGATTCGAACCACCGACCAAGTCATTAACAGTGACACGCTCTGCCGCTGAGCTACCAGGGAATAAAACTATTTATGAATTTGAAAGAATTTGAGCCACAATTGGGTTGGGTATACCCTTGGGAGCTTCTGTCCAAGTTCTAGTGCCAAACTTAATTGGTTTGTTGTTAATATTCTCCATCATAGGACCTTTACAGATTGCAACTCTAAACTTAGTTCCATCGGTTGCAGTTAATGTTCTGGGTTCTACTACACAAGGAAAAGACCATTGATTACTACTTCCACCACCAGGTGTTATAGTGTTTTTAAAGTTACGGTGTACCGGGGTCATATTGACCCAACTGCCATCGGTTTGCTTGATGGGAAGAGTACTAGGCACTCCAAACAATGACCATACTGTTGCAAATGTTCCGTCTGGAGTTAGTTTACTATTAGTAAGATCTAGATTAGCAAATGAAGCACCCGTAGTGATAATTGGGCACTCAGAAAGTCCTAGTCGATACCTAACACCATTAATAATAATGTGTTGATTAAGAGGTTTAGTACCACTAGCAGCACAAAGTGCATAAGGTAGATCATTATACTGCTTTAGTTTAATACCTGTACTTTTTGTAGAGATACCAACTGTAAATACTCCTACAACAATAAGTATAACCGTAGCTATAGCAATTACTCTTTTTGACATATTAATTTCTTTCTTTAAAGTGGCGACCTTGATGGGACTTGAACCCATGACATCCAGCTTGACAAGCTGGCGCTCTAACCAACTGAGCTACAAGGCCTAAAAACTAAGCCTTCTTTGTAGCTGCAGCTTTCTTAGCAGGAGCTGGTACTGGAGCAACAGCTGGAGCTGCTGGAAGTGCACCAAGAAGCCATGAAAGCTTTGGGTATTTCTTTTCTGCAGCACGAATGGCACCATAGTAAACTGTTGAGAATACTGGAGCAAGAACAGCAAACTGTCCACTCTTGAGGCTCCAACCTTTACTTGCAAACCAGGCCACTACTGTACCTACTGCAACTGGAACACCAGTTCTTACAACATTACGGATATACGCTTGTGTATTCATATTTTCTTCTTTCTATTGATCTTTATATTTCAAAGAAACTTGGACATTGTTCACTTGGGTTCTGAGGCTATTGGTCAGTCCAGTGATGGTTTCGGTAATTTCAGAATTAGCGAGTTCATCACTTTGTAGATTCATAGCATCATAACTAATTGTAATGGTTATTTTTTTCATAAAACTAACTTAATACCTTATTTTAAAGAAATCAAGTTTTTTAAGAATTTTTAATTTTCATTACCTTTAGTGCTGTCTACATCAAAAGCTGAAGCAAGGTCAGCTGGCATCATCTGGTATGGATTGCGGTTAAAGACTATTCCACCGGCCCAGAGACTTTGTGCAACTACAGCACTACAAATCATACTGTTGTTTAAAGAAAATTGCAATTTAATTCCGGTTAAGAGTTCTAGAGTAATACTGGCAATAGTGAACCAACCGTATTGGTCTTTAAGAAAACTCTTACAGGCCAATACTGCTTGATCTCTACTCTGCTTGTTGAGCTTGGTGTTAACCAGATAGTATTGAACATTTTTGTATTCGTCAATATGACCATAGCTAACTCCACGGCCTACTGCTTCTATAAGAGCGCCGTCTTCACTTACTATCATAGCAGCATGGTTCCAAAAAGAAAAGTTTTTCATCTTGCCATGATATCTAAGAAACTGACCTAGTCTAATGATCTTGGCTGGAATACCATTGGTACTAACCAGTATAAAGTCTCCCGGGGTAAATTTCTTAGGACTAGTACCGGCTTCGTATACCTTATAGTTCTGAGTCATCTATATCACTTTCATATGTATAGTATTCGTTTATTCCAAAGTGTACTGAACCGGTTGTAGCTTCATTACTGAACCAACCTTCTACATCACTGCCATTGCCCAAAGTGGGTCTAGGCCCCATTTCGGCTGAATCATTAACTACTTCTAGCCCTTCATGCTTTTCTGTACTAGCACCAATACCGAACTGTAAGGGAGCACTCTTGGCTCTACTCTTGGTAGCGAAACTATCATCCTGTACATCTCCTACAGGTTGTTCATCATAAAAACTACCAAAGTTTATAGCAGGAGCAGTCCCTGGATCTGGGTCATCTTCTAGTCGTCTAGTGGGTCCTGTAGTTTCGGGTGGGCCAGCTGTTACATCTATTCCATACTCGTGAGCTACTGCAGCAGGATCTCCAAAAAAACCACCTTCAGCATCCCCACCACCGAGTGCAGTGTGTACGGAGCCTATAGACATTATCTTAGATACTGGTTCAGCAGTGTCTCTTTTGAGATCAGTAATGTCACTTAGTACTTCAGGGTTAATGGGTTCTCCCACTTCATTATGAGCAAAAGGAATCATATCAGTTTCTGTGGGGTCAGCATAACGACTATTAAAGCTTCTAGTTCTAGAGCCCTTACGTCTTAATGGAGGCCCATCTGGACGATCACCCATGTCTATTTTATATTCTGTATGTTCCATGGGTTCTCCATCAATCCACATAACCTCGTCTACACCGGTCCTGCGTTCAGGTCCAACCTCGGGTCCGAAACCACCCACTGAACCTTCGCCTAACTCTCTTGATTCCTTGTTCCAGGAAGTCGTCTTGGGGAGTCTAAGTATCTGTATAGATCTTATAGCTTCTTGTGTAGAAACAGTTTGGATAAAATAATTCCATAGTAGTTTTTCACGAATTCCAGAGGGAGTTAAATCACTACTAGTGTTTATGGAAATAATTAATCCATCATCCAGTACGGTAACCTCAGGGTCAGCATCATAGCCTTGGAATTGTGCAATTAGACTCTTTACAACTGAGTCACGATTCTCTGAAGTAACATAAGGGTTAAATTTACACTTAAAGTTTTTACGACCAGCCATAGTACTCCTAGATTACAAACTTATTGAGTTCGTAGAGTTTTTACAGGTTGGGATACTTTTTAGACATAAAGTTCTCTAGACTAGAACCTTCATAGCGTCGGCATAAGTAGTCTAGAGAAATAAACATAGGGTCATAACTACCATTCTTGACTTGATGTTTAACTATGATTCCTCGCCAGTGGGCATTTCCTTGAGGTCCTTTGTAGTCTTCGTCGTGAAGATAACACGCGCCTGCAACCAATCCGTGTTGTGATTTTCCCGCCACGAACCGCAAACCGTACATAAGGGTCTGTTG